TTACATTTGCTTAACAAAGTCTCTGAGTACCTGAAGTAAGACCTTAGCATCCTCTTTGTTTAATGTCATCAGTTCCTCAGTCGAAATTCCATCATTGATTTCCATCCTTAAACTAGGATCAGTCAATATGGCTGATGAAATCTCTGTAGTGGTTTCTTCAGTATCTTCTGAATCATTCTGAGGAGGGATATCAGGGGGAAAAGACGAAACGAGACTAAGCTTAATTGATTTTTCTTCTCCGGTGTTTATAAGCACTTCTGAAAAGCTTGATGGATAGGGGGAGTATGTAACAGTCGTTTTCATTAAATCATTCCTTCACATTATTGTCTTGGTTCTTCATAATCCATTGCTTGGTCGCTATCAGAGATGCCTTTAGTTGTTGGATCTTTAATGATTCCTAAGAAAGACAGGTAAATTAAGACTGTATCTACAATGCCAAGAGAGATTTTAAGCGAGTTGTCCAATTGAGATAAATCGATGTCCATTATACCCAAGCCAACTAACCCCGCAATAATTCCCTGTATCATAACTGCAGTTTGTGAAGCTAATGCAGTAAGAAAAAGCTTATTATTAAAACGAACCTTCCAGTTGATTTTAGTCATAATATCAATCTCCTTTTCTTATTTAAGTCCAAAATGTATAAGCAGCCATGCACCGACTAGCGTTGCGATTACGGTAGGTATAACCTTGTACATGAGGTCTTTACCAAATTGACCTGGATCAATTTTTCTATTGGAATCTGATTGTTCCAGAATGCCCACTCGATTATCGAGTTTTTCATATGACTTGCTTAGATTTTTTAAGCTGTTATTCATCTCAGTTAATGTGACAAACTGTTCGCGTGATTGTTTTTGGGCATCTTTGTTTATTTCGATTTGTTGTTCCATAAGAGTTGTTAGTCGACTCATGTCTTCAGTTCTTGCTTCTAAATTTGTAATTTTTTCTTGATGATTTTTCGTTTTTTCTTCTAAGACACTTAATCGTGTATTTACATCTACTTCAGCCACAAATTCAACCGTCCTTTATCAATAATAAAAGGAGGCGTACGTCATCCCACGTTGTTCACCTCCAGTAGAAATAGAGGATATCCATTGATCAATTAAAATCAACAGATATCCTTAATGATACTTAAATATCAATTAGACTCTTGTGCCAAACTGACCTGAAACATAACCGCGTCTGCCATTGTAAATAACTTCCCAATAGCCTTTAGGGTTATTTTTCCCTTTCACTGACCCGGAAATGTCAATTTTGCTGCCGAGTTTAACTGTCCCGATATTCTTTGAATTGTTGCGATCAGGTTTGTCCATAACAATTGCAGCATTTGATACTCCAACAATTTTAATTTTTCCCACAGACTTAATTGAAGAAGAACCGGAGCTTGATTTTGATGCTGTTGATTTAGAAGGGGAGGAGGCAGTCTTCACACTTCCTGAAACTTCAACATATTTATCAGATGCAGTAATGTAATATGTTGCTCCTTTAGAGTTTTTAACTTTGTACTGATAAGCACTTCCAACCTTAACTTTTTCAACAACAGTAGGGAAACCATAGCCTTTATTCACTGTACCAACAACATCTCTGTCTTCCCAAGAAGGTTTAGAATAAAAGCGAAGACCATTAACTTTTGATTTCAGGGAGCCACTTGCAGCAGTAGAGGAAGCTGTAGAATTTGAAACAGTTTTGTTTCCGAGCAGTCCATCAACTTTTTTGCGAAATGCTGCCAGCTTGCTTGAGTCACTTACCCAAGGGGCAGGACAGCTTTTGTTTGTTACATCATAATGACGGACGATTTTATCTGTAGACAATTTGAATCTTTTACAAAGATCAGCAACCAATTCAGCAGCATTCTGCACAGTTTCATCATGAATGGTGCCGTTTTTCTCCACACACATTTCAACGGAAATCGATGTTTGGTTCGCATTTGGTTTTAGGAAGCTCACAAAGCAGCGGTTTTGATCGTGTGCATGATAAGCCATTTCATTTTCAGGAATAATATATTGCGCTTCATTTCTATCTACAAAGTAATGAGCAGAAGCATAACGTTTATCAGCAATACATGTACCATTGAAATAATTGCGCTCATTTAACGCAGTAGCTCCTGGAGTTGCAGTCCAGTGCATTACAATTCCTTTAACGCCAGAAAGCTTTAGACCTGGACGAGTGTATTGATTGACTTTCACAAAATTTTTTACGACTTTAACCAAATTAAATCACTCCTGTTTGTTTTTGAGCATTAAAAAAGAGACTGGCTGTTTACCAATCTCTCTCGTTCTCACATATGCTCTTGTTTTCTCTGTTTTGCTAATGTTTAATTTGAATGAAATCTAAATTTTATTCAGAAGTTAACCACCTCCTAAAGTTAGGATTCACTCTTAGTAGTTATTTTACGAATGTAATCATCTTTGTTCGTCCCGTAGTAGCCATTGAAATTGGACTCACCCAGAACAATGATACGGCCAGTTCCTTTGGTGTTGGCCACATTTACCTCGGTAGCTTCAGCTTCAACTAAAATAGCGAATTCTTTTTCAACACCTCTAATTCGATTTCCTTCTATTCTTCCATCGTAGCCATTCTCAACATAAATTCCTCCACGGCCTCTTTCACTACTTTGTTCTTTATTATTATTTAATACATTATTATCTCTAACATCAAAATGGTCACATTTTTGAACAAATACACCGTTTCGACCAGTGGTGTTGATCTCATTCCTATCAATTGATACATGATAGGACTTTGTAACAGTGGAGGAGGTGTCTCTACTCTTAGCGAGGTATACTGCTTCTGTATCTACATTTGATACGCCATTGCCAGAAATAAAAATGTTGAAACAACCTTCAACCCACATTCCTCTTCGTCCACCGTAAATTTTATTATTGCTAACGAAAACATTTCTGGCAAAGACTAGCTTTATTGCCTGTTCATCATTGTATTTACCAACCTCTTTTCCTTTTAATTTGAAATAGTTGCCCGATATGCGGATTTCATCGTTCCAAGCTATTTCTTTATTATAAATTTGACCAAACGCAACAACTCCACTGGATGTATAATCGTAGAAATCATTTCCTTCAATTAACACGTTTTGTCCATTTTGCGGTCGATTCATCTGTACACCATCTGCATCTTTAGAGCTTTCAATTCCGCCAGCAGCTTGTGAAATACGCACACACTCTTTATTACGCATGAACACATTATTTGTAATTTTAACGTTGTTCCATTTAAAAGTTCGAACTCCAGCAAACCCACAGTCCTCAATAACATTATTAAAAATGGTGATATTACTTTGAAAAATATCATAAACAGCATAATGATTCCCTATAGCACATCCCCAACCGCCTAACAAATCGGATTTTCCAAAATAATTATGCGCAATATAAACATTTGTGTTAGGTGTGCCATCGAATTCACCAAATTGATTAAGTCCTATTTCAATGAATTCTCCAAGCTGAATAGCCTCTGAATAATTTCTCTGTCCAGTAAGATCAATAAAACCAGTAAATTTGCTATTTGTAATTCGAAGATTATCACATCCATTAGCATCAATCGCATGGGCGCTTATCGTATCTTTAAATGTTACATTGTCTATTGAAATATTTTTGGCATGTCCAAGGATTATTGAATCCATAGCGCTCGTAGGGTACTTATCAATGTTTGCATAGTTCCCATCTAAAATACCGCCTTCAATGATTATGTTTCCTCTTCCTGAATAACCTTTGAATTTATCAGTCGGCGTTCCGTTAGAAAAAAAACCTCCTGCCCATCCTCTGAGCAGAATACAATTTTGAGCCATAGTCACCCGAGTATTTTCATAGACAAACATTCTTTTTTTAATTAAATATTTGCCACCAGGAATAAAAAGTTGTCCTCCACCTTCTTTATGAATTTCATCCAGCGCTTTTTGAATAGCCTCGGCTGAAGGTTTTACCCCGGTAGGATCAGCTCCATAACTAAGAGCATTTTTAAAATAAATTTTTTATTTAGGGAGCTGGAGCTTTCATTAATTATTTCCTCCAGATTAGTTATTTTATTATCAACGCCTTTATCCAATTGATCCACTTTCTCATTGATTTTGAGAAAGTCAGAGTCAATTCTTTCTTTAGCTGATGAGTAAACGTGATTATCATTGTCAATCTTTATATCATCTAAAGATTTAATATCATCAGCAGTATATCTATTGTTTTCAGATTTTAATCCTACGGCGTCTATTGGAATCCATTTCTGTGAATCTTCATCATAGTAGCCCATTGTGTTTACAGGGATTGACATAACATTCCTCCTTTTTTACTCTTTCCTAATCCAGATCAAATCAGTTTCAGGAGCATCTATTGATGGTTTAACCCTTTTTTTACTTGGTGGTGTATTTGTTCTTAGCCAAACAGTCCTAATGTTATAAGGCTCAACATAGCTTGATACAATGTTGTAGCCGTCAAATTTATCAGAGATGCTAATGTTGACCCAATCAAAACCGTCCCAGCGATACTCGATTCCTGTTTCTCTGATAGTGACTGTCCAGCCAATTTGAGGATTTGGATAGGTATCTAAAAGATCTTTGTATGTGTAAACCATTGGGAGGTATATTTTTCTTGTGTTTTCAACCACGTTTTCATAATCTGATGTTGCAGATCTTGTCCACTTAGTAATCTCTTTGGATTTTTCTGTAGCTTTTTCCGATTCCTCAGTAGCTTTACGAGCTCTTTCGGTTAGTGAATCTAATGTCTCAGTTACTTCATTTCCGTCACGTTTTGTCCAAATACGAGAACCAGGGAAATAATAAGCACCTTCACCGCTGTATTTGAATTGAAGAGATTTTCCTTCATTTGACGCATTAAAAAAGACAACTCCATTAAGATAATCAACCTTAAAGTAGTCGTCTTGTAATTCACCATCTTCAATTTCTTTCCATAGCTTGCCGTCACCAGAGACTTCAATTCTCATTTCTCTGTTTGGGACTTCTGTTAATTGAGCCTTACCGTTATAAATCACCTGTGTTTCATTGTAAAGCTGGTAAGGATCATCAATCGATCCTTTTCTCTTCTTGGATAGAATAGGGTCGTTATAAAGTTTTGGAGTATCTTCCAAAGGATCACCTCCACATTAATTTTGTTTAAATGCTTCCCAAATATATTTAACATTTAGTTTGTTTCCGCGAGTCTTGCTGTCTGAGCCCGTAATAAAATAATTCAAATCCAAAGAGCCGTATGTTTTATCTCCTCCTTCAAGATATGTCCCTGCTTCTCCATTCTGTATTGAGTAGCCTCCTAAACTACTTTGTATCATTAGCGTTGAATCAGTGGGGGAAGTGGAATAAATCTTTACCATAGTAGGAATGAAGTTAAGGCTGATTGATCTACTTGGTTTTCCATCACCAATATATTCTCCGGATACGTATTGAGGGGGAGAGGGGAGATCAGACTTTAGGACATATTCAGAAGCATTATAGCCGCCCAATTGAGTTGCACTTCCCGTAATTGAAGCATCAATTGTTCCTGTTTCATCTCGAACAGCTATCGTGTTAGGAGAGGATGCTATCTCAGCACTATATCCATTTAACGAATCTGCAGAAGATACAGTTTGTTCAATCCACTTTTCACCATCGTAAAGTTCTTGTTTATTAGTTTTAGGATTGATCCAAACAGTGTTGACATCTGGATTTTCTGGTCTTTCTTCAGAAACAGCTTGGATTAGTCCATTTACTCGCCCATTGACTACTGCAATAGCAGAAGGGAGGTAGGGGTTTTCTGTTATGTGTTTTGACTGAACAATGTCAGAGAGAATGATTCCAGTTCTCTCAATATCTGCATCAACTCTGCGGTAGGCTCTAACACCCACAGTGTAGTATTTATTCGAGGCAAGTCCCGTAAATTTATAGGAGCGCTTGTCATACTTCACATTAACCATTTCTTCGTGGCTCATCTTAGAACCAAACACATATTCATCAGGTGATTCACTGGAGTAGAGATAAACTTCAAACCCATCAATGTTGTATCTATCCTCATCAGAATCTGGGTATTCCCATTTTAAAATAATATCTACTGAACCATTATCATTCAGCTCATGAGTAATTGCGGTTCCGTCTGATGCGACGGTAGGAGCTGCAACTGGGGTAGAAATTCGATCATTCCGGATTTTAAAATTCTCAGCGGTATTCATCCAGTCAATTTTTCTAATTGCATAGTCGTTGTTTATATGACTGACTGTATAAACGAGTTTGACCATCTTTTCTTTAACAGTTTCAACTCGTTTTGAATTTGACACAGTCAAATTAATCTTATTAGCCTCAAAGTCAAAGGTCATTTCAATTACTTTTGTTTTAACATCAATACCAAGGCGATCATGTTGTACTCTAACAATATCTCCGATAGATAGCCTGTCCCAATTCTGATGTTCACTTATGATTCCAAAGAAATTAACAATGCTCATTGTAATATTGACAGGAGGGGTGTTGCGCTTTTTCATTTCCTCAAGTCCGGCTTCATAAAGGTCAGTTTCATCATAAAGATTGTCATTAGCCCATTCTTGCTCATTTATAAATTCCGCCAATTCTTCTTTGAGCTCATCATTAAGATGACTTTCAAGCGTCAATTTTCCCTTTAAAAGGGTTATTTTATCTTGAATGTCCTTAATCAGTTTTTCTTTTTCTTCAATTTCCTTCTTTTTCGATTCAATTTCAATTTCTTTAGCTTTTCGCTCTTTTATAAGCTCGGCAGTTGGATCTTTCGCTTCTGTTGCTACTGCAATTTTATCTAAAATAATCTTGTATTCTAAATCAAGCTTTGCCTTTTCTGCGTTAAGTGTTGAGAGTTTCTTTTCTTCCTCGGTTTGTCGAGAGAGAAGGGAAGAGAATGTTTCAGTTTGAGAATCGATGAACTCATTAAAATCGAGGATTGCATGACATAATTCATCGCTCATTTCGTAACTGTGAGTTATCACCTTGCGATCTTTATCTCGCTCAAATGGATAAAGAAAATATGTGAAATCTTCTATGTAAGCTTGTCCAGTTGGATTAGCAGCGTTTATTGAGAGATCATCTTTCCCAGTTACATAAAGCCTGGTACAGACTTCTTCAAGTTCTTCAGTATCTTCTATTGAATCCAAATACTGACCGTATTTTAATCTCATCCCTTTGTAATTTGATACTTCATCTTCAGTATAGAAATGAACCTTTTTTTCTATGGTGTCAAATACAGGGACAGCTTCGAATGTCTCGCATATTTTAAAGAGAAAGTCTAACTTTGTAGAAGAGGTGATATCAAAACTGCGGAATTTTTCATTGAATAGAGGATTTATGTATCCGGCTTTCCAGTTTGTGTTTGCAAAACAGTCATTTGTAACCTGTTGCATATTATAGGAGGTGACTTCATATCTTCTAACTTTTCGATAGCTCAATTGATGTCCAAGTGACATGCACGTAAATGTAATTAAATCATTGTCTGCACCAGTTTTTTGCTTTGTTTTAATAATGAACCATTCATCTTTGAAGTTGTAGGCAGAAAGCTTGACGAGCCTTCGTAATTTCAGGCGCTTGAGATGAGGATTCTTAACCCATTGTTTGTCTATTTCAATTTTTAAAGGTACTGCAAAAGACAACTCATTGATTTCTCCTAGTCTTAATGTCAAATTAACATTTGAGATATCGACAAGATTTGCGATTTTCTTTTTATTAGCTTTAGCAAGTGAAAGTTTCGGCTTTCTTAAATTAAATGATCGCGTTACTTGTTGAAGCAGTAAAAGCACCTCCTAACGATATTTAAATCTATAATTGAAAAGAATTCTACATCTTCCTGAAACTCTAATGCGGTTCATCCCATAGCCGAGTGGAAGGTATTCATCATTAAAATTATCGTAACGTTCGTCTCCGTATATTGATGATTCTACAATTTCTTTTTCTCCAGTAACTGTTATGATTTCGCCATCTTCAAGATCGGTGAATTCAGAAGGGGAGGAGAAGTAACTTAAATTTTCAATTTTAACATCACCCTTACCGATCTTTTGAATTTTAAACGATGGAATGATAGTACATTCACCTTTATTGTTAATCTCAACTGTTATGTCTTCCTTTGAAGCGTCGTGCCACGGAGTAGTTATAGACCTACTGTAGGCATAAGGGGAATCACATCTCATAGTTAGCCTTACATAGCCTTCTTTGCTTGCATTGTGAACTAAATCATTTGCATCTACAGGCATTGCATAATAGACAATGTCAAGGTTGTCACTGAAAGAAAAAGGCTGGTATGTATCAACATCCAGCCATCGTTTAATTTTAGTGATTCTTTTTTGATTCCAGTGATCCTTTATATAAAATTAAGATTGAATTGCTTTGGGTCACGTTTTTTCCCTTCATAGAAGGGGGTATCATTGCCCTTGATGGAGGTTTCGTTAATTGATGAGGTAGCTAGAAATGTTTCCTCAACTAACCCTCCATCAGTATTGACGTTTTCAACACCCATATCTGTGGATTTTTCGTTCCCGAAAATGAAGTACAGGCTCTCTCGTATCATTGATGATATATCACCATCCTTTCAGAAAACAGAAAGAGCCGACATCTTGCCGACTCTATATTTTAACCCCTCTAGCTGATACAATATTAAATGCTTCTCCTAAGAATTTGTTTGCATCATCTTTAGATCCAGTCATCTTATCTACATTAAAGTTAAAGTTAAATGTTTGATTACTTGTCGTTTGATTAGATGCAGCACTAGGGGAAGGGAGTGTAGCTTTTGTTTGAATATCTCCAAAAATGTTTCGGGTTAGCTCAACAATTTTCAGGACATTGCTTGTATCAGCTTTATTTAAAACAAGTTCTTGTTCATGGAGCATTGCAAGCCTTCCTGAACTACCCCAATTTCCTGTATAGCCACCCACATCAAAAGAGGCAACTTTTTTACCTGTGGTGTTTCCAGAGACCACAACATTTAAAGCTTTGGAGGCTTCTTTAAGCTTATCAATTAGATTGTTGGAGATACTCTTACCAATAGACTCCATATTGCTGTTAATGAACTTTGAAAACTCATTGAGCTGTTTGGCGATATCGGTAATCTTCCCATCCATCAACTTATCCTCAAGCTTTTTGAATGCTCTTTCGTCGTTGACAAGATCATCATACTTGGTGTTTATTGATTTCTCATCTTTTTCAAGTTGATCCTGTAATGCTTCTTTACGTTTAGAATTCTCACGATCCTTTAAAAATTCATCAAGATCTTGTTGTTGTTCTTGGAGTTGCTTATCTAAATCTTTTAGTTTTGCTTTTGCCTCATCTGAATCATCGAGAGACAGTTTGCTTATCTTGTCTTTTGTTTCTTGAATGGCATCCTGTTTTTCTTTAAGGGATTTCTGGAACTTGGCTTCGTCGTCTTCTTTATCAATTTCATCGATTATATCTTGAGTTGCTTTTCGATGTGCTTCCAGCTCAATATCACGCATCTTTTCGTACATTTCTTTATAAATTGAAACGACTTCATCTGCGAGTGATTTATAGATATCTTTAATGGACTTCTTGGTGTTATAAAGCTCCAGGTTGTATTCCTTCTGTTTATCCTTCCAGTTTTCAATTTCCTCTGTGATTTGTTTCTGGATGTCAGGGAAACCTTTAGCTGCCTTTTTCTGTGCTTCAAGTTGCTTAATGTACTTTTTTGCTTCAGCTTGTTGCTGTTGAATCAATTTTATTTGCTGACTGTAGTACTTGACTTTTTGATTGTCATCCTCAGTCATTTGAATCTTGATATCAACATCTTTAAGCTTGGATTCAGTTTTCTTAACAGATTTCTCAATATTATTGAGTGTCTGGTCAACCTGTGACTGAATTAGTTCCCCTTGTAGCTCTCTAACTTGGTCTTGCAAGGAGATGAGATCTAATTTAGCCTGTTTCAGCTCTTCTCTTAGTTGATCGCGTTGAGCATAGTTAAGTTTTTTATTTGTTTTTAACTCTTTGTTGATCCAGTTAATTTTTTGTTGTTGAATTTTGCGTTGCTCGTCAACAGCTTTCTTCTGCTCATTTGTATATTTGCGAAATTCCTTGCTGTCAGAAAGGTAACGTTTGGCTAAAGACTCATTTTTAGCAATTTTGACTTCTAGATCAGATTTCCGTTTATCAAATTCATCAAGCTTGGATTGAACCAATTCGTATTGCAGGTCTTGAATTTGATCATTAACTGCATCTAAATCACCTTGCAAACCGATTAAATCCGATTTTGCCTGTGAAAGGGCTTGTTGTCTTTCAGCTTCAGACTGAGAAAGATCTGAGGTTAAACCCTGCATATACTTTTCTGGGTCAATTGGTTTGCCATTTTGCTCAATTTGTAGGTGGAGGTGGTTTCCTGTTGAGTGTCCAGTGCTTCCTACTTTACCTATTGTTTGGCCAGCAGATACAACATCACCTTTCTTAACTTTAAGGCCGTTTTGCATGTGCATATATTTTGCAACTGTTCCATCATCCTGTTGAATGACAACCCAGTTACCTGCTGTTTTTGAATAGGTAGCGGTTATGACTTTACCAGCTTTCAATGCTTTTACAGGGGTTCCAGCTTTAGCGGCTAAGTCTAATCCTTTGTGAGGGGTGGAGCGGAGACCTCTTTCTTGCGCTCCAAACTTTGAACTTACTCTAAATCCATTGCTGCTCGTGTAATAATTTGCGATCTTGGAGGTCGCTGTAGACAAGCTCTTATTGTAGTTAGAAAGAATTATTTTTACGTAATTTTGCGTTTCTTTAAAAGGAGGAATACCACCATATTTTATTACGTTACCTGGCCCCGCGTTGTAAGCAGCTAAAGCTTTCTCGATGTTCCCTCCAAACTTGTTTAACATTTGAGCAATATATTTGGTACCGCCCATAATGTTTTGGTAGGGATCATATGCATTTTTTACACCTAGACTTTTTGCAGTACCAGGCATGAGTTGCATCAAACCCATTGCTCCAGCGCCAGAACGAGCTTTGGCATTGAAGTTTGATTCTTGTTTAATAATCGCAGCGATTAGTGCAGGGTCAACACCATATTTGCTTGCTGCAGCATTAATATAAGAAGAGTATTTTCCGGAATATGATCCTCCAGAAGAATATGAGCCTGATGAAGAACCAGAAGAGGAAGAGGAGGTAACAAGTCCAGTTTGAGGAATATAACCAGATTTGATTTGCTGTTTCAGCAGTTTAATCTGATCTTGCATTAGCTTTTTCTTACGCTCTAATGCCTTGATTTCCTTATTGATTGCGTCTCTGTATTTTTGTGACCATTTAGGATAATCATTGGTTTGCTTGTTGTATTTCTCAATTTCTGCATTTACTTTTTCAAGGGCTTCTTTATATTTATCAATGACGTATTTGGATTTCTCAGTTTCTTTGCTGGCTTTCTCTTGTTCATCAGAATATTTCTCAAGGGACGTACCAACTTCATTTAAAGATGAGTTGGCCAATTCAGCCATTTTATCCAGATCTTCTAACTGTCCAGTGACGTCGCTCAACTCGTTTATTTCTTTAATGACTGGCATTGCCATCTGGATATTGCCACTTTCCATTAAAGTGTCTACTTCTTTTCTCATTTTGGAAAGATTGGCTTGTGCATCGGCAACAGTCTGGATTGACTTGACTTCTAAACCATAGTTCTTTATTTTCTTAACTGTGGCGTTTGCCTGGTTGATTAGATCCTGTTTAACCGACTTTTGCATATCATTGTATGCTTTAAGTTTTGCATCACGTAGTTTTATGATAGCATCTCGGTTTAATTTAACTACGCCGTTTTCAACACTAATAGCTCCAGCCAAGTCTTTTTCTTTTTGAACCAGTTTCATTGCTTCAGCAGCTGAGATGCTTTTTCCTTCAGCCATTTTCTCAAGCAGTTCATTGAGAGGGGAGATGGAGTCAGCAAAAGAATCATATGCTTCATTTTGAAGGGCAGAAATAGCTTGTTCTGTTTGTTGAGAAGCCACCAAATCGTCCATTACAGCTTTTATTGCCTCTAGATCGCCTTTGGCATCCTTTAGCTTTTGACTTAAATCTTCAACTTCTCCTGTTAATTCGTTTACACCTTCACCATTTTCATCCCAAGTGATCTTTGCAGAATCAGCAGCATTTTTTGTGGAGTCTATAGCATTCTTTAGGTCATCATAAGATAAGGAAAGTTTGTCAGCTTCATCAGAGCCTTTGATTTGTTGGTTAATTAAATTCTGAAGTGCTTGAGATGCTCTTGAGAAATCAACTTTATTTCCTGATTCTAATGCTTTCTGAATGTCATCCATGTATTTTGAAACATTAATGGAAAACGACTCTAATTCATCAGAAGTCATCTTACTAAAGTCAATTTTATTGAAGGCTTCGTTGATATCTTTGGTTAGCTGAGGGTTGATTTTAATGGAGTTATAAGCGTCAACAGTTTGCAGCACTTGCTCTCTAAGTTTAGCTTGAGAACTAGATAACTTCTGATTGACTTGAAGAGCTTGTTGTTCAGCTTTAATCCCAAAATTTTTATAATCACTGTCGCTGTCGAAGATATCCCAGAATGGCCGATCATTATTTTTATAATGGTCTGCAACTTTTTGGTACTCCTTCATTTCATCAGTCAGGTTACTGATATCACTGAGGGTTTCTTTAAAGTTGCTATTTGCGCCAGTTTGAATGTCTTTTTTGTTTAATTCGGCTAATTCTTTGGTGTATTTTATGGCATCTTCTAACGCTTCATTATTTTTAATGATGGCATTACCTTGGGAGTCATAGCCAGAAATCAAATTAGGGAACGTTTGTGCTAATTGTTGCGTGACCTGTAGATATTCTTGCTCCTTGTCAGGGGAAAGGGAACCGTTATCTTTTGCTTTTTGCAGCTCTTTATATTTTTGGATTAACTGATCGGTCTGTTCTTTATTTGTGGTTATTGCTTCGACACTTTTCTTTTGTGACTCTGCAAGCTTTTCTTGTTCTTGTTTAGCATCAGAAAAAGCAGAGACAAGTTTTTCGATTACGAAGCCTAAAGCCATGAAACCAGCACCGACAACCGTCGCAACCATTAATCCCCTAAGTGCAGTTTTCAATAGATTCGATGCTACTGCTGCACGAGTCATACCTGTACTTAGGCCAATGCTTGCAAGTGTTTCTTGTCTCATTGCAGAAGTACCGAGCACAAGTGTGGTTGCAAGTGTTCTTACATTTTTACTAAGAAGAAGAGTGGCAGTGCTTGTTAAAGCAAAGATACTCGGTAAGAATCCAATGGTTTTCGTTATACCTGTCCCTAATTGAAGGAGGTCTTTTAAAGATTCTGTAAGGGCGATAATCCCATCTGAAATAACGGCGTCCCCTGCGGCCAGGCCGAGTTCTGTCCACGCGTTTGATAATCGATTTATTCTTGCCTGGAGACTTTCTGAATATTTTTCCTGTTCTTTCCATGCGCTTCCGGTTGATTCCGCAGCCGTTGTTGCCGAATCCTGGGCAAGCTGGAATTGGTTCATAAGTGCATTAAATCGAGATAACTGGTAAATACCGGAAACACCTATTGCAGTTTGCCGTTTTTGTGCCTCAGAAAGACCGTCCCATTTGGAACTAAGCTCTTCAATTAGTTCACTTGCGCTTTTAGCTTCTCCACTCGCTGTTCTAACAGAGATGCCAATTTGATCTAAAGCTTTTATTGAGCTTTCATTGTTTCCGATTCTCGCAAAGATTGTTTTTAAGGCGTTCAATTCTGTTACTTTCACCAAAAGGCTACTGACCATATAATATGGCGGTGAGGCACTTCAACCTCACTCTCTATGTTTCCATAGAGTTCAGACTGTCGCTTCACATTTCTGTGTCTCTTCACTCAGTCGTTCAGGCTGCCATTACGCTTGCCCCTTGTCGTCCTCGACTAAACGTTAGGATTTCCAAGTCAATCAGAAGAGATTTAATGTCAGCAATCATTTTACCGACAATGTTACCGGATTCACGCGTAGTGCTACCAATGGCGGTAGTATATCCTATTAAGTCGTTTAATTCAACACCAAAGGTTGCTGCTGTTGAGCCAGCTTTTCTAATAGAGTTCGCTAGATCTTGTGTTGTTCGTATCTACCCTCGGTTTCCCGATACTTAAGTAGGGGACTAGACCATATCTTTATCCATTCACAGGATAGTCAGCACTTCGATTTAAGGGGATTTCGCCCACTTGTATTTCAACAAGCCCTACTCCTGTTGCGGAATTACACCGCCAAGGGATGGTCGTTGCACCTTCATTTTTAACAAATGCTTGGCACAGGATTACCGTATCAACTTGACTTAGGCTTTCCCTGTTAGCAATATGATTAATAAGCCATTTCCTGCTTAAACTGACCGTTCATATCACACCCAATTTGGTTCACTGACTTATCACTAACACATTTCTGTGTTAGGCGGCTAAGTTAACCGCATAGTTGTTGTCGACTTCATTTAATTTCGAATAATACCCTCGGTTTCCCGATACTTAAGTAGGGGACTAGACTATATCTTCATCCCATTGGGATGCCCAGCGCTTCGAACAGTAGCTCAAAATCTGCTCTACACCACAAAAGTTAGTCGTTACACCTTCCTAAAATAGGCTTGGCACGGTATTGTCATAGGATCCCTCCCTTAGAGTTCCACCGTTAGCATCCTTAGAAGAGGACACACCCCTGAGCAATAGGGTTCACTGGGTTTACGCTTATACATTACTGTATAAGGCGACTATAATTAATCGGCAATTGAAATTGAGTCTTCTGCAGCAACATTAAAGTTTAACATTGCACTTGTCAAAGTATTGACTGTTTCATCTACGGACAGATTCGATACGTTTTGAAGAACTTCTGCAGTTTTAGTAACGCTTCCTAATTCAGCTTCATCAAATCCCATTCTCCCAAATGAACTTGTCATTTGAAGAATATCTGAAATCTTGTTGGAAAGCTGATCTCCCATCTCAACTGCTTCCTGCAACATATCATTGAACTTATAATTAGGCTCATCCATAACCCTGCGAATTTCAGTCATAAGTGTGTCAATTTGAATAACTTGATCGACCATCGACTGCAGCCCGCGAATTGGCCCCATGAACATAGTCATACCAGCAAACCACACCGGTATGCGGGCGGCAGCGACTTCTAACTGTTCAACAAACCCCATTGTCTGCCTTGTAGTAGCAGCAATGTTAGAGGACATTTCCCTAAACTGCATATTAAGACTAGCCATCTGATTTCTTAGATTAGGTGTCCTTGCAGACAATTGATTAACTGAATTCAAATACTGCTGAAGTTGTAAATTACTTGCCTGGCTCAATGAGCTGCCGTATCTGTTTTGTAAGTTCTGAGTATTTACCTGGGCTTGTCTTCTATATAGTTCTAACTGCCTTTCAAGCTCTTTAGTCTTTGCAACTGCTGCTGATTTGTCATCAAGAGTCTTAAGCTTGACTCTGAGTGCTTCAATTTGTTCTGTAGACTGAGCTAAATTAATTTTTCTTCCAAGAGAGGAGAGGGTGACTTCAGACAGTTGCCCTTGCTCTTTTAGTCTTTGTAAGCTTACTCTAAGCTGTTCGATTGCTTTTCTTTGTTGATCAAGATTTGTTACAGTGGTTGAGTTTTTAATATTCCCATTTTGGTCGAGATTGTACGTAATATCCTTAAAACCATCACGATTTTTTTGAGTAGTGCCTGTCTTAATGCCTTGAGCATTTTGCCTTTCAATTATCTTTTGAGCTTGGCCAAGCTTTTGAATTTCAGAGGTTAATTTTGCTGTTTCCTGAGCTTCTTGACGAACCTTTTGATTTCGATTATCAATCGTCTTAATTTCTCGCTGAAGTATTTCACCATTCTTTTTGTGCTGCTGAATGATTTTTTCAGTTGTCCCATCAGAATTCTTAATGACCGTTTGTGTTTCTTTGACTGTTTGATTGTAATTCTTAAGATTTTTTTGATATGCTTCAACTGCAGAAGAGAATTCTTTGAGGGTTTTTAAAGCGGAAGCATCAATGTTTGTTTTGAGTTGAAGGGAGTTTAACTTAGATTGTAGTGTTTTAAGCTGTTTGTTGATTTGTTCGACTGATTGAGCGGAGGTGTCGGCAACTGGAGTAACTACAATTTTCAATTGTTGACTCAATTAATAATCACATCCTTTCAAAGCGGAGAGTGGGGGAGAGGTGGACAAAAATAAAAAACTCTGCATTCAAGCAGAGTCAAGAAAATCATTTATTTTATGTATAGCGGTTCATCTTCTTCATCAATTTCTTCAGTATCCTCAATTTCAAGCCCCATATTAGAGGCTTGAAGGGTTATCTTATCACCGTCAAAATTTGTTAATGTTATTTCTTTAAGTTCCTCAAATTCACCAAAGTCCAATAAATTATATTCCGTAAATCGTTTAGCTTCATCCTCAGAGTTTCCAGGTGTTGTTTGGAAAGCGGCTATAGTTAACGTCAAGTGGTTAATGTATTTTTTCATTTTCCCTCTCCTTGATGGATTCTTGAAAAGATAACTTTTTTCGTTTGACAGCAAGCTGTTTATTTCTACAAACTACACTACAGAATCTTTGTTGTGAGAAACTTTTTTTACGCTAAATTCTTTATTGCAACAATTACAATTTTTAGTCATATTACTTGAAAGTTTTTGAAAAGCAGCGAAACACAAATGGCTACAGAAATGATTCCGTGACCTTTTATATAAAGAAGGAATCGTTTCACACCTTTTTTTACAATAATCACAATTAAAGGTTATGGCCTTCTTTGAATAATTTTGTTTACATTTAGTTGAACAAAAAATATTTTTTTGTATCCTATTTTCGACTAAATCAGCTTTATACTTATTTACAACAATCTCTTTATTGCAATTGGCACAAAATAAAATTCTTTTTTGTTTTTGTCTATATTCTTTCGAACAATTCAGTGAACAAAAAAGCTTATTAAACTTATCATAATAGTGTTTGTATCGAATTTTCTCTTTATTGCAATTGAGACAGTTGAATTTTATATGTTTTTCTGGCTGATAATTATTTGCTTTACTTCGTGTGGTAGTATCCGTAATTTTTGATAGTTCTTCAATGCTCCATTCCATATACGGTCTTATGATTTCATTTTTCAGTGTCAATTCGTCTTTTTTTAGGGAATAGTTAAAGCTATGATAGTTCATAAGCTTCCCCTTGTTGTTTATAAAGTCATCAATCAATTTTTCACACAGTCTAATATTGTTATAAATATCGTCTTCCCATAAATAAAGAACATAATATTTTTTATTTCGCAAATAAGTATTTTTTCTTTTGTCATATTTTATTCGTTTCAATTGAATGTCATAATTGATATTTTTATAGTATCGATTATCTGCGTGCCAAAAACCTCCATTGATTTCTATTAAAAGATTATAATTTGTTAGAAATAAGTCAACAGACCACTTTCCCAATACTTTTTCTTTTTCAAATTTGATTTCTTTAGTGTTTAATAATTTATCTATGATTACTTGAGGTTTCGATTCAGTAAAACTAATTTTACCGTTAGTTAAATTGGACAAGAGAATTTTTCGATTTCTGTTTATTACGTCCTGCTGTTTCACATATACTTCACTATGCCAATTATTGCGACAGTCTTTATTACAAAAGTTCATATTCCTACTTTTCAAGTATGCCGCGGTTCTTTTTAACGTTTTACCGCACCAACCACAAGATATCGTATACCTTTTAACATAATTAGGGTTGTTTGCTCCCGATTTATTTTCACTTTCATAATCACCTTTACATTTTCTACTACAAAACCTACTTGATTCAAATAGTGATTTTTTTATTTTATATTTTTTGTTGCAAAATGCGCACTGTTTATAAACGATTCCTTTATTCGATCTCTGTTTCCCTACAAATCTATTACCACAAATATCTGTACAAAAATGAGTCTGGAGTCTGTTTTTTAATTGCGGCGTTATATTTTCTACTGAATTTTTTTCCACAATAATCACATATGCACTGTACCATCACCACACTACCAATAGACAGGTCTGATATGTTGTTGACTTTAAAAGCTTCGCCGCTATTGGTGAAAGTGTATCCTCTCTGCTCATAATGTTTTCTATTTGCTCCATTCCATTTCACAATCACTTGCTGATCTTTAATTATCAAAAAGCTCACCCCTAAATCAAAATCCATCCCAAGAAATTTTCACATTATGTACCTTGACTGTCTCTAAAACTTTTCCATTCTTGTGCAACAGAGTCAACTCTGTCAAATCAACTCGATCATCAGACATGGTATAGTATGAATCCAGTATGGCTAGATCTTGAGTTGTAGCATTAGAGATTCGAGATATTTCTAAATTCATCATGCCGTAAACTGTCTTACTAAGCATTGTTAACAGCTCCTCAATGTATATTTAGTTCGACTTCACGTACCTAATATACACATAAGTGAATAACTTGTCAACATTATATATACTTTATATTTGACATATCGATTATTTGGTATGGTTTGTGGTATAATAACTATAGATTTTCAAAAAGGAGATTTGCGGTGAAGAAATTAAGAATCAGCTTTAAACCCATGGAAATAACTTTGATACGGAGAGATAAAAATAGAACTGATCTGAAGAAGGATTTAGGAGTATCACCATCAACCTTAGCGAAAATGTCTAAAGGTGAAGTGGTTTCATTGGCAGTCATTCTGAAAATCTGCGAATACTTAGAATGCAATATTGAAGAAGTGGTAGAGTTTGTTGAAGATGAAACTGTAGATGCAAATAAATAAGTCGCCCAATTAATGAGCGACTTGATTTGCTTTTCTTATGGCTAAGTCCATAACTCCTTGCCAGTACTCAGCTTTCTTAAGAGCAGTTTTGATTATGTCACTGTCTTTTTTATAACCAACAGGATTATAACCAGGAGAATCATGTCCGGGGAGAAAATCAATGTAGTGAACAGGGTTTTTAAAATCTTCCACTGTAATTTTCATGGTAATTGATTTCACCATTGTAACTTGCTTTGACCCAGAAGAAAGACCGCCAATTATTGCCCCAACTCCTCCAGCCAAAACTCCACCAATGGCTGCACCTGTAATCTGCTCACCTCTAGCGGTTTTCGATACTGTTTCGTTGTCTAATGCAATAGATGACTCAACTATCTGTGAAAAAGGGTAGGAGAACTCAATAATTTCATTCTGTTCATTCCGTTCATATAACTTTAAAATACCTTTAGATTCGTTGAACGATATTTTTTTGTTGTAATTAGTAAAAGAACCGTCGGCTTTGAAGTCTTTATCGTATTCTTTTAGCGTTTCAACATTGTTTCTAAATTTATTAGCTAATTGTTTATTTCGTATTTTATACGGCTCGGTTGCCAAAAGTAATACTCCCAGTATGGTGAGTATCACAGCAAAAGCTCTCCATCCGTCCATAAAATAGAAGAAGGCTGTCAATACTCCATATAAAATATAAAATAAAACCTTATTATTCACCAAACCACCTCATCACACAACAATATGCCTACAGTATACCACAATTTTCTTTCTCAGGAATGTTTATCTTGAGCAGAAGGGAAGAGGGAGAGGTTCATCAATTTCCACTCACAGTCTCAACAAAACGCTGTCTATACAGTTCTTTTCTCTTTTCAAGGTCATCAGTACTATCACCACATTGGCTTATAAGAATCGATTCAGCTGAAAACCACTCTTCAAGAACCTCTTCGAATACTTCTAAAACTTCACAATAGTTTTTCATGGGCTTTTCACCTATTCTTTGGTATATTATTCTTGTTCATGAAAAAAGGGGGACTTATTCTATGCAGGATGCGCTCTATTTGCTCGATGAAGCAGAACAGGCTTTAGAGGATATATCTAAATTACACGATAAGGCTCTAGCTTCTGAAGATTTGCAACGTACCTTAGCCTTTAAAATTAAAAATTTTTTGGCTGCTTTGAACTCTTCTTTGGATTACGCTGCATATTATATCTTTGAAGTGTTTTGTCTTGAGAATGCCTCGGCAGTTTACGATAATATTGAATACATAAAACGAAAAATATATTTTCCGGCCTATAAAAAAGAAAAAATTTTTGAAGAGCAGGTTAATAAACATTTTGTGGGCTTAAAGGAAGACCATAATTTTCTTTATGAAGTATTTAAGATGCCCCAAGAGTTCGAAATCGGCTCATCCTGGTTAACTGACTTTAAAAAACATTGTAATGAAACCAAACACGTAAGACTCACACGAAACAAAAAGCTCTATTCTGGAACATTGGATTATTTGTCATTCCCAGAGGGTATTACTATGCTGAATAATAAGTTTGAAGGAGTAGGGCAGGTTTTGACAGTGAATGATGTTCCTTTTGATCCTGATAATCCACATAACCATCCTTACATAAATCAGTATGAAGGAGAATTCACTTCATACTTTTCCTTTGAAGGTAGTAGTAAACCTATCGTTAAAACTCTTGAATTTTATTTGAACATGGTTATGGAGATCGTAACTAATATAAATGATTATTGTGAATCTCAACAAATTAAACCATCAAAAGAGAGTTGAGCTGTTTCTTTTCTAGTGACTCTATTTATATCTTGAGATTTTAGAACAACAGGGTGTATTATAAATAATAACAAAACCTGCTTTGTAATCTCGTCAGTCTCGACACCCTTACAATCTTTTAAAATGTTTGTCCAGTACTTCGAAATAGTGAGTAGCAGGTTTCTCTCTAATTCAGGGGTCTGGACATTTTTTCGACATGAATCATTTCATCACAATTAACGATTTTCCACAATGAAACAAGCTGAAGACTATTATTTAAAAATATCTCCTCCCTAGTGCCTGAAAGTTCTGATTATGATTTAATGTAAATTAAGATAGGGGGGTATTAATGATGAGATTACTTATTGGTTTTATATTCGGGGCTTTAGGGGCGGTTGTAATGTATAACGTCAAATCAAACTTTTCCTTCCCTGCCACAACAACTGTTTTAGTGGTTCTTGTGGCTGCTTGTTTGGTTTTTGACTTAATTAAAGGTAAGAGGAGTCAAGATCAGGGAGATAGAAAATATGGGGTTATATGGTGGATTGCAACACTCCTCATGCTTCTAGTGATGACTTTTAATACTGTCTTTTTAAAAATTGACCCTAAGTATAATATCATCGTTGTATTGATTCACATTTTGTCCATGCTAATCATTAAGAGTAAATGGAAGAAAGTTAAGACAGATTAAGCAGGTGATCAGCCTGCTTTTTTCGTTCCATCTTGGCAGACTCATTTCCAGTGTCTGCAATGGGTTTTTCAACTTCAATTTCAAAATTAAAAGACATCCAGTTAAGATGCCTTTTCTTTCTCTCTTTCAGCTTTAACTTGCTCCAGTAAGCTTTTTAAATAAACAGCGTTAATACGCCTACGTGTTTCTCTGGCAATCATTTTTAACAATATTCCTGTTATAACCGAAGTCACAATAAAAGCATACCAAATATTAATTTCCATATAAAGTTTTAATGATAATCCAACCAAAGCAACTATCGCGGCAAAATATTTTGAATGATCAAATTGGGATTCAACTTTTGTTGCCTTTGCAATCCCATAAAATAATCCATCATTGTCAAGACCTCGTAAAAGGTTTAACATATCAACACAGTTTCCTTCTGATTTAACTGAAAAACAAGTTTCGATAAATACATGGAATTCTTCATCCGATGCAGTTAAGAAAAAGTGCTTTGCATCTTCTTTAGACCAATTTTTCACATCTTCAAGGTCTATATCGTTTTTCTTTCTTCTAAACGGCCACATATCACACATTCACCTCAAAGTGATTATCGGTCGCAATTGGAAAAATTTAAAGAGAAGGGAGGGAAAAGCGCCCTATATGCCAAATAAAAAAGACATCCTTTAGGATGCCTTGGTTAGTTTTTAAGTAATTCTGCTGCCAATTTTATTGCTATGTCTTTTATTTCATTGTAGCCGCCTTTAGCCAGTTTGCGTGCTATCTCTTTAAGTTTTTCAGGTTTACTAAGGTGTTCGTCAATTTTCAATTTTTCCTCAACACAATTTATTCCAAAGCGACTGAGATAAGCAAACTGCAAAAGTACGCCGTATGGCTTCGTATATTTAACATTATTTAAGAATCCTTCGTTCTCAAGCTTTTTAATTGCTTCGTAAAACATTTGCTGACTCATTCCTAAACTGTTTGCATCTACATTTTCAAGCATAGGTAAATCCTTTTGATATTCTAAATAAAGGGCGACTAAAACCCTTTCTTTTGCATTCAATTCAGTCATTTTCTCACCACCAGTAATATTTTCCTCAATTATAACATCGATTCAGACTGCGTGGTTTTCTGTATCCTCTTTTGCTTACTGTTTCTCTTTTTCCGATTTCACCTGTTCCAGTAAGCTCGTATATTGAGCTGCTCGGGATCGATGATCACTACCATTTTTAATAACAAATATAAACACGAAGAAAATTAGGTATGATACCAGAATAAAGATCAATTGAAATTTTTCTTCATCTGTATAATAATTGAAAATTTGAGTAAGCATAAAAACAGTTGCCGCAATTAAACTGGGAACTGTCTTCGAATTGTCGAAAGACTCCTCGATTTCTTTCATCCTTGCGATACCAAGTATGACTGTATCTAAATCAAGCCGTCTAATTCGTTGAAGCTCGATTTTCTTGTTTTTGTTTGAACTATAACCAAAATAATCTCTAATGTATTTCTGTATTTCTTCATCAGGCCACGTTAGCAATACCTCTCCTAAATCTTCAGGCTCTTTTTTTAGTTTATTCCTTTTCCTAATCCACCATCTAAACATCCCATCATTCACCTCGATCCTATTATCGGGCAAATGTGGAAAATTTTAAAGAGGGGATATGACAATGTGCTATACTTTACTTACCAAAATATTGGAGGTTGAACATTGATGAACTTCGATCCTGAGAAATTCAAGAAACTTCTTAATTCTGCGTCAAATCCTTCAAATCCAAAGGATACAAAAATAAAGAACTATTATGTGAATCAAGAGTATCAAGAGTTTGTATCTTTTGATATTGATTTTAAAAATGTAGACGTCGCCTTGCGTATTGCCGGACTTTTAGGAAAACACGCTACGAACTTTACAATAAACACTTTGCATTTCCCTGACACAAACAAAATTGATTATATTCAATTTATAGTATTCAAAATTAATGACCCGGAACTTTTAGCTATCCTAGATCAAATATAAAAATAAAATCCCACTTAATGATAAGTGGGATTGGTTATTAATCGGTGCATCTCTGTAAGGATGCACTCTTAAAAAGCGATTAACATTTTTGTTACTATTATAATACATCTAAGTTTTTATTTTGTCAATGGTTGTTTTAAACTTGATGGTTTTTTTCTTTTAAAACCTTTATTTCATCTCTTAGTTCAGCAATTTCTTGTTCCATGTCATTGATTTTTTGATACTGTAAGCTATAAAGCAATGAAAAGGAAGTTTCAATTACTTCTTGAAAAATTGATCCCACTAAATAAATATCTTCATTCAAAGAGGATATCTTATTCAATAATCGCCCTTTACTTATAATCCTCAATTCATCCATTACAATAGCTGATTCAGATTCAAATCCATCAGCAGGAGTAACTCTCCTGTAACGTTTAAGTCCAGAAGGATTTGTTATTGGATGAAAAGCATCTTTCACTTTGTCAGGACTTGATGTAACAGGTAACACGATCAATTTGTTTTCAATTTCATCGAGAATTAGAACAGGATGACAATAAGCAAATTCGAAATTTAGTCCTAAATCGGCTAAAAAGATTTCCCCTTGTTGTGGTGTTACTATATTGTTCCTTTCCTTATACTGATTAAACCGCCTTCTTTGAATCCAGTTCTGTAAGCTTTTTGTTATTTCTGACAGCTCATCTTCATTAACTTTATAAGAACAGTGATTTACAAAGTTAAAAGATGTGAGGAGAAACTCTCTCCATACTTTTTCTGAATCAGAAGCCTTAATATTATTTGATAAATTGTTAAACTTGCTAAAATCAGGTTTAAGCATTTGATCCTCCCAAAACTTGATGAATAATCGATTCGACAGAATAGGAGGAAATACCTTCTTTTTTTACAAATTTTCATTTCACACAAAAGCAAAACCCCTTTAGGGAAGGGATCTTGATTTTGAATAAAAGAGTGATTTTACATAAATATTTGATTCTTCTCTTCTTTAAAATCGCGAAGATCATAGTGTTTGATTGTAGTGGAGACATCTTCGTGTTGAGCAATGTATTTGCTGACAAGTTCAATCTTGATTTTCTTGACTTCGAGTAAGTAGGTGATACAAGAGGCTTTAAAAAGGTGAGGGTTGATTCTGCGGCCAAGAATGTCTGACAAAACATCGGAGCAAAAATAATCAGCCCACGTTTCTGACATTTGCTTTGGTTGTCCACCGTAAGTAGTGGTAAAGAGGTATTCATGATCATACCCACGTTTTTCGTGCCACAGCTTTAAATATTTTAGAGCCTCTGTGTTGATCATATATTCCAACACCTTGCCTTCACCACTGCCTTTGCCAAATACTTTATGTGACAACACATATTGCTGCCCTTCTGGGATAGGGTAATCTAAAATTTCTGTCTTAAACTGTATGATTTCAGCTCTTCTAGCACCTACATTAAAAGCCGTTGCAAGCCAGGCCATTCCTAAATAATTTTCATCTTCCTCAAGGGCTTTCATCATGGTTTGATAATCTTCATATGTAATTTTTACTTTCTCATAGGTGACTGTCTTAGGTATAGCAGGGAGGCCGCGGGTAAAGTTCCTGAATGTTTTATAATTGTCATCATCTTCAGCCACGACGTTTTCAATATAGTTATTTAAAGAAGAAACACCAGCTTTTTTTAGTGCGATACCACTGGAAGACATGCCTCTGTTTTTTAAGAAACTTTGGTATCTAATGAAGTCACGCTTAGTGATCTTATACAGTTTCTTTCCATTTAGAGAATTATGTACCCACCAAAAGAATTGCCGAAGGGAAGAGGTGTATTGCTTTCTTGTTTTGTTACGGAATGAGTGAGCATCCAAGAATTCTTCTGTTAAATTTCTGTGCTCCTCATCAACCTGCCCCCACATCTTATCAGTAACATCAGGCAGCTTCTTTGCACGGGGGCGTATCATATTCTGTTTTATTTCTTTCGCCATTAATTCACCACCACTATTTAATTGTTTTGTGCCCAAGTTTATTGATATCCTTGGTAACAGCTTCAATTAATCGACCATCCTTTAAAGCTTCAGCAGTGTTGGCCATGAAAGGTCTTGGTTTACCATAGCCATAATCGTATGTGTCTGGGAATGTATAACCTTCACCAGTTTCAACAACAGTTGCGACATCGCGACCTTCATCTTCTCGAATGTTATCCAATGAGAGCCCGTTAGCTTCATTTTCAGTTACAAAGGAGCTTTTCAGGTCATGTGTTCTTTCATAAACTAGGGGATTGTAGACGTCGTAAACATCAGTTTCAGCATGTTCTTGCCCAGTCTTGATTAACGTTTGCTTAGTGCTGCTATTTGATTGCTGGATGGCCTTTAAAGCTTCTGTTTGCACTAAAACGGCGAGATCTTTATAAGTCGCCATTTTAGCTGTCCTCTTGAGTAAGCTCTTCAACTTTTCTTAGAATATCTTCATTGGCTTCTAGTGAATCTACAAATTCCTTACTCTGTTGAGCAATTTTTGCAACGTTTAGAGCTGTTTTATCAATTCTTTGCAAACTTTCTTTAGGGAATGACTCGTAAATCTTAGAAGCGAAATCCGATTTTGCAATTTCCTCGAACATTTTTAGTTTATCTGTAAGTTTTTTAGGGAATTCTGCAATATCTCTAAATTCGATAATTGTATACACATAAAGTAAGTCACCTGGGCTAAGTTCTGTTTTAACACCTTTTTTATTTTTAATATCCGTGAAATCCCGAATTAAAGATTTAAACATCTTCATAATTCTTGAAGAGTCAAAATTCGGATAAATATAAGTATGATATTGATCATTCAATTCAATTCTCTGCTTCTCATTGTATTTCTTATTATCCTCTTTAATATGACTAAGCGTTAATTTTTGTGTTGTCATCATATTTCCTCCTTATAAACCCAAAATAAAAACACCTATTAAGGTGTTACGGACATTCCTAAATCCACACTGACATTAATGAATGGCTTATCATAACTCCTGCCTGTTATTTCTTCATACTCTTCAGGGGTAATGTGCCCCCAGTCAACATAGTCTCTCATAATAGAGTCGTCTTCATAGCAGCCCCAATCATAGAACTGTTTGATTGTGGTGTAATCAGGATATTTCATGACGATCCACCACTTAGTTCAGCAACAGCCTTCTGTAGTTTTGCTATTTCATAAGTAAGTATTGCATTCTGTTTCTTTAAGAGGTCAATGGGGTCTGGCTCTGATTCTGTCGGTGGATGTAATGCATTAATGTAATCCTGATCAGCGCTTTCTTTCCAAGTTTGTTCAGCGGGATAAAATTTCGCTATATAGAGGCCAGGAGGGGGTTCAATATCAGTCCATCCATCTGGAACTGTATAATTTCCACTCTGATCGGGTGCAAGAACATCATTTTCGATCAACAAATAAGTTTTCGGATCATATTTAAATATGTTTTTCAGCATTTTAATCTTCTCCTAAAGAGGAATTACTTCATCTAAACCGTAAGATGTAATGTTCTCAAGTTTATCTGAAATTTGACCTTCTAGCCTCATATCGCCATTTGTTTCGATATATAGCTTTGTCATACCAGTAGTTCCGTAAATAGGGACTATTTTGCATCGGAGTTTGGATGGCCTGTACGATGCAGGGAGTGTGCCAAACACTGTTCCTCTTGTAGCGATAATTTCTCCTTCCAATAATAAAAGGCCGCCAATTGTTGAACATCTTACTCTTCTGTCTCCGTGTTTTGCTCCATTTTTTAATGGAACATCAGTCCAAGTTGGTTCAATTTCACTTGATGTTACAACACGCTTCCAGCCTTTGAAAACTCCGTCTGTGTGAACAGTGCTATGCCAAATCGTATTGTCGTAACTTCTCCAAGCATATATTGTTTTTCTTCCTTGATCAGTCTCAACTACATCGTAGTTAAACCACGAGCTATCGTTAGCTGTTGGATTGTTTTGGACTACATGTCCAGGAGCAAAATAAAAACCAGAAGGTAACGTTAATAGGTCTGTCCCATCTGCCAATTTAGTGCGCTTTCCGTCGTCACTAATAAATTTGTATATTTGTGCATTGCTCCATCTTGTACGTTCGGAAGCAGTCAAATGAACTGTTTTATTGTTTGCATGAGCATCAACTTTAGCCTGTGCTCCCCCTGAAGTTTCAAGCACTTCCCAATCAGACCAATTTCCATTAGAGAGCGTTTTTCGATAGGTTTTATTTGCGTTATCAAACGCAATGACTTGGCCGTGAGTTCCATTAAAATTACAAGTCCAAATTCCTCTGACAGCCACACCAGGACTGTTTCCTGCACTCGGATGAGATGTAAAATGAACAAATCCTTTATATTTCAGCAGCAGTTCATGAAAATCATCAGTTTGATTAACGTAGAATAGTTGCTGTCCATCATTGTTTGTGATTTTAAAAAGCTGGCTTGCATTCCATTTTTCACGTTCTTCAGCAGTTATATGTTTAATTAAATCAGCGGTATGTAAATCAAACTCTGCTTTAGTTGCTTGTTCCTCGTTTGTCACATTCCCTAAACCGATTTGGTCTTTTGTTACGGAATGCGGATTAGTTTTATCATTTACATGAGCGTCTGTATAATTTTTCGCTAATTTCAGCGCATCATCTACATCAGAAGAGGAGGGGACTGTAATGAATTCTGTCCAGCCAGTGGAAGGGTACCAATGACGAAGATAAATCCTTGGATCATTTCGATTTCCGGCATTAAAGAAAAATTGCGCAAATCGGTATTTGGTAGCCTTAACATTCAAACACTCACCGTACTTACTAGGATATCCAACCGCACTACCTGCGAGATGAAAAGTTGAAATTCCAAAAGGGTAGCTATCTCCAGGGTATGAAGCATCTTGATATGGTGTAGGATCATTAATAATTGTCACCTGTTCAGTAGTTACTTCATGCGGATTAGCTTTATTGTTAATATGGTAATTCACCAAATCAGAAAACTTTTCAACTTCACCTTTGATCTCTTTCTCGGTGTCCAAAGTGTGTTTTTCCAGTTTGGAAAGATTCCCTTTTAAATTCTCAATTTTTATTTCATTTTCTTTATTCTGTGCTCTAGAGAGATTATCCATCACTATGTCACCGCATTTCCCTTAATGGTAAGTGAACCGCCATTGATTTTGGTTATTTCAAATAAAATTGCGGTTTTCCCGGCGACATCAAATTCCCATATTTCATCAATTCCAAGAGTGCTTGCGCCAAACATGTGATTAGAGGAGTTTATCCCTTCTAGAATAATTTTCTTTCCATCTTGTGTAACACTATAAAATTTAACTTCTCTTGAAGTACAGTCGCCTGTAATTTCAACAGTAAGTGTGCGATGAGCACCCACTATAAGTTTTTCACCTTCACCAGGTTCAGTTACAGAATCATGGAAGACGAAAGGAGTGATTTGAGGTTCGACTTTTCGCGGTAGTGTTTTATAATTGCAAACTGACACCAGAAACCTCCTTACATAAATTTTCTTAATAAAACACGCATTTTATTTGTATAAAAAAGAAGAGGGGAATCCCCCTCATAATCTTTATTAATTAGATATTATTTTTGGTTAGCTGGATGCTTGGCTGCCTTTTAATTCATCAATTTGTTTTTGTAAATCATCGAACTTAGCCTTAACTTCGCTGTTTAAGTTAACGAGCAAGACGCTGCCGGTTCCAATGTTGTTACTTCTGACAATATTGTCACCAAGCATTTCATGAGTAATGCTTTTTTCTTCAATGACAGCAGGATCGCCTTTATCACCTTTTGGTCCCGGTTCACCCTTGTCTCCCTTATCACCTTTTGGCCCCTGTGGCCCCGGTTCACCTGGCATCCCTTTAATGTATAAAGGGTTCTCTTCATTGTTGTTTTTCAAATAAACAGCCGTTACTGGTTTTCCTGTGCCATCATCCTCTGCGGAAGTATATACTCCATTACTTTGGTTTAAAAATTGATCTGCCAATATAATCTCTCCTTATCTGTTTTTATGAATTATTTGAGTCACCAACGTCTACTGATTTAGTTTGCGTTCCTGTGTCTGATCCTGGGTCTGGAGTAGGTTCTGGTTGCTCAGGCTCGGGAGAAGGTTGGGTATCATCAATAGGATTTCCATCTTCATCGACTGGAATTTGAAGGACTCGTCCCATTTTCCCTGAACCTCTTTTCGCTGTAGCTTCAAACTTCAATTCAGGAGTGAGAGCAGTTCCATTTTCAAGTGACATATCAAACTCACCGGAAGGAGTAACATTATCGAATTGAAAGTATAAATAGTTAATTACTTGATTAGTATCTGGATCGTATTCAATTGTTCGGTATTCAATTTCATACTTCTCAGAGAACTTATCAGAGGCAATTTCCATAGAACGGCCTTTCACTTCTTCTTTGTAAATTGCAAGCAGTTCATCACCAGGCTTTGCGAACTCTTCAGGAACTGTAACTGTTTTGTCCTTTGCTTCAAGTGTAATTGAATTTCCTTTAGTGTCTTGAAGGGTTACTAATCCGATCGGCTCCCTTGTCACGTCAACCTCACCAATATCTGAAACCATAAGATCATAATCAGTTTTGTAGACGTTAAATGTTCCTTTTTCAATTTCAACGCCTTGAGACATAGCCAACCATTCAAGATCAAACAGCGCATTTTTTAGATTCAAAGTAATTTCTTTATCAGATCGAAGGATGGCAATCGTTCTGTTTCCAATACCACCCTTTAGCTTATCTTGGGTAACTGCTTGCGAAAATCCAGCAATTTGGGCTTCCGCAGTAGCAACCAAATGGCCATCACGTTTTCTTTTTAAAATAACGTCAGCCGTATCGTTAATAACTGTTTTCATTAATTAAATTCCTCCTAATAAAAAAGCAGCCTAGTGGCTGCTTGAGATCATTTTAGAAATATTTTCTGCTTCTTTTTTAGAAAGAGTGTGGCTATCATCTTCAAATATCTCTATGTCTTTGCTCCAATCCTCTATGTTTTTAGCGTGATCGGGATCTACAGTCGCAAAAAGGGTGGAGGTGTCATATTTCTTTAATAAAGCTATTCTTAAGAAAGTCATGTAAACTTGATAAATAGTCCAATTAACAATCTTTTCATAATCACTAGAACCAAAAGCGACGATGCTTGAGATCATGTTTGTCAAATTAAGCTCTGAGGACTCTAGGCTTTTAAGTCGCTTGCTTCGTTCTATTGCCTTTTGGATAATGGGGTTTGGGTTAATTTTTTCTTCTTTCAATAAATTCATATCTAAAATCAATTTTCGTATTTCAGTAAAATTTTCGTGAGTAACTTTTTCAAGAATCCCTTCGTCATTGAACATTTTACTTAATACTTTATGATAGGCTTCTGTAAATAAGGGAAGCTGCGTAACAACTTCAAATAATGTAAGTTTCTTTACTTCCTTGGAAGACTCAGTTTGATTTGCGGAAAACAGGCTATATGCGATTTCATCCCTACTCATTCTGACAAGGTTAAGATATTGAGCGAACTTGTAATAATCCTTTATCTTAATGAAATGACATTCTCCAATTGAAGTTTCAATTGGTAAGCCTAATATGTAAAAGTCTCGTAAATCATTCATTTCATTGCTCCAAATGTGAAAATCATTTTATAACCCAAATAACCAGCAGGAGGGTTTGCAATCAACATTCTTTTCGGAGCTAAAACCTTTCCAAAGCCAGCGATATTTTTATTGAAGAGAAGCTCAGATAATCTGTCCAAAATTTTCAATGACCTGAATTCATTTTCTTCATATGTCTCGATATGAGTGTAGACATCAATGTGAAGGTCTTGATCCATAAGCAAATAGCTTTGATTAGAGGACTTTGATAAACCACTACCCAGATACATGCAGAGTCTGCAGATTGGTGATTCAGTAATGTCATCGGTTTTTGGAGCTCTTTTGAAGATTGTCTTGAAAATAGGGGGGATACTGCGGACTTCTCCATCTTCTTCAAAAGTTGTTTCAACTTCATAGCCTTCTAAGTCCTGAACATCAGGGAGGTCAGGGGAGAGGGGATTGTCCTTATAATACAGAAGTCTGTTGAGCTCAGAATCATTGATCAATGTTCTGAAAATCTTGGTCATGTGTTCGACCATGTTACTCATGCACTGTCTTCACCTCGGACTTTCTTTTCGGCAATTAATTTTATTGTGCCATGATCTCCATAAACCTTAGAATAATCAATATCCTTAACAAGATAATCCTCACCGAAAAATGAGAGAGGGAGTCCAATTTTAATTTTGTCGTTTTTTATGTTTGGAATTGTGATGTTTGCTTGACCATTAGGAAGGTTGACGGCTAGATCAGTCCCATTTATAGATGTTGAACGTTCAAAAACACATGGTATTTCAATAACTTCTCCAGGGACTTTAATTTTGATTGGTTTACCAGTAATCTCGCTTATCTTGTCTGAATCAATCCATTTATCATTTGTAGTTATCTTTATTGAAGAGTTGGAAAGGCGCATAGTAGCGCTATCATTCATTTTGTTGTCAGTTGGTCTTGAATCAACTATCCAAAGATTATCATCATATTTAATTATATCTCCACGATTTAACAATCCGATCACGGTCAGAATCTTTTTGACTTCACTGTTTTGAGTAGTCTGAATAATTACTTGGACAGGTTTTCCGTTGAGTTCAACATCATATGTTTCAGGGGAGTTGGCGAGGATTTCTTTGAAAATTTGATATTTATTTGAGGTAAACTCTTCATTTTCATAACCACTCAAATAATTATTTGAGGACATCAAATACCATTCTTTAGACATTTAGAAGACCCCTCAATCAAATTTAATTTCTTTCATTTTACTCATCTTTATGCCAATTTCCTCGCATAGTCCTTCATAAGCTCTGTTAACCTGTGCTTTTGTATTTGCAAGACCAGTTAACTGAATGTCCCGGCCGATTACGTTGTTCAATTTTAAAACTCTGTCAAGATACCGCCCCAGATAATTCTTATACATTAACATCCCTAAAATTTGTATTTGAGGGTAAGTTAGAGGGGACTTAAAATCCAATGTAATCTTGTCAAAATTTAATGGAGTTAATTCAAGCTCGTACTCACTTATTGCATTAAGCAAAAACTGCCTTTCTAAACTTTCCGGAAGCTCTTCCGTAGATTGAAACATTGAGTGGAATACATCTATGATTTCATCATAGGGAGTCACAATAGCACCCCTTATTCAGTTTCAAATTTATATCCTGTGTACTCTTCAATAAATTTGATTTTCTCGTAGTCGTTAATCTTTTCTTTTTTAGCAACTTCAATTAACTGAGCTTTTTCAGATTCGAGCTTAATTTCATTTTCAATGTTTTCTTTGAACGCTTTGAGCGTCTTGTAGGATAAGATCTGCTTGATTCGTTCCGGAGTAATTACATTTTGCTCGCTGCCTTTTTCTTCTGCTTCAAACCCAAGATGAACCCTAGTCTCTTTGTCGTCAATATAGACTTTTGCATGAGAGCCTTTTCCATCTGTGCCCACAAACATTTTTACATTGTCATATACTTGAGATTGAACCTCACCAACTGTAATTTGTCGTATACCGTTAGCAGGTAAGCGGAAATCTCCATAGCTTTCGAGTTTTTTGAAATACAAATCCCAAGTGCATAAATTTTTAATTGTAATTTTCTTATCTAAATCAATTGACATAATACCCCTCCAAAAAATAGTGTAGGAGGGACAATGCCCTCCGTTAAGATTTATTATTCAGGTACAATTTCGAAATTTTCATCACGAATCAAACCGATTTGATATTCTTGGCCTTTAGCAACACCAGCACCAATTTCCATATCAAAGCGAGTCATTTCAGTTCCAGTAACAATATCATTCCCAGTCATCGAAGTAAGTCCGCCGCGTTGGAATACTTGAAGTGGGGATTTACCACCTTGAGGAATGAAGAAGAGGAGCCCTTCTGGGAGATAAGTTTTGAAGTTGTCGCCAGCCTTATTCAACTCAGTTAGGTTGTAAGCATTAGGGAGCTCTACAACAGATGAACCTTTGTATGCATTCAGTAAACCTGTTTTGCGAATTTCCTCCATCACTGCTTCGGAAAGCTTGGTCGTTGCTGGGTCTTTAGGTACTGCTTCAAATCCAGCAAAGTCATTCAGTTGAGAAACCACAGAGTAATCACCAACAATAGCAGGTTGTCCAAATCTACGCACTTTTTTGATAAGGTCATCAACAGAGGACTTTGCAATACCTGCAGTCTCAGCAAAGTATTTGACGCCAGTTGCGTTTTTAATGGAGTTGTACATTTCATTTACAACATAATACATAGCTTTGTTCATCATATCAACTTGAACTTGAGACATACCTTCTGCCACTCTATCAAGGTTTCCACTCTGAATTTCACGATAATTAACCGCATAACCGGAAGAAATGGTTTGAGTGCCAATTGGGTATTCATTCCAAGTTGTAGTTGCAAAAGGAACATCACCACGAGAAGCTTGGAAATTGCTTCTGATAGACTCATGTGCGTATGTAGTCATCATTGGTTGCTCATCATAGCCAATCTGCCTAAAAGTTCCCATGAAATCAAAAAGCTTTACTGCTGATAGAAGTTTTGGCTCAACAGCAAAACGAACAATAGTATTAATTTCAGCCTTTGCTACGGGGTTTCCAGTTACTGCTTGTGCAGCAAGGTCTTTAATATGTTTCATTACTGTATCAACTTTATTTCCGTGTTTGGATAAGTCATTCCCTAGAGCAACATCAGAGAAAATTTCAACCATAGGTGATTTTGAACTTAGTTTTGGATTTGCAAACACATCTGTATCACGTCTTGCGTTATTTAACTCAATCTTCATAGATTAATATCCTCCATAAAATTAATTAGGCTTGAACTGTCAAGTACAAACCTTTTCCACCAAATGTAGTTTTTTCAAGAATCTTAAGTGAGACTTTATATTCTGCAACGTCATCTCCGGCTTTAACCCATTTTCCGCTCTTATCTGAAGATGGAACTAAAACATCATTTACAACTAAGGCATCGTAATCCACTACAGTGTCAGCACTTAGTTCAATTGGAAGCCCTACAGCATCAGCAAGTCGAAATGCTCTTACCGGTTCTCCTTTTAAGATTTTAAAATCATCTTTGTTTCGAATTTCTGGTTGATCAATAATATTCCCAACAACATATACATCGCCTTTCGCAGATGATGCTGTTCCTGGCGTAAATGCATTTCCTGTTGATTCATTAGGAACAACGACTAAACCAGGGACTAGATCAACAAGAGCTTTACACCGCGGGTTGTTTCGTACTTGTTTAAAAGCACCGATAGTTACAAATTTGAACATAAATCTTCCTCCTAGTTTTCAATAAATATTATTAATATAATTCGTCAATCGAAACTTCACCGTCAGATCCAGCTTCGTTGACCTCAGAATAAATATCAAGGCTGTCGACATTATTCTTACTATGTTTCTTTTTGCGTTTTGTAATAAGGGATTGAGCAATAGCAGAATTAATTTCAGAAATAATTTCTGTTTTGAGTTCGGCTGAAGGAGTTTTAGAGAAGGATTCAATTTTTTCTTTAGCCACTGATCTTTCTTCTTCGGTGTAAGAAGAGAGATCCTGATTCAGCTCTGTCTTTAGTCTTTCATTCTCTGCCTCTTTTTTAAATTTCCTCAATTCATTAAGTTCAGATTCAGCTTTTTCCTTTTCATCTTTAGCTTTTTGGGATTCTTTTTCTTTGTTTTCTGCTTTAGTCTTTTGGTCTTTAGCTTCTTTAATTGCAGCATTTAATTCTTCAGTTTTCTTTTCTAGTTCTTTATTTAGCTCCTGAACTTTATTTTGCAATTCATTGATTTCCGTATTTTTTGAATCAATTTTATTATTTAGCTCAACCAAAACCTCTTCTTGCGTCTTTGCCAATGATTTTTCCTCCTTATATTTATTGTTCAATTCAAGTAACACAGCAGCATCGTCTGCGGGGTCAATTCCCAATATTGCATCTCCAGAGAAGTCAAACTTCATAGGAATACGCCCTTTTTCTTTCCATCCTCCATCATATTCGATAACGTTTCTACCCTCAGCTGCAGATATTTCAACTGACGTTTCTGGGAAATCTCCATCAAACATTTTGGATTTTAACCATTGAATGAATTTAGGATACCGTTGATTGTATATGTAGCCTTCACCAATTAAAACTCTCTTTTTATCTCCATTTACTTCTATTGTGTCAATGTATCCGTTGGTGGTAACACCAACTACAGTGCTTCTCTCGAAGAGGGGGGCTCCATCTTTAATTTCAGTCATACCGTGTCCAAATGGTTCACTATTCTCGTAGTCGATAAATTCAACACAAAGAGGCATTTCTTTAATTGATTCAAGATTAGTGTTTACATACTTTTCAATCCAGGTAATCCCATTCTTGTTATACTGTGTGCTATTTTCGTGTATTTCGAGAACAACCCACTTAACATAGGTTCTTCCACTAAATTTTTTTTGATTGTTAATCTCTAAAATTGCGCTTTTCAAATAATAATCACCTCCCTTCAAGAACCAGAAGGGGTTCCATTGCTGTTGTTGGTTTTGGATTTGATTGTATTTTCATTCTGTACATCATCTAGTTCTGGCCGACCAGCTTTATTATCTGTTTTGCTCATGGTAAAGGATGTTGCATGAACAGGGAATTTCTCATCAAACCCTTCTTCTTTTTCATATGCCATCAACGACAAATAAGCATCTGGATTCCATCCAGTTGCCGCTATCCAAGCCGTTAAACTTCCACGTCCGCTTGTGTAAAGGTCTTTCATATTCTGAACTTTTTCTTTGCGATTAACATGAGTAAGAGGAAGGTAATAAACTTCTACATATGATCTAGGATTTTTGATTATATTGGCATTGATGACTTTGTTGAATTCACTTTGGATTTGCTCTAGCCATGTGAATATTTCTGATGAAACCATTTCAATATTTGTAGATTGAGACGAATAATTACCATCTTGTCCATTTAAAGCTGAACCAGCAAAACCCAAATTCGTTGAGATACGCTTAATTAATTCATCTTCACCTTTGACTTTTAAAAAATCAACATTGGTTTCAATCTTATTCAATTTTGTTCCTGCAGCTAAAGAAAAAAATTTCATCCCTTTAACAGCACCTTTTGACATTAAAGCTTTTTTTATATTGTCATGTTGTTGTTGCTGTTGACCTTGTGTGAGAGCAGATTTTCCTTTTGTCTCACCTTCAGGCAATGTTTGATAAATCAAGGTACTATTCAAATCATCTAAAATATTTCTTTTGGTGTCGACAAAGTATTCGTCATAAACCATGTCAATAAAAGCTGCTAATCCAATAGGGCGTCCCCATTGATCTTCTAAATCTGCGCTACCTTTAACCACAATCGTTTTATTGTTATCAAGAACCTTCCATTTTCTGTTTAGGTCTTTTTTATATTCAAGATATCCTTTCCTAATTTCTTCAGGGAATCTTTTTAGTTTTAATGATCTGCCGTTGCCTGTGAATTTATCGAAATAAGAAACATCAAAAGCCATTTGATAAGATGAATTCTTTCTTCCAATGATTTTGCAGTAGTCAATCGGAAGGGGGAACGCAGAACAATTAAAATCATTAGAGAGGTTAATTTCTGAAATTGCTGAGATATCTTGATCGCTTAATGTTGAAGGATAATCATCATTTAAAACAGATTCAAAATAATAAAAACCAGTACCTTTTAAGCTTAGTTTCCGTATCATGTCGCGGACGATAATTCGATCATTTATTTTTCTTAAGGCCAAGGAGTATTTTTCTTTGTCTTTTTTTAGTTGTTCGTGATCACTATTCGTTCCGTAAACAACACGATCTAAAGTAGGGAGGGAGACCATATAGTCAATGACATTACGATAAACTCCATTGGAGTTATATAAAAATTCAGAAGTGTCCCTGATTTTTTTATTATAGACATTATGGTCTTTTAACCACGATTTAACTCGATCATAGGTAACTCCACTCGGGAGTTCAGTGAAAAATAAAGATTCAAGAGAAGCCATATTTGTATTGAACTCATATACCGGTTCTTTTTCTGTACCCATGTTTCACCTCCTAATCAATTAAAAAAGAATCCAAATGAATATTCATCATCGGATTCTTCCTTTTCTAAGAATAGCGTTATGTAGTAAAGTGCATATGCTGTGGCACTGTATCTATCTTTGTCAATTCGTTTAACAACCTGCTCAACTGTAAATGAATTTTGTGTTTTTTTAATTCTAAGGTTTGCGACTTCATCAATAAACAATTGTGTTTGAATGCAAGCAGCTTCAACCATGACATCATCAGATATTGAAACATTTTTTTTGTTTTTTATATCATCATAGGATTTGAGTAGTTTGAGTTTCCCCGATTCAACATAATCAAGGAATTGAGTAATGATATCCTGGTTAATCCCTTGAGCCTTAAGATTATAAACAATCTCCGGGGAATTAGGGACATCTGGCTTCTGATCTGTATTAATTGTAGCCCAACAACCTAATTCTTCATTTGTTTCAGGATCGGTAACATCTTCAAGCAATCGATCAATGAGACCTTGACCTACGCCATTCCCGTCTACAATGACAGCTTTCACTCTTGAGAGAGACAGATCATGATTCCCGCCGTAATTTTTAAAAACTCTTTTAACCATTATCGATTGTTCCTTGAAATTCAGGCCATTTGGTGGCTCGATAATATTCACTACATGAACTTGTCTAATTGAATTATTTGAATTACGAATAATTTTAAGAACAACAATAGCAGTTTTGTTATTTGATTCCGTTTCGGAACGAGAAACGTCAACTCCAATCACGTACTCATTCAATAAGAAATTTTTGTTTTTGTCTCTAGGACAAGATAATTCAGGCTGAGAAATTGTTCTAGCTTTGATTAATTTACTGATATTAATTAAAGCACCGTCACTTGCTCCAATCCAGTCACAAAGATAGTTCTGGCGAAAACGAGTAACGTTGCCCTGTCTAGCTTTATTAATAACAGACATCTTTTGACGACCAAAATGAATAGGGATGCGCCAATCTGAACCAAAAACAAAAGACCCTTTTAGATCACCAGTTTCTTTAACCATTGTAAGAATCTTTTCATACTCATCCGAGTTTTTGTACCCAGAGGTAGAGAATCGATTGATTTGGCCATTTAATTCAGCAGGATCTATTTCGCCAGTCATCGTGGTACGAGGAATGTTGAAGATTGGTTCAATTGCATCATCATATAAGTCTTTATCAATTAGAGCAGATTCCTCTAAAGAACCACGTCTTCTTCGCAATCCCTTTGACGATTGAGCATTTGCGAGGTTATCTATAATTGCTCCATTTTGAAATTCAACTCTACCACTATCCTTAGAAAAGTTTTCACTCTTAATTTCATCTTTAATAGAAGGGTAGAATCTTAGTATTTCATCATGCTTTTCCTTCCAAATTTTAACCGCAGATTCTTTAGTGGAAGCTGTAATTGCCAAGGTCACATTAGGGAAGCAGATTGCAGTATGATAAGCTACCATGATTTGCGTAAGAGTTTTTGATCCACCACGAGGAATGCAGAAGTAGTTCTGAGGAAAACGACTGAGGGTTCTCATCATGACTCTTTGATATAAATCTAACTCAATTCCACCAACTTCTGGCTTCAACATGTCATAGAAAATATCTGGGTAGAAACGAATAAATGAAGTAAACTCTGCCCATTTGGAGATATGTTTAGCAATGAGGTTGGAGCTGTCATCAGGATTCACTGGAGTTTCGAAAGCTGCTTCATAAATATCTGATCTGTTTTTAAAATGCTTATTATTTTTTGAGGTGAAATTTTTGTAACTAGCCATTAATTTTCATCACCTGTGTCGTAAAGAGGCTCTTTGTAAACATCTTCTAAGTCTCTGAAAACATTATTTCGAGCTTTCTTCAATTTATCAATTTCTTCAGACGACAATCCTTTTGATTTAAAATCCTCCTCAAGCATTTCATCATAGAATTTATAAATATCTTTGTAAGAAACTTTTTCTTTGTCCTCAAGCCTTCGGTAATAATTGATAATTGCCCAAATGATTAAATCTGCATCATCATAAGGCTGTGCTGTTAAACGGGGGAGAAGGGGAATAATACCTAATTCTGTCTCCACAGCTTCACAAAGTTGAGAAAGTACATCGACACCACCACTAATATCACTTTTACTCAGCTGAGAAACATTAATTTTAGCATCAGTAGCTGCTTTGGATGCCATTGACCCCCATTCTTTAGCTTCTTTAACTTGACCTTTTGCCGTAGCTAACTCTTCTTTAACTCGAAAACGAATATAAGAAAGTAGCCCTTCTGTGTGAAGTGCTGTTTTTTCTCCATAGTTCCGTATGAGTTTGTTGTACTTTCGCTCGAATTGTCGATACTCATCAGTGGTATATCCAATTCCCCATTTATCAATAAGTTCATCGCTGATTTCACTTTTATCTAAAGCATTATTTTTTTCTTCAATCTTGTCATCTGTATTGGATGCTGTATCACTTTCGAAAATGCTGTCTTTCCATCCAGTTCCGTTGAATTGCCTCAAAGAGTTAGCCATAGTCATATATGCACTAAATGTATCAGTATCTCTTTGAACAGCCTGTTCCCAATAGAGAGGATCGAATTTAACATCCATTTGTTGCAATACAGTGTACACTGATTCCATGTCATCATAATTGATGCTTTTCTTAAGACAAGTTTTACAAATAGGCACTTTTCCAATCTTCTCATACAGCTTGCTTCGAGAATTATAAAAACCTGAGTTCTTGTCTTTTTCTTTTTGACAAGCAGCGCAGATAAGCTTTTCTTTAACTGTTTTTTTCGCCATTGATACACCTCAACCTCCAATAAAAAACAAATTTTATAAAACGCCCAGCAATAAGAGGTAGAAGAGAAGAGAAGAGAAGAGACCTCAATCATCACTGGGCGTTCTAAAAAGGTGTTTTTATTTTATCCTCTGTATTTAAATATTTATATTTAATAAAGATTAGTTAAATACAGAGAGAGTGGTAATTAAGTACTAATTATGGTATAAATTGTTTATTTGTATTTGGTAATATGATATAGTTGCGGTGAAAGGGCTTAAAAAATATTTAAAACAAAGGGGGGAACGATATGAAAAAATATTTTCCATTCTTTTTAGCCTTTCTACTAGCTTTTGCGACCATCACACCGTCCTTCGCATCAGCAAAGGAAGAGGGGGGAATTGATGCACCAGCAGGAAGTTTAGAGAGTGAACTTCTTTCACCAGACAGTGATTTTGTTAAATTCTTAGAAGGCATTGAGCAGTTGCCAGCTAGTGTTGAAAAACAAGGTCCCGAAAAAGTGGCTAGTTGGTTAACAGAAAAAACAGGGGTTGAAGTCACTACAAACGGTGATAATTTAGTTGTTCCGTCTTTATCTGATGTAGATGTAAAAGAATCTAAAACATCTGCTGACAGTTCTGCAATTCAACCCGCTGGAGCGTGGGACTGCGTAATCGCTGTTGGTCTTATGATTGGGACTGTCGGCTTCCCACTCTCTAAGATTGTCAAATTGAAAAAAGCCATCAACTTACTCGGCGGCGTAAAGAAAACCGTTGACAGAATTTACTCTAAGTACAAAAGCTTGAAAAAGCAAAGATGGAGAACAGTAGACGCTTGGAAAGAAGCTGTAAAAAGAACAACCAATAACCTGCCAAAGGATGTAGGAGAGGCTTTTCTTGATTTCTTCAACATATCAAACGTAATACGACAATGCGTATAGAGAATAGGTGATAACCATTAAATCATTTACATTGCCATTTAGGTTAGCAGTTATCCTTTTGCTCCTTTTCCAAGTCTACTCAATTTGGAAAAACTGGAACACTGGCTTCGGGTCAAATATTATCTCAATCATCATTCTTGTAGGTTGTATTATCCTGCTAGCTCTGGACATCATCTTTAAAAAGAAATAGCCCTAATTGGAATCCACTTAACGGTGGGTTCCTTTTTTTCAAATGCTGCTGGACTGTTTCAATTTAATAAGTTGTTCCAAACGTCTGTTCATCAATTCAAATTCTTCTGTTTTATCCATCTTCATCATCCTCATCGATTTTTGATAAAATTAAAGATTTATTTAGATCTAGGATTTAAAACGAATTATGTATGTAGCCTCAATACCCTCATCATCAAAAACCAAAAATTTCTGTGATGGTCTTGTGCCAAAACGTCCTTGCAATGCATAATCGTCAGCGCCAACTAAAGCGCCGTTCACTACAACGGTCGTGCTGCCGTATTCTTTTTCATAATTGTGATGAATGTGGCCACCGAATATGTATGAAGGGATATAGCCTAATAATTGAGGCAAGCGTGTTACACACTGATCAACTCGATCATAGTGTCCGTGAACAAAAACGACTTCACTATTATTGATTTTTGCTGGAATAAAACCATCTTGCTCAGGTTCAATAGAGATGTTTTCAATGTCTCTTAACCTAGCTTCTAAATACCAATTGATAAGGTATTCAAAATTTTCCTTGATTCCAACATCGTTTTTAGAAGGGGAGAGGCGACCATGATTTCCTGCAACATTATAGAATCTAATCTCTTGGAACTCGGAAGCAAACTTAGCCAACACTTCAGCAAGAGTTTCTGATACGTATTTTATTTGTTCAACAGCATCTTCGTTTGCTTGCACTCTCGTTGAAACATGAATGAGCCCGCCGATTAAATCGCCGAGGTTTGCAATATGCAGCGTAGAAATGTGATTCAACTTTCCATATTCAATGACTTTACTTGTTAAATGTTCCACTCGTTCATTGAAAATTTCTTTGTTAAATTTGTTAATTCGGTTATCAATCTCCATTCCAAAATGCCAGTCACTAAAAAGAGCAAGCCCATGCTTTTCAGTTGCGACAGAGGATGGGGAAGTGAAATTGAGCGGCCGCTTTGATTCTAAGTTTAAAATAGCTTCAACTACATCATCTTTAATCTTTTCAAAACGAGCCTGATTACGGATCTTTTTAGCAAATTCTCTATTTTGATCCCGTTTTCTAACTTTAGCTTTTTCAGATTCAATAAAAAGTTCTTGGTATTTATCTTGAATATCTTTGTCAATGTTTTTAGACATTATGTAAGCATACCAGCGCTCGTATTGCTTATAATCTTTACGCCACTTACTCTCATCATAATGAGAGCCATGTTCCTTGTTCAGCAGCTCTGCAATAGTTTTTGTATCAATATTGTATGTATCTTTATTTTTAAATAATCTAATGTGGTAATCAGTAAATGATTCATCTTTATCACGTTGAAGAGCGGGGTTCAAAACTGCTGTCATTCAATCACCATCCTACTCATCTTCTTTAACAGGAAGTTCATTTTCTTCTTTGATTGTGATTGACACGTTTTTTCCACTAAACTCAGAAAGAATTTCTTTAAAATCATAAGTATACTCAGTTTCTTTGGTTTGTTCGGTAATTTCCATTACATCCATATCAAAAAAACCTTTCAAATTAACTTGATGAACTTTTTTGCTTGCCATACAAGTATTCCTCCTTATAATCCTTTTAATTAATATATAAAACTAAAATAAATTCCTTCGGAAGTCCGATGATCCGATAGCATCGGCCAATCCGAAAAGAGGAGATAGAGGGGAAAAATAAGAAATGAATAAATCGGATAGGTGTTGAGGGAAAACACCCGAAGGAATTTACAAATAACAAAAGACGTCTTTTTAGACGTCTTCAGAAACTCTTTCTACACATGGTAGATGAGCTAAAAATGGAGCAGCAGAGAACAGAGTGAAATTTTTTCGTCTAAATATGACCAAATAAAAATATCTAACGTCCGTAAAACTGTAAAGAGCGTGAAACGTAAGCTGTTAAACGTTATCCGTTTCCCATCCTACAAAAAAATTGTAATTTTATCGGTATTGCAGTTTGGATACGCTCCAAACCAAGGCGGCTCTCTACTTCTCTGACGCTCCAAGCTGATGATTTTTACACCAGCTATGAAGGTGAAATAATTTTCACCCTCATAGCTAAGGCAAAAGCTCAGCATTTATAGATACTTATTAGCAGCCTCAAACTCAATTTCATAGTTATGATTTGCTTTTTCAATTGCATTTGATAAGCGATTCGCCATTCTTTCAAGTTTCAATCCTTTAGATTTCATTTTCTCAGGCTCAAACATGGCTTCACGATAACTCACAACATCAGAATATGATGCTAGTCGTTCAGTTTGTTTCGAACGTCCATAGTTTTTAAGTTTATTAGCTTCACCTCTTAGTTGTTGAGCTAACTCAAGAGCTTCCGTTATAGACAACTCTTTTTCATCCCATACAACTTTAGCATATAGGTTTGCTTCGGCCATCAATACTACAAGGTCACGATAATCTTTCCTTGCCACTTCCAACTCTGTTGTGATTTTATCAATAGTTTTTGTTGGTTTAGTGTATGGTTCATCTTTGTCGTGTTCAACATAGGCAACGCTATCTCTTTCTTGCAAGAGCTCTTGAATACGTTTGGAAATAGTATTTCTTAAAGGGAGAGCTTCAAATAGTGCGATTTTTGACATTCACATCATCTCCTTTTTCGTTAAGAAAGCGGCTCGCATCTTGCAAGCCCATTTTGTACAGAGGCGACAGGGATCGAGCCTGCCCACGCGGTTTTGGAGACCGCATCGCCACCGAGGAACATGCGCCCCTAGGATCGCCTGCGCACCGGATGGCTCGGAAGCACATTCCGGAAAGCCCGGCAACGCAAGCACAAATAGAATAGTTTTGAAAAGACAAGACCGAATATAATCCTTTTCAGTGAAATGGGAGCGGTGATCGAACGCTCAAATGCCAATTCACTTATTTTACGATTATAGAAAAATCGCTAACCCGGAAAAATTTTATGCCTCATTCGAATAGTCGAAGGGCAGTATTCAGATGAGGAAGACGCATCCGCCTCATCTAAGTGCAAGCCGAAGCTGTACACCGCAATTAATTTAAGACAAAACTATCGCCCATAATAAGACTGTGATGGGTTCACCCTACAAAGTAGTTAGTAGCAAAGGTCTTATTGACAGTTTTCGTCCGATAATAGCCACTTGCCTGTCTCCTAGAGATACAGGCGAGCTAGCTAACCTCGATCCCTCGCAAATGACTATTATCCGACCCACTTCAAATTGAAGTGGAGGGAAGAGGAGTAATTATTCTGAAGAGATTAAACCAATACTCCTCATATACTCTTCCTCTGAGACGAAGAAAAGCTCGATCTGTTCTTTGGTAATCGTAATATTGTGCTTCTTTGCATTTTTTAATATTACTTTTTCTAAATCATCATAGTTAAACTCAACCAACAGAATAATTCTCCCTTTAATTATTGTTTGATAGCATCTTTAAGAGCTTTAGCAGCTTTAAATGCTGGTGCTTTTGTTGCTGGGATTTCAATTTCTTCCCCTGATTGAGGGTTACGCCCCTTGCGTGCAGCACGCTCTCGCACTTCGAAACTGCCAAGACCGTGCACTTTAACTTTTTCACCATCTTTTAGAGCAGATGTGATTACATCAAATGTTGAGTCAACAACCAATTCGACATCTTTCTTTGTTAGTTCTGTAGCCTCTGCAACTGCACCAATTAGTTCTTTTTTATTCATTCTTATTTCCTCCTAACCTAAATGTAAGTTTAATTTTATGTATCCTTCCATATAATAAAAATTTATGTATGGTTCAAAAACTCTTATATATCAAGGGTTTTAGCGTTTTTCTAAAGCGTTACATTTCGATGTTTTCTTACTCTTGCCCTTGTTTTTTCTTTTGCTATATCGGATGCACAAGAAGGGCAGTATTTAGATTTGTTGCTTTTAAATCTAAATGGAGTTTGGCAATTGACGCATGATTTAACTTTCTTTTGACCAGTGTGCAGATCGTAATAGAGGCCGATACTGTCAAACGATCTTATTTTAATAGCCGTTTCTCCACCGGGCTCGATACCATAGATAAAACTTAATTTAATGAATCCTTTATTTCGAATTTCAACAATGTCTTTCGTGGCCAACTCTCCAATATTTTGATGCAGCTTGTTGGCAGTTAACGAAGTATGAGAAGTATCTATAAGTTCTTTGTATCTTTTGTTGTTTCCACCATAATAGTGCTCTGTCGAATGTTCACCATGTTTTATGTAGTGAACTGTTGAATATAACTTTGCTAAGGCGAGAAGGGTAAAGCAGAGCTTTTTTTGTTGATGGTTGATATCTAAACGATCAATAAATCGAAGTTCATTCTCTGTTATATCAATTTCATCTATATTGATTAAAATATTTTCTTTTTTTCTTGCATGATTGAGCACTGAATTAATTTTTTTGTAATATAGCACCCGGCTAAAATTCTCTATGTTTTTTTCACAGAAATCATAAAGGAGTTCTTCTCGTTTTTTAGGTTTATATCCTAATTCTTTATAATACTTGGCCAATAGCTTCAGTTCATAACTCAGGTTTTTTGAGATAAACCCGTTTTCAATTATTGCTTCTACATATTCCTTCTCTTTGAATTTGTATTTGTCTATTGTAGACACACCTTTCTTAATGAGTAATGTTTATTAAGGTAGTTAATATCACCTTCTTGATCAAGTACAGGGATGTTGAAACTTTTTTGTTTTGCTTTTACGTTTTCAAATATGTATTGGCCGTAGAGATGCCATAAAATCTCTTTATTTGAGCTCTTTTCATCAACATAAAATAAGCGAACAAGGTAATTAACTGCCTCGTAAACATTGGAGCAAATATCATTGAGTCTTTGTTTGAATAAATCTAGGGAATTGGAGAAATTGCTGCAGAGATCTGAATCATATAAATTTTTATCTGCATCACTACTTGTTCCCAATGAAAATGATTGATTAATGCTTTTTTTATGTTTTTGGTATGCTTTTGCTACTTTCCTGTACCGTGATTCATCAAATTCAACTGCATCATTCATATAAATCTTGTAAATTTCATCATCGATATCCTTGTTAACAATGTTTCTAATACCAAAGTCAACGGATTCAATGTACTTGCAGAGTCTGTTCATTACACAGTCGCTCTCAATCACAGGGTTAAACCTTTCAAATAGCTTAAGGAATTCATGTTGCTCTTTTGTCTTTCGTTTTACTTTCTTGAGCTCCTGAAGACTAGCCCCAAATTTCTGCTTGCAAGTGATATCATAGGTTTTGACATGTTTTTTGTATTTGTTTTTAGTTCCTTTGTATAAATAAATAAAAAAGTATGGGTGTTTATCCAATAAGATTCTATTGTAAAATTCCTTAGCCGTCTTAACATTCTCCGTGTCATCTTTTTTTATCTTTTGATAATTAATCCAGCGAGAAGGGATGCCTTTAACTTCTCGTCCAATTTTGGCCTTATCAATTTGAGCACTTTGCAATTTGGTACACATTTTTACTCGATTTAATGTGGTGAGATACTCTTCAGAATCAGAATCAAGCTGAGAAAGAAGAGCGTAGCCACTCGTGCTTTTATTAGTGATTGAACCAATAATCGAGCCAAATGAAAAAAGGTCTGCATTAAATAAATCTTCCTCAGTCAAAACCTTTTTGGTTGAAGTGGGAGGGGTGTAAGCCACTGGCAACTCATTTTTATAAACCCCCTTTAATACTGTTTTATCCGAAGTTGTTGCAATAATGTCATAGTCGAAATCACTACCAGCCCAATTCATTGTCTCAGAGCCGTGAATATTCACAATGATACCTGTGTAATTATGTCTGTACCAATAATCCATATCTTCAGTTTGCTTTAGATTTAAAATCAAATGTTCGCTGCGATAGGTGAGGGGAGCGCGCATACTGTCAACATATTTGATTCCTTTTTGATTCCAATAATTTGAGTAGTATTCACGCTTACCTAAAAGCCCTGTTACCTCTAGCCCACAAACGTGCTGCATCATTGCATAGGGATCGCTAACAAGAGTCTGGAAGTTACCATCTAAGAGTATATCCCCAAGGCATCCGCGTTGGATTTTCCTTTTCATTAAGTCATAAATTTTCTTTTTTATGTATTTGTCGTTGATTAAGTCAGGGTTAACTATTAAAGACTTAACCCAATGATTATCAGATTTCTCCATGTAATTCGTAATTTTTTCGTCTGTGACATCAGTACCCAGCAGAAACAAGATGGTGTAATAGATGTTGCCTGAATTGACCCCGGTTATCCAGTTAACGAATTTCTCACAGACTTTTTCAATGTCTTCATGGTTTAGATTCAGAGTCTGCAAAAATTGATAGTTCATTTTTAAAATGTCTTTATCTTTTTTGGGGCTGTGTAGTGAAACTCCCCATTTCAAATTGTTCTTTTCACAGTTATTTTCATAAACCTCAATGGAGGGAAAGCTGTCCCAGAGTTTAAATTGGCTTTCAGTGAGGATAACATCAATGTCCCTCAAATCCACAATTTTTGGGTTCCCGTCAGAGTCTTTATAAGATGTTCTGATTCTATAATTCCCATTGTTTACTTTTTCGCAAAACTCATGAATAGGGAAGGTGTTTAGCATTCCTTTGATGAAGTTCTGTCTGATACACCATTGTGCAGGTACATAATCTAAGCCTAATTCATCTGCCCATTTTTTCGCCATTTCATAGCTTATCAAGCCTTGGCCATCAAAACGATTAAATGATTCAACAATATCTTTAACTTCGATGATGTCATCATCTTCATAATTTGTTTCAGTCACAAAGTTTACTTTTACTTTAGTGTCGCTATAATAATCAGGGACTAAACAAAACCGAGGAGCACTAACTACTTGAGTGGCGCTGCCAGCCAATCCCTTATAAGCATTAAACTTAGAAGGTACTAGGGCTTTCTTTAAATCTCTTCCGTTATCCAGGATTTCATTAAGTCTTTTGGATGTCTCTTCTTCGATAAATACAACAGTTGAAACCCTTGCTTGCCCCGCAGAAGACGAGAATCGAATAAACTTTTTGTTATTTAAAGTGAGTCCATTTTTATGTAAATCTTTATAATGACTAGGATGATCCATTTTAATTGTTATGTATTCTGGAATAAACAGAATTTCGTTAATTTCATTTTGAATACCCTTCAACTTCTTTGAAATATCCTGTGAATGATTTAGTCTTTGTAAAGTTTCCTTCTCTTTGTTGAGTGATTCAAGGTATGTGTAGTCAACTTCCTTGTTTTTTATGTCCCTAATAGATCTTAAAATTTGATTATCAAATAAAGCAATAACTTCGTTGTACTCTTGAGCTTCTTCGAAGGATAATGATATGTTATAGCCAAACTCTTTAAGTCTAGAAGAGTTGAACTTGTATGTATAAAACTGTTTATTCTCCAATAAAGCATTCTCCTCTTTTGCTTTTAATTATTATTATATTTTAATATCAGTTATGTATAATGAAAGCTCATCCAGTAAAGCATGAATATCCTCGTCAGTTGCATTACAGGGACAAGACGAAAAGGTTATGTCTTCAATCCAAGGATTCCTTTCTAAAACTGCTTTAATGTGTTTTACTTTTTCTGAAGGGGATAAGCAAACACCATCACCAAATTCATTTTCAATGACTCTTTTTAATTTGTTTAATTGGTTGCTTGAAATCCGATCATTTTTATTAAGGATTGCTTCTCTTCTAATAAACATGAATTCTTTTTCACTCAATCTTTTAATCTTGTTTCTTGTATTCCCTACAAAAGCTACTTCCCCTATAGACAAATCTCGGTTAATTTCTACTCGACTAGTGTATGTATCACCGTCATTATTCACTTTTACGTCTTCTGTCAAGGTGTAACCTTGAGTATTATTTAGTAACATGAAGCTCCTCCTGGTTTGTCTGTTTATTTTTCATTAACATCACTCCTGTTTATGTAATCTCTTTAGACTTTAGCTTTCTGAAAATTCCCTTACATTTCATCACCCTCTTGTTAATTTGTGTTTATTATATACTTTTAATTAGTGTTTGTCTATATATTTTGAGTTAAATTATTCATCCAACTCAATTACATCAAATAGATCTGTTAACTCGCAATTCAAAACAGAAGTCTGTTTGGGGAAGAGAAGGGAAAAGAATTGGACTATTATGTGCTTTTCCTTAGGTAAAGCAGAGAGTTAGAAGTTAGTTATAATAATGCTTGAAGGTGGTTAATTAAACAACAAACAGATGTATCCTTAAAGTTCTGACATTATTAGGAAACAGAAAAGATGCATACAGTAATTTAAAGGGGATGGTCAGAACAGAGCGTCTTTTTTAAACCTAAATGATGAGACAGTGTTAGAAAACATTCTAAGTTAGAAAAGGGGCGACTTCAAAATGTTTATGCTCAAAGATATTGCAACAAAAATAAGGGACTGAGAATAGTTACTGCATCAGTCCCTTACAAATAACAATCTATTACTTTACCATTTTGTCTAATAATTTTTCATCATACTTTGATATATCATTAATATCAAAACCGACAAACTCTTCAAACTTATCATCACTAAAACAAAAAGAAAGGCCAAAAGCGTTAAATGTTTTATTCACTTCTTTATCAGATAATCTGAGACTATAAACTACACTTTCATTATCTTCATTCAAAGACTTGGAATAGATCTTTTTTGCGCCCGCCAATTCTTTCAAAGCATGTGCAGAATCCCCAAATAACTCTATTCCAACAATTCTATCCTCCACGTCAACATCAAGCATGATATCCTCATTGACCTCTAATTCATCTGTAGACTCAATTTTGATTTTCCTGGAAGGGGGTAAAACATATATATATCCTAAGTCAGCTTCTTTATCAAAAGTTATGAAAGATCTCATTGGAACCTCCTTATTATTTCCAACGTGCTTTTGGTTTTTTTGAACGGTAAGTAGTCGTTAAAGTGTTCCCTTTTTTCGCTACAGCAACACCTTTATAATAATAAACTGTTGATTTATATTTTGGATCATAATATTTTTTTCCTTTTCTAATGGCATCGAGCACATCACCAGGAGAAATATTTCGTTGAACCATGCGTACTACCAAATGAAATGAAGGTTTAAGTGCTTTAATTCCAAATTTTTTTAACAAAGATTTAACTTGAGAAAGTATGACCCTAGCTGCTAATCCTGCAAATTGTCCCTCAACTTCATAAGTTAATTGTTCATCATCAATATCTTGATCCATCTGATCAAGAATCTCTTGGTCTATATCTGGATTAATAGTGTCTATATAGGCTAAAGTTTCATCATCAATTAGTATATCTGATTCTGACAAATCCTCTATCAGCTTTTCAGCTTTTTTCACTTCTTCAGTCGTTGGGTTAGTGTTTTCATTTTCTATGTAAGACACTAATTTTTTATCTTTTATTAAGTCATCAATATCAAGGTTCAGCAACTCTCTGTCAGATAGACTTGTCAGGTTTTTAGGTTGAGTTATTTCTTCTGGTGGTGTGTTACTCTCAATTGCTTGCGCAGCTGATGTTCCAATAATACTAAAGAACATTACCAGAGCGGTTAAAAAGAAAATGAACTTTTTTGAATTTTTAAGCATCTTTCTCCTCCTAATATTAAAAAATTCTAGATTATTATACCATGGTTGGGTTATTATTCAATAGTGAATAGGGATTTTTATTCTTAATTTCATAAAAAAAGGAGAAATAAATGAAAAAAGTATTAATTCTATTATTATTTTGCTGTGTTATTTATTTGTTTTGTCCAATTTTTGAGACATATGGATTATCCGAGGAAGAATATTTAAAAAATCAATACAGAGAAGTTAAAACAATCAGAGAGAAATATAATCTAAAGGGAAAAGGAGTCTCAATTGCTCTACTTGATTCAGGCATTAGTAAAAAAAAGAACCAAATAACTATCAAAGGGGGAATATCATTTAAAGAAACGGATAATTACGTTGATTTAAATGGGCATGGGACACATATAGCAGGGATTATTAATTCAATTGCTCCAAAGGCAGATATATATGCTGTAAAGGTTTTAGACAAAAAACTTTCAGGGAGTTATGATGATTTAATTAAAGGTATTCAATGGGCAATTGCCAATAATGTCGATATCATTTCTATGAGTTTAGGAGGTGACAAAAAGTCTGAAAGCTTACATAAAGCTATAAAAGAAGCACACCAAAAAGGGATCGTTGTGATATCATCTGTAGGGAATAATGGGTTCTCTGTAAATGATACAGTTACATACCCAGCTAAGTATGATGAGGTCTTAGGTGTTGGAGCTCTAGGAAAAAATAAGAAAAGATGGTTTAGGACTAGTCGAGGAAATGGCATTGATTTTTTGGCGCCAGGAGAAGAGATATTAAGTAACTCTTTGAATGGAAAATATATAAAAAGAAGTGGAACTTCAATCTCTGCAGCATATGCGACAGGTGTTGTTGCTCTTATGATAGAACAGAATAAGAGTTTATCAAATGATGAGATTAAAAATATACTCTCTCAAACAGCTATACCTCTTGGAAGTAAATATGAATATGGCCATGGAGTGTTAGATATTAATAACGCTTTAGATCAATCTAATAAAATAAGATGGTTTAAAAATTTAAAAACAGGAGGAATTGTTTTTGGATTTTTAACTTTAATAACTTGTTTCTTCTTTATTCGAAAAAGCCGTAACAGAAAGTTTTAATAGAAAGAAAATGATGTGGGACAGGATCATAAATAGAGATGGACAGAAATGACGGTCTCTATTTTTGTAATGAAACTTTTTATTTTTCCAACCGATTTTAGCTTTAGAAGAGGAATGACAGACGATAATTGTTTATCGTCTTTTTTTATTTTCATTTATCGTATAAGCACACAAAAATTTAAAAAAAGTTAATGTTGCGGATTTTTTTAAATAAATTGAGAAAAAGAAACATTGTTAATCGTTAAATGATTGGGGGAGAAGGGATTAGTTATTATTTGAGTAGGATAAGGAATGATTTAGAGGGAGGGGAGAGATTGAACAATGTTAGCTTATAAGGATTTTACGATAGCAACTACGATTGAAATTAGGTGATTGGGAGGAGAAATCAAAAAAATAATCATGGTGTGGAAATGGAAGTGCTAGGGGAATATTCGTTCCCTTTTTTTGTTATTTTGGATGTTAATATACCCCCCCTATATAGCCTAATATATGGTATCCATTTACGGTTATAAGGGTAGTTATAACTTGATTTATTGAATCTTGATTCAGAAAAACAGTGAGAACAATATAATATTAAAAAGTCAACCATTTCAACAGATATTTTTAAAAAAATTGAAACTGTAATCAGATGAGGGAGCGCACTCTTTTTTTAATAAAGAATCGTTTGAATAACAGCGGGCGGCGAGTCGAAGACTTATTTTTTATTTAACACACTTATACCAAATAATAACCCTTTCCCTTTACCTATATTATTCTCTAAAAAACAAACAAATTAAAAGAAATATATTGACTATCTTTAATAGTCATGATACAATTTAAATATAGTTAAGCGATACATATATATAACCGAAAGAAGGAAATGACAATGAACACAAGAAAACAATGTGAGAAGTCAAGAAAACGTTCATTAAGATTTATTGAATCCGGCAAATGGTTTAAAGAGTTTGCACATGCTGAACATAATAAAGATCTAAACGTTATGGCTCTTTTACGTTTCAATTGGGGCTTAGACGATTCAGCTAAACAATGGGCAAAGTATCGCCTGTCAGTTGTAAAAGGGGAATGCCAGGAAACTTTAGCAACACAAAGACTTAAAGAGCTTGTAAATAAACGTCGAGAATCAAGAAAGGAGAACACACAATGACACAAAAGCAAATATATTATTTCAACAGCTACGATGTATTAAAGCTATCTAATAAACAATGGAATAATGACATAAGGAAACATTACATAATGTACAAGCAACTAAAAAACGCTGAGACTATCACAGAACAAGACATACACAACCTACTTGAAAACAATTATAATTTTTGGGTTAAGGTAATCACTGAAAATCCTGTATTCAATAAAGGACACGTGCTTGTTGAATTAACGTTACTTTACAGTAATAAACCTATTTTAGGTTATATAGCTAAACCATGTTATATAAACAAATTAAAAATACACGACTCGGTTTTATAACTGAGTCTTTTTTATTTCCATTTTAAGCACGCTCACAGCCTCACAGACAAGCCTTAATACATTCCTGGCAATTTATATTCATTACCGCTAATCCTTATCAGATCAAGCCATAACCCACAAATAAAACTTCTCTCTAAACATCATTATTTACTTTTAATTTGTGTTTAAATATGATATAATTATAGGTATAGAAAGGAGGGGAAAACATTGTGTTTGATAGGGTAGGTGTTGTGTTGGCTATTGTCTTATCTCTTTCAACGCTGACAATCAATATACTAGCCATTATTGAGAAGTTAGCCGCAATAAGAAATAAGACAAGCCATAGACAGCAAAGAAAAAAGCGTATACGAAAGCGAAACCGGGCAAGGCACCGCAGACGTACACGCCTATAACACAGCAGGCTAGAGGAGTAATCCTCTAGCTTCACCTACATTATAACATAATCAAACACAATTTAAAACATGAAACGTATTCCATTATGGGTTACTCATTTATTGTTTATTGTATGTTTTATTCTATTCCTGTTCAATAGGCAATATTTCAGCAGCTCAACACAGGTCATTGTTTATACAGTGTTTATAGTTACGCTCATAGTCATAGCTGTTTCATGGTTTGTTTATTATACAGTCAACCGAAACCAGAAAAGATGAGTGATGTTATTCGCTCATCATTACATAACATATAAATTAAAAGGGGATATTGGATGAAAGGCGTATACAAAATAACAAATAAAATAAACGGAAAGAAATATATAGGCAGTAGCTCAAATGTTTTCAAAAGATGGGAACAGCATGTGACTGATCTGCATTACGGGTTACATCATTCACACCTGCTACAAAAAGATTGGAAAAAATACAGCTTGAATGATTTCACTTTTGAAGTATTGGAATATGTTGAGGACAAGAAAGACTTATTAAAAATAGAACAAATGTGGATAGATGGGGAAGATGTATCTACCCTTTATAATGTTCTAACTTCAACCACAATTCACAGCATTTCAGCACCATCTAATATTATGGAAGATTTGTTCTTTTGTAATAACATTCCCAATGAAACTAAACAACTTTTAAGAAAAAATCTAAAAATTCATGAGAAAAAAGGAAAGCTTCTTCAAAGCGGCAACAGTAAATATGATTACAGTAAAACATGGTTCACCAAAAATGCTGAGGATGTACGGCAATTAAAATGGAATATGAATAATTATTTTTATAATCAGACCAGTTCAAAAAGTATAGAACGTTGCTGGACAACATTCACACAGTTTGCTAGACAATTAGAATTCAAGGGGAATAAAAAAAGATTTGTTCCACTCAATGGACAGTTATCAGAAAAGGAAAGGAAAAGTTATTTATGTTTTGCAGTTAACTGTTTTCCTAACTCATTTTTAACTAGGAAATATAAAGAACTATCTAACTTAGATGAGGATACATATGCTTTATCATTAATGCTGAAATGGATTGTAAATTGTGGGGATATTAAGAACCCTATAACCATATTTGTTCCTTCACTTAGAATGGAAAAATTATTGTCACAATGGTTAAAAAACAATAATTAAAAGGAGGATTATAATGACAAGTATTAAAGTTGTGGATTCGATTATGGGTAGTGGAAAAACATCGGCCGCAATCACTCTAATGAATAACGCTAGTAAAGATGAAAACTTTATATTCATAACACCATACTTGAATGAAGTTGAACGTATCAAAAAAAGCGTAAACAATAGACAAATGTATGAACCAAAGGTGAAGAAGAAAGGGGACAAAACACAATATAAGTTTGAGTCATTTCATGAACTCTTATCGCAGAATAAAAACATTGTTGCCACTCATAACCTTTTCAAAAATGCAAATGACGAAACAAAGGAGCTTATCCTTTCAGGGAACTATACTTTAATTTTAGATGAGGTCATGGAAGTTGTGGAGCAATTACAAGTAAAGAAACATGATTTAACCACATTGTTTGATTCTGAATTAATTTATATTGAAGACGGATTTGTCAAATGGAATGAAGAAAAAAAGGACTATGAGACACGATACGATGATATACGTGATATGGCTTTAAATAATAATCTAGTTTACTTTAAGGATAATATATTGATATGGAATTTCCCTTCAGATGTATTCACTATATTTAACGAGGTGTACATACTTACATACATGTTTGACGCACAAATACAAAGGTATTATTACGATGTAAACAACATCAAATATCAAAAATGCATTACTGAATTTAAAAACGGGCAGCATTCATTTACTGATTATAATAATGATCATGAGAAAAAGCTCAAGGAAAGAATAGGGGATAAGATTAATATTTATGAAGGTAACTTAAATGCGATTGGACAATTAGACTTTTCATTGTCATCCAGTTGGTACAAAAACAAATCATCTTATACACTCAAAAAAGTAAAGAATAATGTATTTAATTATTTTAATAATATAGTCAAGTCAACAAGTAATGAAGCAATGTGGACAACATACGCAGAACATAAAAGCAAGATTAAGGGTAACGGTTATACTAAAGGTTTTGTTTCATGTAATGCAAGAGCTACAAATGAATTTATACATAAAAAACACTTAGCGTATACAATAAATAGATATGTTAACACTGTTCTATACAATTATTTTAAAGAGAAGTATAACGTATCAATTGATCAGGATGCTTTTGCATTATCTGAATTACTTCAATGGATATGGAGATCGGCAATTAGAAATGGTGAGGAAATAACATTATTCATACCATCTTTAAGAATGAGGAAGCTACTCATAGACTGGTTAAATGGATAGTTAAAGAGGAAAAACCTCTTAAACGTTTAAAAAAGTTCAGTCGTATCAATGGTTTTTTATATCAATCTCTTTAAAGAAGACGAAAATAAATTAAAAGAATAAAAAAAGATCTTGGGATGCTGACAAACATTTAAAACAGCTTCGCCGTCTTAAATGTTTTGGTCTGCACCATCCCAAACCCTTCACAGACTTATAATTATAATTACATACAAATTAAAAATATTAATAAAAATAATTGACTATCTAAAATAGCCGTGATAATATAATAATAGATAAATAACAATTAAAAGGAGATTTTTTGAATGGCGTTATCTTATTATGACAAAAGAACGGCAAAAGTTGAAATTATGGGAGAGCTTAAAAAAAGAGGCTGGAAGGTATATGGATATAAACAAGACAAAAGCGATCCAATGACTGATTATTTTGATCCCGCATCATGGGATGGTATTGCAGAAAAAGACGGATACATAATTCTTATTGATATTTGTAAATATGACCTAGGTAAATCAGGCAAAAAGGTAACGAAAAAAGGTTACACTATTGATCATGCTAAAATTGCAAAACTTCAAGCAACAATTAACGATAGTGCAGCAAGTGAAAATGAAAAAGAAACGTCCAGAAAAATCATCGAAAAGATGAGACAGAAAGAAGAGGGGGAAACTGTTGTTGTCTCTCAATATCCAGTCTTTAAACATGTCAATCCAGGTCGAACAAATTGGCACATTGAAAAAGACGGGGAGATCATTGCAAAAGGTAACCGCGCTTTTTCTTTCTTTAGCTGGAATAATAAAGAAGAATCACAAACTAAACTTGTTAAGTTCATCGATGGTTTAGAAAACAAAATCAATGAACAATCAAAGCTAATTCCAGTTAAAAAGCAAGTTGTTAAAAAGGTTGTAAAGCCTGTATCGATTGATCTGACTATTGAAGAAGCTCAAGAGGGACAAACATACCTTGTAATTGATAAGCCTTTAACTTACGGCGTACAACAAGGATACGTTTATAAATTAACCAGAAAACAAACTTTTAACGGGAAAATGTCTGTATCTTTCGTAAGAATGAATAAAAAGTTAAATAAAGAGCTTACGGGTTCAAGTAACCCAGCGAACACCGCGTACTTTTCCGAATCTAATTTTAAAAGACTTTTTGAAAAAGGATGCTTTCACTTTGCAGTGTTGAAAGAGGTGGAAGAGGTAACGGAAAAGACTGTATATGTAAAGGCAAAAAGAGACACAGCCCAAAAAGAAAACCTTTTAACAGGTGAATCAGTCGAAACAACAAACGAAACAGCAGGGGAAAACGCTCAAGGAACTACAGAAAAAGAAACAACCGTTACATATACACTGAATGAAGAAAAAAACGGTGTTGAAATTCGTTTCAGTTCTAAACCATCTGAAGAGATACGGGAGCAGATGAAAGCGGCCGGATTTCGGTGGTCACGTTATTCTAAATGCTGGTATGCTAAACAATCAGACAGTACAATTTCACTTGCTAAAACACTAAGTTCGAATGATCTTGATAACCAAGAAAACGCCTTTGAATATCCTGAAATAGATATTGATGACGTTGAAACATATGTAATTGATCAAAAGACACAAGATCGCGAACATGATGCACATTGGATTTTTAGAACAACCAAAAGAGACCATACAAAGGAAATCCAACACCTGTTTAATTCGTGGAATGATGAAGTTAAAAAACTAATAAAAACAACAGATAATCAAAGTATTGTATACCATCTTAAAAAGGACTTACAGCGGTTCAAAAAGCGTTATTATGATCTGTACGTGAAGCATTTAACCTTAAGAGGGAATAACCCTTCCTGGGCAGTTACTGGACGTGCTGGGCGTAATATGAGCAGATACAATAAATTAATGGAAAGAGAAAATGCCGTGATGCTTCAGCTTGCAGAAATTCCAGAGGAATTTAAAAGAAAACTATCCGAAGCAAAGGACAGAATTAGACATACAGAAAAAGAAAAAATCAAGAAACAGGTTTCCCAAATTGATAACATTATTAAGTTTAAGGCAGAAAATAAAGAATTTACTTTCATGAATCATCGAGAGAAAAAGCGGGTTTATGTTTATGGTGAGTGGTTTATTTGTAAGACATGGGGAGCGTTTCGAATCTTTTTTAAAAACAAGGAAGTTCATACAATGCTAACCACAGAAACGTTAAATGACGCTAAGAAATACGCGACCTATTTAATAAGTCACTTCAATTCAAAAACATCATAAACAAATTAAAAATATATATTGACTAATTAAAATAGTCATAGTATAATAAAAACATAAGAAAAAGCGATTAATAAAAACACAAAATACTAATTAAAAGTAAAGTGTGAAAAAAGGGAGAAGGAAATGAGAAATAAAAAGTTAATGGAAAAAGTAAATGATTTAGGTACTCAAAATTTAAGTACACGAGAGCAGAGTTTGAGGGTAATGATTCAAATCGCAATAATCAGGAAAGCGTTTGGAGTTAAAAATGATGAAACAGACAAGCCCGTTAGAGATTATGAGAGAGAGATTATTCTATCCGATGATGAAATAAGAAAACAATTCAATGAGGAATTAAATTGGCTAAACTTAGCTAAAGAAAGAAGAGATTTAGGGGATGTAAGAGAGTTTGAAAATAGAGTTCATTATTTTATTGAGGCAGTCAGGTTTTTTAATGCTAGCTTAGCTGATGAATTTGAAGCATATGTTAATTGAAAAAGAATGGAGCGGTTAAAATGACAAAACAATATATGATTAAAGATCTTCAAACGGGAGACTTTTCACACCATACTACGCTAAACGATATTTTTGAGGACTTGGCTCAAGATTATCTTTCTAATGATTGGACTGATGAAGAAGCCGGGGAGCTTGAAACAAAATTTAAACAGTACACAGAAGAGGAAAAAATAGATTTTGTCCAAAACGAGTATGAATATAAATTAATTGCATATCCTACTCCGCAACAGATAGCAGAGTGGGAGGAGTTTACCGGGAGGAAATGGGAAGAAGCCAAAGAACCTAACAGGGTGTTTGTCATCTGTACTCTGCATATTCGGGACAGAGGGAGAGGAGGGCACACTTGGGGCATTAAAGGTGTGTTCTACGATCGACACGAAGCAAACAAAAAAGCTATCGCAATAAGGAACGAACATATAGAAGAATGGTACACTTCTAAAAACGACAATTCTTATGAAGTATACGAGTTTATGAAAGGCTTAAATACTAGTAGTGTAGAGAGTGATAACAGTTCTTTTGAAATCAGTGTAACAGAAGAATATTGCGAGTAAAGATATTTTAATAGATGGGAATGATTTAACAATGACACACAACGAAAAATTACTAAACGCATTAATGCAGTTCAAAAATTCAGCATATGAAATTCGGGATCTTTGGGAGCAAGCCGACAGCATAACAGATAGTGATCTTTGTGATGATTATCCATTTGATAATGATTTTTGTGAAGTTGTTGAAAAGATAGGTGACTGGGTAATGACACAAAATAGCTTATTAAATCAAAATAAAACAAATTAAAATGATTAAGGTGAGATGTAACAGACATCTTATAACAGTCGTGGCGGCGACGTTAAATAGGCATTAAGCCGCCAGCGTTCCCCACATTGGGGAGGTTGCAACAGGAATAACTCTATATTTCATCGCAATAAAATGCGAATTAAAAAGAAAAGGGATGATAATATGAATGAAATGGATTTAATTCATGCGTTTAAATCAATGCTAATGGTAGCTAGAGAATACGAGCTAAAAATTGATGAGAAGTACGAAGAATTAGAAAATATCCTTTTAGAAGAGTATGACTTAGAAGTGGTTCATACAGTGGATCATGACATGATGGATAGTATGGAAAACGTGTATCAACTATTAAATAAATAAATAAAATGCATATTTTAATTAAAAGATCTCGAAGAGGGAATAGAAGATGAACTGTTATTTACTTACTGGAGTTAAAGGCGACAAAATTATGTCGTGCCACGCTGATGATGAGAATAGTGCTCGGGCTTTTTTCAAAACATATCTACTCGAAAAGCATGGTATTAAGAGTTTAAGAGGGTTTAAAGTGATTGAAAGATAAAGCAGATGTTTCATTCATATACATTTGATTGTATAATATAGGAAAACTAAAGCAGAGGGATAGGTTATGAAAATCATTAACTTTAAATTTAATGTTTCTTACTTTGAAATTTACGCGGAGTTTTCCAGTAAATCAGAATTTCATCAGTCAGACTATGATATACAGATGGATTTGCTAAAGATGACTAAAGCTATTCTAAAGGCTGCAGGCTATTCAAAATATTTAACAGTGGATACATATACAAAAGACATTGATCGAAATACTGTTTTCTGTTCTTACCAACTTCAAAACAGTTAAAATAAATTCGGCACAAAAAACAGGGAGCTATAGGCATGTATAAGATCAACATTAAAAAGCTGTATGATTTGATGAGTTTGACTGGACGGAAGAGCCTATTTCTTTATCTTCATTCGCAAATGAAGCAAAGAATCTTGTGCCATTAAGAGAGCCATACGGTCATTTAGATAATAAAGTTAATTGGGGAAAGAAAGAGCACCTTAGGAGGATTCTTTATTTTGTGGAAAATCCAAACGAAATCAAAGGCATACAATTAGACAATGAAATTTTTAATGACTACATACTTCCCAAGCCTATTGTAGTTGATGGAAATCATAGAATGTTTGCCGCATTGCATTTAAATTTTAAATACGTTCATTGTAGATATGGAGGTAGAAAAGACGTTCTTGATTCCTTAACAGATAAATCGAATCCAAAACCGACGAACTGGAAATAGAGGAGATAACTCAATAAAACATGAATTTTAAACTAATTAAAAATACAAGAGGGAACAATGAAATGAGTTCAAATAAAGAATACGCTGAGATGGTTTACAGATTGAGTACAAAATAGAAAAGTCTAGACGATGGGAGGATTAACACATGATTATGTTTGTTTTACATCAAGATGGCTCAAATTTTTTTAATTTTGATATTGAGCCAAAGCAATTTGAAAAAGGTGAAATCATTAAACATGAAAGATTAAACGGTATTTATGAAGTTATTCATTGCGATTTTGCAAGTGTCAGGGTAAGGCCATTTAAACGGGAGCAGATTAAATGATTATACATAACTACCTTTTCCAAGTAACAAGAGAACAAATCAAATCAATCTTACTTTCTCCAGAATCCTGTGACATGGTCAAAGAATGGGGAAACCAGGAGCAAGTACTTGATGAACTTACAGAGGGATATTTTGAGTTTAAAAGGGACATCGCGGCAACATTAACGAATATATTTCTTGGCGTGTAGAGCCGCCTTATTTTCATTAAAACTAATTAAAAGGGTGATTGAAATGGATGCAAAAGAGCTTAGAGATTACATGAATAACATCAGCACTAGCGAATTGGGGGACATGGCAAAAAAAGCGGCTCAAAGATTATTTAGTACTGTTGATACGACTAACGAAGATAATCTAATTATTACAAGTGCAATTGCTAAAAAGGCATTTATTGATGTTTTTGAACTTGAGTACGAATTCCTCTTTGTAAAGGCAGAAACAGACGAAGACAAGTTTGAATAAAAACATTATTTTATGAAATGTTTACTTCTGAAGAGAAGGGTTAATGCTGTAGAACGTATAACAGCTCTTAACTTTTATTGCGTGCAAATTTTGATACTCAAAGGGATTTTTTAACCCGCACAGCTCATTAAAAAAATAAAACAGTATAACAGCAGCGGTAAAAAGTTGCGGGCAATTTTTGTAGAAATGATATAACAGCCAACTTGAAAAATCGCGGGCATTTTTTGAAATAGGAAAATTTTGATTGACGTTTCTAAATAGTCAAAGTAAAGTTGTATAGGAGGTGAGAAAAATGATTAGATCAAATTTAAAGGCTATCGCAGATGAGGCAGGTATTTCAATTTCTCGGTTAAGTGCCGAAATAAATCATGGGAAGGAAACCGTTAGAAAAATGTACAATGATGATATGGAGCGCTTTCCAAGAGAATTGCTTGATAAGCTTTGCAAGCATTTCAACTGTGAACCAGGAGACTTGATAAAATTCGAAAAAGAAGAATAATCTTCTAATTAACAGTTGACTATTTAAAATAGTCGAATTATAATTGAATTATAAGATAGAACAGATTAAAAATACTGGAGGTAAATGAATTTTGCTGAACAAGTTGAGGAATTGAATAATGAGGAACTAAGAGAAGCATTTTTTGAAATTCAAGAGTTTCGAAAGACAGGAGTTTTAAAGATTGATGGAATATATAGAAGAGTGGTTGAAGAATATGAAAAAGAGACTGGGCAAGAAATTTTTTCTCCACCAAGCATGAGAGAATTTTTCTTATTCGAGATGGCAAAAAGAGCATATATGAAAGAGTGATAGGAATAAAACGCATTTAGCTATGAAGAAAATAAGTACAAGAATTCTTAGAGGGAAAGGGAAAAAAAATACCGAAATATAAAATTTACTACGGAGTAGGCGGAACAATTAACGACATCACAAAAGATAATGAAGCTTATGTTTGATTTTGATTTTGTTGATCTAATAGAGAAAGAATCAAGCAATGAACAGGATTTAAAGGCTCTATTATGAGATGGAGGGAAAATGTAATGACAAATCAATTTAATAAATCATTTACAGAGGCATTGGAAGAACTGGTAAGCGGCAAAGCAGTCTTTGCTCAGGGAGAATTCTTTGAAAAGGGTCTTTATCTTGAGTTTGATAAAACAGGAGTATTACAAGAAGTAGACGCAAAAGGGACTTTTCGAAAAAGAATAAATGCGATTATTTCTACAGGGATGCTCAAACAAAAATATAAAACGTTTAAAGTTGCAAATAAACAAGAAATTGGATTAAAGGACTAAAAGGGTGATTATGATGACAACAAAAGAAAGAGAAGTTGTATTGAATTTATTGAAACGCAAAGGATTTGCTTTAAAGACATATGAAGATCAAGGACTTACATTTTATACAGTTACATATAGTGATACTGGGATTGTAAAAGGATTCATTGACAAGTTTTATGAACCATTAGAAGAGGAAGAGGACTTTGACTGTACAGGTATTGAATTCGTTGTTGAGATCCAAGACGATTTTGAATCCCCTCAATGGTGCTTTACAAATGGACTAGAAAAACATCATATTTTCGATAGCGTGAGTGAATTTGTCAAGTTCGTTGAAGAGCTGCCGAATATCTGAATGAAATTATACTTTAAAATAAATTAAAAAACAAGGAAAAGGATTGAGGGAAATGAATAACTTAGAACAACATTTGAAAGAGCAAACAGATGCCTTTCTAATCGATTGCTTTAATGAAATTGAGGAATGGGGAAAATCTAGAGTCTTGGGGCAGGGGAAGGTCAGAAATCTGTATGAGTCGTTTAATTTGAATATTACTCAACTTCACATGATTAGTCAGGTTATTTACAAGGAAATGGCATCACGGTTTGTTGAAAGCAAAGTGGATTGAAGATAGGCGAACATAAAAAGAGAAAGGAGGGTATGACAATGCCAGTATGGAGACATGAGATTACCGATTAAACAATGCTTAACAAATGAAGAGTCGGATCACGCTGTGCTTCAATTTGTAACAAACACACTTCCTAAATTGAAATTCATTTTAAGAAGAGAAGAAAGACGAATTGAAAAAGGAAGCGTCCATGCCCTTGATTGGCTTATTGAAAATGGTGGAGATCCTGCAGAATTTGATTTTGATAACTGGGTTGACGCTTTAAACGAATACCTTAATTGCCTGTATGATATTGGTGACACGGTAACACTTTCTAGAGACTCAAGAGTTAACGATGAGAAATTTTTGTGGATTTCCTAATTTTAATAAAGGATGATAAATCAAATGGATAACAGCTCAACTTCAGTCAGATCTTTAATTTTTAGCACGCATATCGAAAGATTGAAAGAGTTGCTGTTTAAACTGCATGATGGATCAATTACAAAAGAAGAGCTCCGGGAATTATCCAAGATCCATTTAGAGTGTATGGAAATGACCGCGCATGTGGTTGGGGAAGCAAACGAATTTCTTTTAAAGTCTGATTTGCTTCCTGAAGACGATGCTAAAGAAATAAATGAGCTGCTACATAAGATCAAGGAAAGCAAAAAGGAAAAGAAAGATTTTTCTGATCAAGAATTAGAATAAAACCAGTCTTTTAACGAAAGAGAGAGGAAAGGTTTATGACAGGAGTTTTAAAAGAAAAAATTAAGAGTTTAATTGAACTTGGCTATGAAGGGGAGTATTGGGATTTTAAAGAAAAATGGCATGATGACAATGGGAAATTGGTACATGATATTTTATGTTTTGCTAATACTTTTCATGACCATGATTGTTATATTATAGTCGGAGTTTCTGATTTAGGTGAAATTAAAGGTTTGGAAGAACATGAAAAGAAAAAACAAGCAAATCTAATAGATATGCTTAGAAATATTAGCTTTGCTGGTGACAGACCGAAAGTGTTTTTAAAATCATTATTAATAGATGGAAAATTCATTGATGTATTAATCATTCCAAATTCAATAAATGTTCCTTATTTTTTGAGGAAACCGTACAGAAAAGTTAAGGAAGGATACATCTATACAAGAACTGGAGATAGTAATACTCCAATTAATCAAAATTCTTCAATATCAACCATTGAATCGTTATGGAAAAAGCGATTTGGCTTTAACAAAACAGGACTAGAAAGGTTCAGTCATCTTTTGAAAGATAAAGATAATTGGAACTCCAATGATTATGGATACTATCATACTCTTAGTCCAGAGTATGCAATGAAATATAAGTTCTCTGATTCATTAAGAGAGACTATATCAGAGTTCTATTCTTATGTAATGTATAGTGAGCACACGTCAGTTGAGCAAATTGAGCTTGAAGTAAATGGCACAGTTCTTAAGGAAATAGAGTTAATAACATTAGATAGCGGGAGGTATACCACACCTTCGCCAGAGTGGGGTTATATCAAATTCAACTTCAATGATGTATTTGATTTTAAGTATTTTATAGTCGATGACCTTAGATATAATTTACATTCTTTCTTTATTGATGAAGAAAGCGAAGATGGAATGATCGCTTACAAAAATTTCATGGAAGTTACTTTAACGTTTAAAAACAGTATTGAGAAAGAAGATTTTGTAAATTTCGTTTATCACAAAGAGGCTGATTTCAAGAATAAGCTTGAACATGAATCTAAGCAATATTTTAAAACGGATAACGAAATATTCCAAAGAAGGATTGTAACAGCTCGCATATTAAAACAAATGCTTGAAGAATTTCGAGGTTAAAAAACTACGATTTTTCAAGAAAGTGTTGGTGAATACAATGGTAAAAATGATTACGGTCTGGTACAAATACGATGATAAGCGAAGCGAAACTAAATCATATTGAAGATGGATGGATAAATGAAGACTATCCAAAACCCAAAGATCCATCATATTCAAATCAAGAAGCTTGGAAGAAAAGTAATTGGGAAAGGAAGCATGCCTATTTAGATGAACAATATCATGTGTTAAATGTTCCACCAGCGAATTGGGTTAAATAATGAATAGTTTTAAACTCCAATTTGGAGCTTTAGGAGGGGAGTATACAAATGATCAAGGTTTACACAATAGGTCATGAGATACCAAAAAAAATTAAGTCCTGCATTTCTGAATGGAATTACTGGAATTGGATTGTTACTGCAAATACACCAAAGAAAAACAAGGATGCTAAAGAGATCATTAACAAAATTGAGCCTGATGCTGATAAAGTTGCAGTATTTAAGAACGGCGATGTTGATGTTAGCTACATGTTTCCCGTTAAGTAGCTTTAAATAAAAGAAGCATTTTAACCTAACCGGGCAACAGAAGAAGAGAGGCTAAATGCTCTTCTTCATCCCGCAGCGGCGACATTCACGCAGGAATATACCGTCTTTGACTGAGCTCTTGAAAAGTGTATAGTCGCAATTGTCGCAGCGGCCGTAATGTACATCAGGATACTCTTTATAATCGTAGACAATTGAAGTATCATAACCCTTTGTTTCAAACTCTTTCTCCATGAAATCACCTTCATAAAATAAAGTCAGCTTTATAAGAATAACAAACCTTGATACTCAAATACAGATCTATTTTAAAGAAATGGGGAGATCAAATGAAACTACCAATTGATATCGAATGGAATGAATTTAGCAGTGGTAAAAGGATTGAAGACATTGAAGGCTTGATGGAAGCCAACAAATTAAACAACAATGATTTTAACTACTTTTTTGAATTGCATGAAGATGAAAATGCTGTAGTTTTTGTAAACGTTGCAGGTTATGAGCTTGAGGAAGAAGATATTGAAAGTGGTGTTGGACGAGTTTTTCAAACTGAAACTGCAATAATTATCAAAAATGCGAACAATGTAAAGCTAATCAATGAACTGCGTTTTGGTGGTGATTATAATGGAGACATGCTTGATGAATTGAATAACTTGTTAAAAGATAAACCTGTTTGGACATTGGATGATTTTGAAAAAGGTGGCGTAAAAATAAATGTTAACGGCTATGATCCTTTCAGATATTCTTGGTACAACTACATCGATGAAAAACAGAGCATTATCGCTTAAAATACTAATTAAAAGAATAAACAAAATATTAACAATAGCATAACAGCCGCTGACAGTAATTATGGCCAATTTAAACAAATTAAAAGTGTAAACGAGGAGTGATTGAGTTGACTATTGAAAATTGGAGAGACAGTTTAATTTTTATTGGTGTTATGAGTTTGGGGTTGACTGCGCTTATATTATCTCTTGCACATTTCGGCCAATAATTCTTTACTTTGTTGTATAATGGTAATCAGATAAAATAATCATTTTACGTAGAGAGGGGTTAAGCTTGGTACTCAAAGAAAGAGGGCAAATAGATCAAGATTTGGTGCTGAAGAAATCGCTGATTATTTAAGATTAAGAGGCTTTAAGCCGAAAGTAGATGCAATGCATTTTGGAGACCATTCCGGGGGAAGCATTACCTTTTGGCACAGACTCAGAAGATATTATATAGTTCTTGTTCAGTTTGATAAACCAGGAGATAAAGATCCATTAAGTAGCAAAAATGGTTTTACTCAATTAGGAATGGATTCTAAAGGACGAGCAGAAGAGATAATGATGCATTTGGTAGCATATTTTAATGGGTGGTATCGGACAAATAAGGAGCCATTCCCAGAGGAAGAAGAATGGCTTAACTTATATCTTGAATACAATGAAAATGAATAAAATTTATTAATTTATTGATTAGAGATATATTTAAGGAGTAAATTATGTTTTTAATAGCGTTTGTATTCGCGTACTTTATAAAGGAGCCGATATTAAGTTTTGGGACGATTTTTCTTTTCATCTATGGATTTATATTTTCTTCTAAAGGCATTAAAGCTAAAAAACATTACCGAATAAATCTTTTCAGAGGCTATTTTGTCTTGCAATACCTTTCCTTAATTTTTTTATGTATTTGTCTACGATAGGCGGTAATGCGGGGTTTGGACGTTTAGTCCACTTACTATAATACAAAAGCTTTCTTTCTTGGTGCAAGTTATCTTGATATTCTTACCTGAATTTTGTGTATTTTTGTCTCAGAAAAATGTCATTCATGTTGATGAACGAAAAAAGAAATTAGGAACAACTCTGTATCCAGTTGCATTGATTCTAACAATTTGTATGGCATATGATTAAGGTTAATTGTAAATAAAAACATTACATTAACGGGAAGTAGCATATTTCTTCAGGTTGTCTATAATAGTTAAATATGAAAGTGGGTATTGCTTTGAATGTCGAAAATGTGCTTAAGAAGATAACCCCTAATAACCATAATATAATTTCAACTAGATATCATCGAATTGTACGCTCAATCAATTCATATTATTGGGGAATAGATTCTAGTCGACAGAATTGCAGATACGTAGGATCTTATGGGAGAGGAACGGCTATTGATGGATTTTCAGATGTAGATATGATAGTTGTTTTGCCTGAAACGTATTATGAAAGGTTTAGAAAGTACCAACATAATGGTCAATCGGCACTTATTCAAAATGTCAAAAGGGCATTGAATTTTACTTATTCCCGTTCCTTCACTAAGGGAGATGGACAAGTGATAGTTATTGAATTTTCAGACGGGATTAAGTTTGAAATAGTCCCAGCATTTAAGATAAAGGACACATATACTTATCCGGATTCTAATGAATCGGGTAGTTGGAAAAAATGCAATCCTCTAAAAGAAATTGAAGCTGTTAATCTTATTAATAAGTATCATAATGGGAAGCTGAAAAACTTATGTAAACTTACTAGAGCTTGGAAAAAAGAAAACAACATAAACATCTCAGGAATACTAATTGATGCATTAGCCGCGATGTATATGTTGTATCTAAAGGAAGAGCAAAAATCTTGGGACTACAAGTTTTTGTTTACTGACTTCCTAAATTATTTAGGTAGTCAGTTTCAAAAAAACAGTTGGCTGATTTGTGGAAGTTGGGATGTAATTCAAAGAAACAATATGGAGTTTGAAGATTGTGCTCTTCAATCAGCTAGTTATTGCATAAAAGCAATGAAATATGAATTCGATAAAGATTATAGCTTAGCGGATACGTATTGGGAAAAAATATTTGGAAATGTTATATAAGGAGTGGGCAATGGAAAATAATATTCACAATATTTTAGACACATTTGGAAAAATAGTATACACTCATAAAACTCATGAAAAGGCTATTGAAAGAATTGAAAAAAAGATTAGTAGACTGAAAGTTTTTCAGATTATTTTACTTTCATTAACTACTGTTGGCGTTGCTTCATCATTCACAGATGTGCTTTCACCTTTGATCTCGAATACCTCAACAATATTTCATTTTGTGAATATAGTGGTGTTGATTATTTCATTAGTTGCAACCTTCCTATCTGTTTATGACATGTCTAGTTCAGATAGAGATATACTATATGATCATAAAAACACAGCCAAACAACTTTTATATATAAGAGAGCAATACTTAATTTTAATAGCAGACTATAAAGATTCTGCAGTCAACACAGATGAATTAATAAAAAAAGAAATGAACTACTCGAAAAGCTTACCAATCTGTATAACAATGCTCCTTCTACAACTTCAAAAGATTATAAAAAGGCTCAAAAATCGTTGAAAGATGAAGATGAATTTACTTTTGAAGAAGGGGAAGTTAACAGATTTTTACCTCCATCAATGAGAGGTTAAAAAAATAATGAAAGGTTTTTGTATATGGAGAATCAAATAGTAAATGTGATATGGAATATATGGAGCTGGTTTCTTTCTAACACGGGAAGCTTGGGGATGTTTGTTTTAACAATTTTTATTGCATATTACTCTAAAAAATCTTCAAAAGCTAGCTTAGAAGCTGCTCAACTAGCTAAAAAAGAGTACGAAAGTAAAAAGGAACCAGAAATAATAATCTATTTTGAGTTAAATGAATTTAGGCTGGATTTTAAATTGAAAAACATTGGAAACGGTGTTGCAACCAATGTAATTATCAAATTAGAAGAAAAGAGCGGTAATTTCCACAACAGCTATATGCATAAAATGGAAAACGGAATCTTTAACACCAGTATTCTGACATTTGCTCCTAGTCAAGAAATCAAAGGTATTGCTGCTGAAGTTTCTGATATTAAAGGTGATTCTGGATATCCAGTATTCACATGTAATATCAATTACCATGATAAGAATGGAAGATTGTACAATAAAAGTTATGACTTTGATTTGAATTATATAGCCGGACTAGTTTGGACTAAAAAAGCTACCTTAGATAAGGTTGCTGAAAGTTTAAAGGGGATTGAAAAGGAAATAAAGAAACTTCATTCCAAGTCTTAATTTTGTGAGGGTTCTTCTTTTAAATTTATTTTATTTTAATTTTACGCTCTTTCAATAAAATAATTGTTTTAAAGTCATTTGGAGGTGTTTCATGAGAGACGATGAGCGAATTAACAGAATTGCAGGGGTGATTACTCAAATATGGGAGCAGCAGCACGACAAAAGCTTTTTGCAACTCATTGAGACTTTGAAAAGTGACTACATTATGCGGCAGACTGGATATGTAGAGAAAGAAGTCTTTATTATGGATGATGAGTTTGAGATGTTCCTAAAAGAGCATCTTAATAACGTAATAGGAGAGAGGTAGACTTAACAATAAAATTGTTCTTTTACACATGAAAGGAAATACATTGATAAAAATGATTATATTGTAACAAAAGGTGTTTACATACATTATACTATAGGTTAATATAATCTTGTGTTTTAGTGAGAAGGGGGGGAATGAGGTTATTTATTTGAATTTTTAAATATTGTTTGTGAGAAGGAAGCCTGAATGAAAAGATCGAAGATTGTGTTTCTATTTGTTTCTTGCTTATTTGTGATTTTTGCAGTTGGCTTATATTTGATGTGTATTGGTGATATTTCTAAAGATAGGAGTGCTACATCTAGTACAAATAAGAAAGAAGACCTGATGTGGGGGTATGAAATTATTGGCCAAGAAGCGCGCAATAATGATACAGAGCCTGTCAAAATAGCTATTCTTGATAGTGGCATTAATAAGTCACATAAAGAGTTTAATAATATAACCTTTTATGAATTCAATGCTATTGCCCCTAGTAAATCCGTTAAAGATGAGTATGGTCACGGTACAGCAATTGCTGGAATAATAGCTGCAGGCGGTGAAGAGATAAAAGGGATTTCACAGAATGCTACTTTATATGATGTTAAAGTACTAGATAGTAGTGGTAAAGGCAAAGTTAAGGATGTTGTTAGGGGAATCAATTGGTGTATTGAACAAAAAATAGATATTATTAATATAAGTTTTGGATTTGAAAAAGACTACGATGACTTGCGTAATGCTATTAACAATGCTTTACATAACAACATAATTATTACTGCTGCCTCTGGAAATACTTTAGGCCTTACTGTTGAATACCCAGCGAAATATAGAGGAGTCTTATCTATTTCCTCTTTTGATGAAAAATTGAAAATTGATCCGGTATCAGCAAAAGGCAAAATTGATTTTTCAGCTCCAGGAGTAAATATAAAATCAATAAATAAAGACGGAAGTTATATAAAGGTAGGAGGCACATCCTTTGCAACTGCGTTTGCAACTGGTGCTATTGGCTGTTTAATTTCAAAAAAGAAAATATCTAAAGAAAATTTTCATCAAACACTCAAGAAGTATGCGGTTGATTTAGGTAGTTCCGGGTATGACAAAGAGTTTGGTCATGGAATGATTATTTGTAACAAAGGAGAGAAGTAGTGTGAAAAAGACTTTAATAAGAATTCTTATATTTACGTTAGTTTTATCTGGGGTTTTACCTGGGTTTGCAAGCGCAGAAACAATTGAAAATAAAATTGAGAACGATACCAAAACTGTAGGTATTGAAGAAAATACAAATAAAGCGTATGAAGTAAATGTTGAAAAAGAGTTTGGGGTTGCTCTTGAAAAAGATATTGAGATGGCTGTTGAAGAAAATTCAGATGAAGTGAATGTTACTACTAAGCTTGAAGCTGAGAATACTAATATTCAAACTGATATGAATATTAATCAGGAAACCGGTGAAATCACAGTTACTGGTATTAGAGAATTAGAAAACGGTGAAAAAGAAATTAACCATTACAATGTATTGATTGAAGAGATTGAGGGGACTGATTTTAAAGCTACGTTTGTGGATCAAAAAACGGGCGAACATTATAAAATTAGCACCTTAGAAGCTCAAGCTTCCATCGTCCCTGCAATAATAGTTGGAGTTGTTGCTAAGTTTGGTATAAAGTGGGCTATTAAAAAATACGGGAAAAAACTTATTATAAAAACATTTAAAAAAACAGCAATTAAGCAGGCTATAAAAAAAGTTTCAAAGTTTTCTGTTAGCAATAAACATCTCAGTAATGCCGGAGGTAGATACAGAAAATTTAATACTACAAGTAAAAGCACAGTGAATAAATGGATAAAGGAGGCTTTACAATCCAAGAATCTTTCCTTTACTATAAATGATAATAAAAAATTATCATTTGTCATCACTGCAAATTTAAAAAAGAAAATCGGAACAAAAGGTGAGACAAAAATAAAAATAGTAATAGGATGGGATGGTAAGATATGGACGGCGTATCCAATCAAGTAGAATTTATTTATAAGTTCACATCCGAAGAAGCAGATATCCCAAAAAAAATGAAAAAAGACCCTTCAGCAGCGATGAGAGTTGAGGGGGAATTTAAAATAAAAATAAATGGAATTGTGTATTTCGAAGAAAATATTGCCCTACTAGAGTTTTACGCTTCTTTGAATGAGTGGATTAAAAAGATCAAGAAAAAAAACAAAGTTGTAGAGTATAGATATTACACCATGGAGTATGAGGAGGACGAGCCCATTATTTCATTGATACCATTTGACAATAAGGCTCGACTAACGACTATTTGGGAAACTCAACAATTATATAATGTATTTGGCCTTAATTACATTATTGAACAAATGGAAATGCTTCATGAAAGACTTGGACGAGACATTGAGCACCATTATAAAATTTCATTGAAAAACTTTATTGGAAAGATCCCATTAAGAAAATATTGATTGAAGAAAAGAAGCCTTTGTTTTTTAGGGCTTCTTTTCTTCAATCATCAGTTATAGTGAAAAGAACTATGTAACGCTTATTCTTTAATAAAATACGAATTTTATTAAAACTAATTAAAAGAAATATATTGACCGTTTGGATTTAGAATGCTATTATAAACATATATTCTAAGGGGAAACGTGGTGAAAGAATTGGAGTTGAAAAATTTTTTAAAGAATAAATGTGAAGAAGAACGCGGACTCGAAAAGGAGCTTGCACGAATAGCAGGATACTCTAACTCGTCAGGCTTTCATCATTTCATTTACAATGAAAAGAAAGAAATGGATAATATTCAAGGTATCATTGACGTGATTCAGAAGATTTCCCCGGAATATGAGTTTGATTTAATGAGTGAATACATATTTACATTAGACATAAATAAATCTGCAGCAAGGCAAGGCTTAGAATATCTTAGTGTAAATCAGCTATATGACACTCTAGATAAACATATTAAGAAAATGGTGTCTGCAAAGAATTCAGTTAGTAAAGAATGGGGAAAAGTCTATGCAGCCCAAAGAGAGCTAGACAAAGGCAACATTGGTATTGAAGAGTGCATTAGGCTGTTGGCTGAAATCCAACCCAAATCATCTGAAATGAAGGTTTACTCTAGGATTATCCCCATGTATGCCATACTACCTTTAAAGCAATTTGGTAGATTAAAAGATATGAGTGATAGTGTCTTGATTGACACAATCAGTAATCAAAATTATGTTTATCATTCGTTTAAGAGTCGCTATATGCTATTACTGGCAAACTGCTTCTTTGGAAACAATGAGATTGAGAAAGCACAAGAATACGCAAGACATGGGATAGAGAATTCAAATGTGAAGAGGATCATTTTTTTCTCATACCTCACGTATGGAAGTTCTTTAATGTTAGATGATTACGAGAAATCAAAAAGCAGTTTTTTGAAAGGTTTAGAAGTTGGCAAAGGAAACAAAATTTATGAGCAACATGCGATTAGAAATCTTTGTTTCCTAGAAAATCTATGGGGGAAAGAGAATCAATATTTGAATATACAATCTAATGAAATAATAGATAGGCAAGAAGTTGTTCATTATCTTATAAGAAAAGGTTCTAAGCAACAGGCCAAAAAAATGCTTGACCAGTTAGATCTCATGGAGCACGATGATAACGATCTGGGATTACATTATTATTTAAAGGGACTTTTGGAAAGCTCTCGCGAATATTTTTTAGAATCAGTCAAATATTTTAAATTAAGTGGTGATAAGTTTTCCTGCACCCTTCCAATAATTGAACTCGAAAAGTTAGGTGTTGAAAAACAAATTTTAGAGATAATATCAATTTGATTCTAGACTGCATTGAAAGGAGGTGAAGAATATGAAAAAGTTGTTCGTTGGAATTGTTGTATCCGTTTCTCTTTTAGCTGTCGGTATTGCTGCAGCTCAAGTTAACAGTGGATTCTCTGTTGCAGGTTTTACTGTAGGGGCGTAATACATAACAATTAAAAGTTTAGTTTCACTACATAATTAGACGTTTGACTCTTTTGAGTTAAGCGTCTTTTCCATTTTAAAGAGTTTTTTATCAAAATTGCAATTATTCTTTTCAGTAAATTTTCATAGTTCAGTTAACACATTCAAAAAAATAATAAAGAATGTGTTATTTGTCGTGGAAAAATAAACTAAAAGGGTTTACAAAGCACATGACATCAATTAAAATGAGAATATAACATTATTAATTAGTTTAGTAGAAAGGAGTTAACCTATGATTCCGTGCGGCAAACAAAGCGAAAGTAATGTTGAGTATTTCAAGTTGGCTTATGAAAGTAAAATGAAGAAGTATGGGGAAGAGTGGATTTTCGCCATTGAAAATAAACAAAAACAAGTTATGCGTGAAAAGAAAGAGAAAATTAGAAGAGAGCTTACAAAAGGATATATGGCGCTACTAAGTGCACAATTAGGAGAATAAATAATGAAAATTCTTGAAAACAAATTAAAAATAGAAGATGATTATATAATTGACGCGATTGACACATTTCAAAAAGGTAAGTTACATATTAGAGAACAAATCATTCATTCAAATAGCGCTGTTGATCTTTATTATGCTAAATTGCAAATAGATGAATTTTTTAAACAGATCAATGATTCAATAAAATTAATTAAAATTACCTGCAGTGATCTGTTTGAGAAGAAAGAAATGAATATGGCTGCCTTAGAGATACTAATTAATATTAGAGAAGAAGCAAAAAACGAATTTAGCATATTTATTTCTGATAACAATAAACGAATTAAAAGTGTATAAATACATAATTCATAATATAAACCAAGGAGGGAAAACAGTTGGGGGCTGTAGTTCAATCGATAAGAAAATACAGGGTGTTCGATGATATTTTAGCTTTTCTAAAGGAAAAAGACACAGATAGCTCAGCTGGAAACATTAAGGGGTATAACAAAAACAAGAAGAAAAAATCGAAATACGGATTGCACTCTAATACAGCAGTTAACTATTTAAGCGACATTAAGCAGTTTTTTTGGTTTTACTGTAAGACTGAAATTGAATTTTTAAAAGAAGAACATCTGTCTTTTAAAAGGTCAGATGTTTTGGCATTTAAACATTATCTTGAGCATAACAAAGGTGCAGCTAACACAACTATCAATCGAAAGATCGCAGCACTTAAATCATTACATGGTGAACTGAAAAGGCTTTATCCTGACTATGTTGAAGATGATCCTTTTTATAACGTTAAAAGGAGCAAAGAAATAAGAAGGACAAGAGCCAATACTTCACAGATCCAAGCAGAAATGATTTGTGACAACATGTTCATTTATGAAAAACAGAAACCACTTCTGAAAAAATTATTTGGGTACTTCCTTTTGAGAAGTTCTTTTAGAATATCCGCGGCTCTTGACGTTAGATGGTGTGATATTGAAGTATCTAATGAGAACCCAGATTGGTTTAGAGTCACTGTCATTGATAAAGGGGCAAAGCTGTGCACTACAGGAATTCACAGAGTGTTTTATGACCAGTTGCTTGAATTAAGAAGTGATAACACAAAAGACACAGATAGGGTATTCGAGGGACTTACTGAAGATGCATTTAGAGCTTCTCTCAAACGCTCATTAAAAAGTCTGGGCATTCCAGAAGAAAGCGGGATATCTCCTCACTCATTTAAAGGAGTAGGGATAACGGAAGTATTCGAAGCCACAGGAAATGATTATAGAGCAGCCATGAAACAAGGTAATCATAGTAACTTTGATACAACCTTGAGATACTTGAACAGCGAAACAGACATCTCCCAAACGGCGGGGATAATAATGGATGAAGAATTAGACATATCTATTCTACAGCAAGTTACTAAAGAAGAGTTCTTAGATTTTTTTGAACAATGTGATAAACAAACATTAAGAAAGGCTTTACAGTTTTTCAATCGTTAATTCCTATAACCTTGATTAAAGTGAGGTGATCTGCTACATTTAACATAGTATTAGGTGAGGTGATATCATGGAATCTCCTGTGATTTTTGATATGGAAGCAGATAAAAAGTTGATGGAAGAATTAATTGAGACTAAATTAAAAATACAACATGATAATAAATTAATGACAGCATATAGACAAGCTATGATGAAGGACAAATTTCCTCCAGGGAAAGCGCAAGAACTTTTCAATAAGCTTAGCAGTCCACATGCAAGATTAACGACTGGAGAAAAATATTTTCTCGCGAAAAACCTACACAGGATCACTAAAGAGGAAAGAATTTCTCCTGAAAACTATTTCCCTCCGAACAGAATAAAGGATATAGAACTTAACTGGGAAGGCTACAAAACGGATGAAGTATCGTTCCCGTACACATTTACAGATGTTACAAAGATTGCTTCAGACAATTATTTCTTTAAGGTGAAAGCGAGCGAATTATTTAAGCTTTATGAATCACAATTGCTTCGCTACAATCCAAAGGCTCAACGAACTGACAGGACAATTCATTTAAAAGAAGTAGATGATGAAATACCCGTTCCTGAGTTGGTTGAGTCTTCAGTCGAAGCTATAGCGCAATTAACAGAAAAGAACGACTTGATAAAGTCAGTATTGACATTTAACGCACTATTAGGGAGCTCAGAAGAAGGAATCGAGCTTTTATTCGATGAGGAAGAAAGAAAAATAACTGTTACTAAAGGCACTCGTTTGGACGTAATTGATGGTTGGCACAGACTGACTGGTATAAGTAGAGCTTTCAGAAGAAATCCAAATATCAAAGATTTTTATTTGAAAGTTGATTTGTATAACTACACAATGAAAAAAGCAAGAAAACACTTCGGACAACAAAATACCATTAACCCGGTGGCCAAATCAAAGATCGCGGAAATGAGTGAGAACGATTATCTTTCTGTTGTCATTAACTTTATTAAAGACAACAGTGACATCGGAGAATTAATTAAAGTGAATGAGGACAGCATACGCAAGGGAGAGCCTTATATCACCACTTTCGAAAGATGTCTCAAAGGACTAAAAAGGGCTTTGAATACATTTGACTATACAGTTGAAAATTTAGCCGAAGCAAGAAAGCTTGGCATGTATTTGACGGACGTATTTAATACGGTTTTTAATTCGTATATAGATGATTTTACAAACCATTCCTTTGGGGAAAGTAAAAGTGCTATAACAACTTCTCCAGTCATTTTAGGAGTTTTAGCATTGGGGATTAAAATGAAGTTAGAATCAAAATCTGCAGATGATGTGGAGGATGTGCTATCTAACTTAGATTTTTCCTTGGATAACAAACTGTGGCGAGAGCTTAAATTAGTAAGCGAGGATACAAAACTAAATAATAATGCAATTAAAGATACATTCGAATTTTTTAGTCGGTTGACAACAGAGGTGTAAATAATGGAACTGTATAATGATACGGTAAAGAAAAAGTTTATAGAACAAGTCAAAAAGGAAGAGCAGCCCCAGTTATTATCAATATTCCGAAAAGGTGCAGAACTTGAAGAATATTTGAAAAAAGATATTTACGATTTTAATTCTAAAGAGATTCTTGAGTTCTTAACTCTGTTGAATAGATCCACGCTTTCTTCTATAATGAGTTGCTGGTCTCACATCACAAGGTATATTGATTGGGCAATTTATCAAAATATCACTAGAGGTACTACAAATTTGTCTAGAGACTTAACTATTGATGATGTTAAGAACTGCGTTGATGAAGGGAAGAAGCTCTATATTACTTTAAATGAGCTCAAAGAAATTTTAAATACCTTAGTGAATCCCAGAGACAGAGCTATGTTAATTCTCCTATTTGAAGGGGTTCAAGGTTTCAAATGCAGTGAAATATTAAATCTTGAAAAATCAGATATTGAAAAAGCCTTACAGAATGACAACATTTTAACCGTAACTGATGATAAGCATGGGCAGAGAGATATCAAAGTGAGTGATGAATGTCTTAAAATTTGTCTTGAAGCTGCAAATGAACCAGTGTATCAAAAGAAAAATGGATATTCTGAAGCATTTAATAAAGAAACAATATTAGCTGATAATAATTTTGTTATTAGAAACCGAAGAACCAATTCAGATAAAGATCAAGAAAGATCTTCGTTTTTTGTCATAATTAACACGATGAGATATATTTTCTCACCAGAGTTTTTTGATTATCCATATGTTAACCCAACGAGAATAAATAGGTCTGGTGTTTTATATGAAGGATTTAAAGTGTATAAAGAAAAAGGGAAATTAGAAACAGAAGATTATATTAATATAATTCAAAAGAGAAGCGAAAGATATGAAGACATTCATAAAAAGGTTTACAAGGTTAAAGAATATATGAATGAAGAAGAGATTAAAAAATATTATGCGAAAGAGCTTGGGATTGAGGGTACTATTAGAATGCGTTAAAGCAGCGTCCGGAATCGGGCGCTTTTTTTACTGAAATAAAAATCTTCATTTTTAATAAAATAAACACAAAAAATATCGGAAAAATCGGATTATACGTGTTTGTTCGACATGATAAGACAAAAGTAGCTATTCTCATGATAAATAATATGTAGTAATATAGGCATATGTTAACAGAAGTCAATTGAAACGAATAAGTCTAAAGTCCTTTTTGTAAGTGAGCTATTATTGAACAACCTCTGACTAGGGATATCTAGAGCATAAAAATATCTCTGGATATGCTTAGAAAAAAGAGGTATAATAAACTCACGAACAAAAACAGAACACACGTTCTTATTTAAATTCATTATAGGATATAGGGGAAATGAGAATGAAAAAACAAAAGTATTTAAACAATTGTTCTTTGCAAATTGATACAGTCATTGAAAACGCAGCAAGTTCAACTGAGTATTCAAAAAATAAAGCGGAGTTTATTCTTGAAAAACTTATGGAGGCATATAAGGTTGTTTTTGTGAAAGTCGACGGAGAAACTGAGGAGTTTGAGATCTGTAACTTGGAATATGAAATTGAGAATACTGAAGAAGATGAATGTGGCCAACCACTGGCCTTAGCTATGGCTAAATAAAAGGGAAAAAGTATGGATATCTCAATAAATGTTGCTCTAGAGAGCGTAGACATCAAATTAAAAAGCAAAAGTCTTTCATCAAATCAGTTCTCGGCCGTTATGATTCTAAGTGATACAAGTAACAACAATTTAAAATTAATTATGCCAATTGAGGATATTGTGAAATTGAGGGATGAAATCAATGAGTTTCTATTCAAAGTGAGATGATGCCACCGGGGTCTCAGTCAATAGGGTTAAAAAGTAATCAAATTTTATTACTTTTTGAAAATCCCTATTGACTAAACTTTTCCTGCGTTATACAATTTAAATACAAATTAAAAGGGGTGATTGAATTAGAACTTATTTTTAAAAAAATGGGTAAGATACTTGATTCACACACTAGAGCCTCAAAAAATTTGAAACAGAGTGATTACAGAAGGGTCATTGGTGATTTGCACTTTGTTATTGAGAATGCACAAGAGATTGTATACATATTAAATGAATTGATTAGAGAAAAGGAAGAGGGGTAACATGATCGCTGCATATCCAACAAGAATTGAAATTAAAGACTACAGTAAAGTAGGTTTAGTAAAGAGAATAAGAGAAAAGGAGGCAGCTGGATGGGAATGTATTCAACCTATCTCAAAAAGATGTAAAGAGGAGTTATTACCAACTGTGTCGATAGTGGGCTAAAGTACAAACGAGCGTATGTTAGGCGTTTTGAGCATTATGTTGTTATGAAAAAGACCAAATAAGCAAATTAAAAGTAAATAAAAGAATATTTTTATACAAATTAAAAGGGGGAATACATATAACTTCAATTACATTGTCAACAATGCAGCAACAAGCCGTGGAAAGTATTGAAGATTGGTTTAAAGGGGAGGGTAAAGCACCCTACTTCTTAGCAGGGTATGCTGGGACAGGGAAAACCACACTTGTTAATTACGTAATTGATAAGTTGAAGATCAAGCTTTCTGAAGTAGCATTTGCATGTTATACGGGGAAAGCGGCACTGGTAGTAACACAGAAAGCTCAAGGAAAGTATAAAGCAAGCACGATACACAGTTTGATTTACGACACCTACGTGGATAAAAAAACTGGAGATCTAACTGTAAAGAAAAAATCAAAAGATATGTTGTCACACCTTAAATTAATTGTAGTTGATGAGGCCTCAATGGTAGACGGGCAGATTATGAGTGATCTGAGGTCTTTTGGAGTAAAGATTCTTTTTATTGGAGATACAGGGCAATTGCCGCCAGTCTCACAAAACAAAAATGAGGAATTTCTTCAGATGTTCAATAACCCTGATTTCACATTGACAGAAATTCACCGACAAGCTGCAGAAAATCCAATCATATACCTGTCAATGCTTGCGCGAACTAAACAAAAAATTGAACCTGGCACGTATGGGAAAAATGGCGAAGCGGTAGTGATTACTCATTCGACCTGGGAAACAATGAAAGAGCATTTTTACGAGAAAGCAGATCAGATTATTTGTGGTTATAACAGGACAAGAAAGCATTTGAATTCTGAGATAAGAAAGTTTTTAGGATATGAAAGTGACTTTCCTCTTGAAGGCGATAAGATGATCTGTTTAAAGAATGACTGGAATAAAAATCTTGATGATATAAGTCTGGTTAATGGTATGACTGGATATGTAAGCAAAGTTTATCAAGAAGATGCTGTTAGTGAACAGCTTAAATACGATTCGACCGTTATTGATTTTCAACCAGATTTTACTGGCGATTATTTCGAAAAACTTGTTATTCCAAATGACTCGTTAACTGATGATGCATTTAAGCTGCAGCCGCATGAACATAAAATTTATAACTCTTTTGATTATGGTTATGTAATCACTTGCCACAAATCACAAGGATCGCAATGGGAAAAGGTTGTAGTCATTGATGAAGTTCTAGATAGGAACATGCACCACAGATGGCTCTATACCGCAATAACACGTAGCACAGAAAAGTTAGTGTTGGTTGTGTAACTTTTAAATAAAATTGAAGTTTTAAACAAATTAAAAGGAGTAATATCTACGAGAGAATACTTGTGCATGCAAGATTGGGGAATTGACAGTGGCATTTATTTTGAAAAAGGGAAGAAATACGAGGGCATACCTAGTAAAGACGGAAGATCAGTTAAAATGTTTGGGGAAGTAGGTATGGTGATAACTTTTCATGAGGGAAGTAAGTACTTTAAAATTTAAATTTTTAATAAAAAGATTGTTTTAAAGAGAATTGGAGATAGTGAGATATGAAGTTGAGAATAATGAAATGTTCAGATCTTTCTTACTGGTACAAGGATAAAATCGGTATGTACTTTGATGTATTAAATAGAGGGGAAGTAGCACACAGCGTTGATCATGAATCAAATACCGCATTATCAAAAGCTGCTGTTTTAAAAGAGGATGCCACCATTTTTGAAGATAAAAACATCAATAAAGTGCAACAGTTATTTGAGAAATTAGAAGTTCAACTTAAAAAGATTTGCCTATAAGAGAAAGAGGTGAGTGATATGGTCGATTTCAAAAAACTAAGCGATCCTGAGTGGATTAAGCAGTGGAAAAAAGAAAAAAGAGAACGTGAGCGGCTTTATGAAGAAAATGAGGCGCTGAGGCAAAAAACTGCATGTTTTACTGGTCACAGACCGGACAAGCTTGGAGGGTATGATATGAAAAATCCCACAATGCTGAAATTGAAGGACAAGCTGCTTGAAGTCATTGAAGACCTGATTACACGAGAAAATAAAAGTCGATTCATTTCAGGAGGAGCGCTCGGAACTGACATAGCTGCATTCTGGTGTGTACATATGCTGAAGAAGAAGCATCCCTTTATTGAAAACATTGTCGCGATTCCATTCAGGAATCAAGATAATGTTTGGTCAGATGAACAGAAGTATTGGTATCAGAGAATGCTTGAGTCGGCTGATGAAATCGTGAACGTTGAGGAAGTCGATAAGTATAAAACTGATGACGATAATCCAGGTGAATTTTCACTTGCTAAGATGCAGAAACGTAATGAATATATGGTTGACCACAGTCAAGCAATAGTGGCCGTCTATGATGGGGGTAAAGGCGGTACAGCGAACTGCTTAAATTATGCAAGGAGATGCTATTTAGGACATCAAATATGGAGGCTGTATCCTAAATATGACTTTGAGTTAGACATTTCATACGCATATTAATTCTAGATACAAGGATTATTTTATCCAAAGAGGGGATGAAAGTATCGGTTACATCAAATACATATTTGAAACAGCATGGTTTAACTTAGTATGGTTTAAATGGCATTTGGGAGCAGATATAAAAGCGTTTGAGAATTGCAGCTGGAAAGACTATATAGATTCCAAGAGGAGGGACAATGATGAATTACAATCTTAATGATAAGATCCTTAAAGAGATTTTTGATTTTTATTTTGAGTCCCATGGTCAGAAAGTGGAAGAAGTACAGTTTCTTGAAAACCGTGTCCTTGTAAGAACTAAATCAAAAGTCAATAAGCGTATTGATATTCCTGAATTCATACATAAAAGACCACACAAATCAAAATATGCTATTGGATAAAACATAAATCAATTAAAAGAACAATTTCGAAAAGGTTTATAAGGAGATGAGGAAACTGGATAAAACATCAGAATTATTAAATATATTGAGCATGTATCCAGAAAGAGAACTTATTTTTATGTATCCAAATGAAGGATCTGACCACCCTTACACGCTTGGTTATCCATCTAGAATTTTAATTGATTCTTATATTACATTGAATGATCGAGTATGGCTATTTAATGAAGAGAAAGACGAATTGTTTGAGGAGATTGCTGATAGTGTCGCGGAGGATTTATATACGGAATTTCCACTAACTAATGATCAATCAGCTTTTGTAGATAAGCAAGCTAAGAAAAAAATAGAGAGTCTAGCGTGGAAAAAAGCAATAGTGGTTTATATAAAATATTGAGGTAGTGACTGAGAAAGGATGAGGAAATGAGCGGCATTAACACTAAATTTTCATACAAACAGCTGTACACATTAAAACACGCTTTATTGGAGTATGTGAAACGTAAAGGCATAACAGATGATGACTTTAAAAGCGAACAGGATTTGTTGCTAAAAATCAACTACCAAATTGAAGAAATGAACGAACGTTACCATATTTAGATAGGAGAAGTGGGTGAACTTTTGAAACTAACAAAAGATAAAATTATTTTGACGGAAAAAGCAAAAGAAATTTTTGGTGATGTCGTGGAGTCTGCATTTATAAATAAGCCTTCTTATGTGTCCACTCATTCATTTGAAGAGCTTTATAATGCATTGAAAAAAAATGAAGAAAGGCAAAAAGGTGAGTTGTTACCTGAGGACTGGTTTCCTATCATTGTGAAATTAATTAATGGAAAATCCTTTGAAATTTGGTCTTCTGATCGAGGGGGAGGCGTTTCTTCTATCTTAGAAGAAGAGGTGACACAGTAAGGAATACGCGGGAGCCGGGAAGGGTGAGGAAATAGTGAAATATAAGTACGAGGATATTGAGAATGTAGTTGCTAAACAAGATTTTGAAGTGTTCAAGCACGATGAAAACAGAGAACTTGTTGGAGTTGTAACAATTCCAAAAGGTTGTAAGGGTATTGTGGAATCAATGGGTTGCAGTAGCACAGATGGGTTTAGAATCAGTTATGACATCCTTTTCGTTGAAGGTGAAACAGAAATAAATGTTGCCATTTATGAAGAAAATATCGAGTTATATTTGGAAATTACTTAATGAACAATAAGCCAAAACATCGGCCGGAGCCGGGAAGGAGAATGAGGGATATGGAAAAGGGATATCGAGTTTTTGATTCCCGAAACAACTCTACACTTTTTGAAGGAACTGAATGGGAGTGTATGGATTTTATTCTAAAGAATTACCCAGGAGAAGATTTTGTGCATGTTTTAATTGGGAAAAACGAGTTTTAGAAACACGTAATGCAGAGATAGATTAAATTAAAATCGTCATTTTAAACAAATTAAAAGAAAAGATGGATTTATCGAGTGGAAGGAGGATTATATGGGTTTAGATGTAACACATGGCGCCTTCAGCGGGGCATACTCGGCGTTTAATAATCTTAGAAGGTTTTTATTAAGATCAATTGGAGGTAGTTGGCCACCTCATGATGATAAAAAATTAAAGGATGGCTATTGGTATTTTGGTGAGGGCTATTCCACAAAAACGCATAAGGGACTAACTGAGTTTTTCGGTCATTCAGATTGTGATGGTGAAATTAGTCCTGAAATGTGTAAATTTGTTGCGGATGAGTTAGAAGCCATCTTGCCATATGTAGAAGAGTTGGCTAGAAAAGAAATGCCTCATGGTCATATATTACGTGATGGTGGATACATAGTGTGCACAAAACAGTTTATTGCTGGCTGCAGACTAGCACATGAATTAAATGAACCATTAGAGTTTAGATAAAAGCATGTTTTTATCTGAAAATAAATTAAAAGGAGAGAATCATGGAGGATATTCAATTTTTAAAGGATATGCAGGAAGAACTACGAACACAAGACACAGATTGCCAGGCAGCACCTCGTTTTTGGGCATTGATGGACTACAGATGGAGAGAAACCACAGAGGGAGAGCATGAAAGGGTAAGCATTTATTCTTCCGATGAAGCCGAATGTTATGAGTTAAGCGAATATGTTGAAGATATTCTCGATGATAAATACAACTTGTACACAGAAGAAATGCTTGAAGAGCTTAGAGAACTCTATGACTTAGATGATGAAAGCGAAATGCTTGAATGGATAGCTCAAAATGTTAATGATGAAACTTTTCCGATTTTTGAAATAGAAGAATCATTTATTGTTCCTAGCACTATGTTTCTGACAAAAAAAGAAGCAAAAGAACATATCAAAAGAAATCAACACCATTACACTAAAAAGGTACATACATACGCTATGACAGCTTGGAGAGCACCAAAAGTTGAGCGCTTAATGAAAATATTAGAGACGTTTGATTGGGATTCAGTAAAAGATCTAAGGGACTAAGCACCCCTTAGATCAATGGCTTAAGTAGACAGTCCCTTTATACTCAACTCGATATCTGCCATCAGGTTGCTTTTCCCAAGTTTTTAAATCCACAGTCAACGTTCCATACCAGCCGTTCTCAGCGTATTCGATCTGATATGGAAGCCAATTACGAGCTTCTTCACTAGTATAGTATCTCACAACAGTCATTTCCATTTGATCGGCTTGGATTTGAACATTCTCTTTATTATTCACTGAAGAAGTTGCTGCATGGGATGGGGAGGTAAAAACAATTAAAGACGTAAGCAAAAACAAACCTGCAAACATTTTTTTAAATTTCATAATTGTCATCTCCTATTCTTGTATTAGGAATACGATGTAATTATATGTAAATTGATATTGGGGAGAAAGGTGCTTAGGAACAGTATTTACGGAACAAAATAAAATAGTTATTTTATTATGAAGGAGGAATTGTGTGTTTATCATTCAAAACATCGAAACGGAATTCTATTTGAAACATAATGGGAGCGAGTCATTAGAACACCCCTATATCGAAGTGGCCTGTCCGGGAGATGCAGAAGCTTTCAGTTCATTGAAACACGCAAAATATGCAGTTACATGGTATTGCGATATGTTTAAAAAATGGAGAATTATCGATGTATACGAAGGTAAATCGTATGTGAAGAATAAAATTTTTGAATTTGTTTTAGAAGAAGCTATGTAACGGAGAGTATTAATCTCTCCAGGAATTAAATGAGGGGATACGAAGTTTGCCATTTTTAGTCTTAAAACGGTGCTTCACATTACATAATAAAGGCTTAATGAATACATAATCGTCATTTTCATATTCTATTTGTTTGATAGAGTGGAAGTATTTGCGTTCATCGAATGGCATAAATTCCATGAACCCGGCAGATAAACCGTCAGGGTAACTGAGAAGAAACTTGATATCTTCCTTAGTGTATCCAGTAATGAGCACGTCAGTGTACTGATAATTTATAACCTTGATCCAGTTTTCCGATCTCTTGTTGATCTCGTAAGGGGAGTTTGCTTTCTTAAGCACGATTCCTTCAAGGTTCTTTTCTTTAGCCATTTCAAAATAGGCTTTTCCTTTGCCTTGTACTCCTTCAATCACAAAGATATTTGGATGGTTAAGATTTAGTGATCTAAGGAATTCCTTGCGTTTAAAAAGTGGATTTGAAGCTATTGATATTTCATTTAATCTTATGACATCGAACACGCAATAAACAATTTGATGAGAAGATTTGCTTGATTGAAAACGTTCCATAACAGATTCAAAATCGGGCAACCCATCAGAATTGGTAACGATAATTTCCCCATCTAAGACTGTCCCTTCGGGAATATCAATATCATGCAGCTCAGGGAATTTATTGGTGACTTCATTATTATGGCGCGTGTAGAGCTTAATCTTACCATCTTGCTTAGATAGAATGATTCGTATTCCATCAAATTTAAGCTCAGCAATATAGTTTTCATCATCAAATGGCTCTTTGGCTGAATCAAGCAGCATTGGAGCTATAAACAAAAAACCACCTCCATTTAAACATCTTATCTAAGGAGAGATGTTATTTAAAGCAAAATGCTGATGGTACTTAATGGATTAAAAGGAGGGATGTAATGCACCAAGCAACAGCGCAGCTCAAAGATGTGAAAGTATTGATTAGGGGAATCTGGACAAAGAAGAAATTCACTGAAATAGAGCGCGGCCAGACGTTTATGATTGAGGAAGGTGGCTGCTTTAAAAAGTACATAGCCAGAACAGAGCCTTATTGGGATAAGGAATTTGAAGCTTATGTTGTTGATGTGATGGATAAAAACAAGTTGAGGAGAGGGATTAGATGAGCAAGCTTTCCGTATTAAAATTCAGTAGAGATATCGGGAAACCATTTAGTCAATTGGTGTTTGTTATTAATGAGTTGTCTTTTGATTACAAATCGAAAAGAGAGCTGCTGCAACAAATTGAAAAAGTCCGGTTTAGTTAAAACAGAAATTTTATACAAATTAAAAGTGAGTAAACAAGGTGGGATAGAGGATGCAGCAGTCGGATACAGGGAAAAACAGATCAAACAATGGTTACAAGATGACGGGAGGTAAGGGGAATGGACATTATCAAGATTCGTTACACATTTAGGCATAAAGGTAGCGGCAACATTGAAATGAAATGGTACAACATCGGGCAATTGGAAGAAAGAGCAGCCGCCAAGCTGTCTCCAGTCTTCTCAGATGAATATGAATTGATCAGCCGGGATTTATACACCGGATTGAAGGATAATACTGACCGCGAGATTTACGAGGGGGACATTATTCATTGCGTGCACTGGTTCTTTGATGGAAACGAAATAGAAGAACACTTTACTGCTTCAGTTGGATTTCGGGATGGATCATTTACTTTGGAGAATATTAATAGCCGTTATTATTCAGATTATACATTTGAAGAAAACGGGAAAGGTATTTGCTGGATTGGGGATATAAATTACTGTGATGAAGATTATGAAATCATCGGCAATATCTATCAAAATCCTGATTTATTATTGGAGGCTAAAAAATGACACATCTTCACTATCGAGTGTGGGACGGAGAACAGATGCATTATTGGGATGATGAGGGGATAAGCCTGACCATCGAAAACGATGGAAGTTGGTTCTTATGGCACGCTTTCGGCGGCGGCTGTGTTGTATCAAGCGATGATAAAGACGCGGTGCTCATGTGGGGAACCGGCGTGAAAGATGATGAAGAGAAAATGATCTATCCGGGGGATGTGGTCGAATATGAAACGAGAAACCTTGTGCAGGCTTTTGGTGGAGACGGCCCGGAATATTTGCTAGAAAGGCGCATCATCTGCTCGTTCGGAGGAAAGCACAATGTCCCTTGCGGATTTCTGGGGAATTTAAAGGTTATCGGGAACGAGTATGAAAATCCCGGTCTATTGGAGGCGGCGGAATGACGTGGCTCGACTTAGTGAGAAAGTATTTTCCGGATGCAAATGATAAGCAGTGCGACTTTATTTTGTGGGAAAAGACTGCTTTTCCTTTAGTGCCTGCGGAAACTGTTGAAAAGCAGTTGCAGGAGTATCAAATGATGATGTTTGCAGATAGAAGGAGTAACCGGATCAATAAGGAGGCGGCGGAAGAATGAGCGGATATTCACAAAGACAAATTTGCCCGCATTGCGATCATGCAGAGGAAGAGCACTTTGAAAATTTAGATCAGGACAGCGACGGCAGAGTTACATGTCATTGGTGCGGAAAAGATTATTATGCTATGCCCCAATATGAATTTTTAGGATTCGAGGTTGAAAAAATTTGTGAGGACTGCGGCGAGCAGGAAAGTGAATGTTATTGCGAGGTGGAGGTGAAATTATCACACAACTTTTGAATAAAAACAATCTTTTATTTAAAAAGGAGAGATGTTTTTAAAAAAATAACATTAAAAAGGGACAATGAGCAATCAAAGAAGGGAACTGTATAAACAGCTCCCATAAGTTGATGTTCAATCCTTCTTTTTCTTGTAGTCTTTCACTAAACTTGAAACAACTAAAGCCATAACAGCAAAAGCTACAATATAAAATAAAACATTTGTTATAGGCGTATCAATTTTCCCTAAAATCATCACGATAGCAATGATGGCAATGGGCAAAGTTATTAACAAAGTTTTGGACGGTTTAATTCCCTGTGTCACTTAACCAGTACCTCCTTGTTGTTCCACCCTTTAGGTGTTTTAGTTAATTTTAACATATGAAAATCACACGAACAACATTAGAGTTTTAGCGACCCACCATGCGGCGGTTTCATTCCCAGTAACTTTAAGAGCACCTAAATAAATGCCGTGCTCAAGCGCACCAGTATAGTGTTCTAAAGTCCTTAGAATTGTATCTAACCCTGTAACACCGCCTATAGCTACTTTCACTTTTGTTGGTAGTTCGTCAAAAGCTTCTTTTAGTGCTTTTATAGCCCAGGTGAATTTTCCTTGTACAGTAAAGTCTCCGTTTTTTTCTGACTGAGACTCTTTAATGGCTTTTTTGAAAATAGCAGTTTCTTCTTTGTTTAAATTCCAGTGTTGTGCAATTTCATCTATAGTGGGTTCTTTAGTTTGATCAATAGCAGATTTTACAGATGAAAAGGAATAGGACTGTTCTTTCACTAGAGCTTTAGAAGCATTTGCTTCTGCAAAAGGAGTGAATGTAAAAATAGAAACTCCTGCAACAGTTGATAAAATTAATCCTTTGACACAAAATTTTTTCATGAAAAGTCCCCCTATTTTAAATATACTTTAGAAATTGCTTTTTGATGTACTAAGATACTTGGGAATTAAGCAATGAAAACTAGACTTGCGATTCAACGAAAATTAATCTGATTTATTTAGGAAATTTCCTATTTTTCTCGTTGCTGGGAAAATTGCACCCCCTTGACAATAATCCTATCATTTGTAAATAAATCGAGTAAATAGTAAATATGCACAATATTTAATTTGGGCAATATGGATATTAAAGGTATAAGGAAAACGTTGAGTGGTTTAAGAAACAAAAAAATGAAAAAATATTAGAAAAGGAGATTTCAGAAATGTCAGTAGAGCAACTATGCGGAGGACAATGTACAGAAGAAACAATTAATTTGGTTAGAAAGCAATTACTGCAGCAGCAAAGTGTCCTGCTCACTCAAAAGGCAAAAATTGAGGCTAAGATTAGACGTCTGACAGATTTACTGCAATTGGAAAATGACAAACTTGAAAAAGTTAACTGTGAGCTAGGAAAGATTCAGTGTGAGCTTGAGGAACTGGGTTGCCTGGAGAAAGCATTGCATGAAGAGGGTTTTTGATTTCCATAATTTTTAACGAAATAGTAAAAATGTGAAGAGCGTATAGTATAATGGTCTTGTTATAAGTTAAGGAGGAAAGTCATGAGAAGACCATTAATTAAGTATTTATCTGTTTTAGGGATTATCGTAGCGCTAGGAGGGGGCGTTGTCATCTATAATGTTCAACATAACAATGACAAAGAATCAAATGATAATGCTTCTTCTGAGAACACATCTGAAGATAATTCTAATGATGTGCATAGTAGCTCTTCAAGTGAATCAGATGAAAGTGGGATGACGCCTGATAAATTTGAACAGCGGTTTAACAAAGAGGCAAGGAAACTAATAGGTGAAAACACTAAATCAATAAACCTTGAATATAGTGATGGAGAAAGTTTAAATAGTTTTTCTTATGAGTTTAATGATAATTTGATTTTAGTAGGTGGATTTGAAAAGGGTACAAATAAAATTGCAGAATTAATATTAACGACAAAGGATGAGTTAGAGGGCGATAGCCTTAAAAGTTATCTGCAGGTTGTTGGGGTTATAATTAAAGTGTTTAATCCGTATATGACAACGACCGAAATAACAAATATGATTTACAATAAATTGGACTTGAACAATGTAATAAATAATCATGGGGTAAAATCACATAAAGTTGAATCAGAAGTTTATCATAATTTAAGGTATTCTTTTAATTATTCTGTTGAAAAATTAGGATTATTGTTTACAATTTCAATTTCAGAAGATTGAATGTACAGAATATAGCAGGCATTCAGCCTGCTATATTAGTTATTTTAATACCTTTTTAATCATCTTGTCCATTATGCCATCTGATTGATAACCTTTGAGGATATCTTCCACTTTACCCATTGGAATGCTATCCTCTGGGAGATCTTGTATTTCTGCTAATTTAGATCTAACTTCTTCTTTCGTCGGGGCTTTATTTTGAATATGATGGTCAATAAGATATTTCTCAAGCTTCCCTGATTCTTCAGAAGTGAGTCCATACTTCAATATTGCAAAATCCCTAGTTGTGAAATCAGGAGCCAGATGCTCATACAGTGAAACAATTGCATTTTTCATGTGCATTAAAGTTGCGGCAAGCTCTTCTCTTTCTTTATCGTTCATTGTATTCACCTTCCAACATCATAAATTAGAAAAACCATTCCATAACATGCCTAATCCAAAAAGCTATACTTCTTGCTGTGGTATCTTTTATACCAGTACCTTTAAGTGCATTAGCTGCTGCACCTTCAATATTGTCCCATACTAATGTTTCGTATTTTAAAAGTTTCTTTAGGGCTGGTTCAACATATTTGTTAAAACGTTTCTCTAAAGTGTTTCTGTGTCTTTTCCCAGCAACACTTTGAATTATTCTAAATAGCTTACTCTTGTTTTTAAGAACTGTTTTAATCGTTTCTTTTACAGCTTTTGTTGTTCCAGCTTGTGTTTTAATAACAGGCTCTTGTTGCTTTGCAAGCTGCTGAGTTTTAAACATTAAAGAGTCAAGATTCGCAAATAGAGCATCAAGTTCCTGATTTTCAGTAAGAGCGCTACTTTCAAATAAAACACTGTCATTGTGTGTCACATATGTAATTTTATTGTTGCCAGACGACTCATAAATTTGAGGGCTTTCACTTTCATTAGCTTTGGCCATTGGTGTTAGTGAAGATGCAATCAAAGTAAGAGCAATACTTGAAAGTATAGTTTTTGTAGGTATGTTGGTTTTCATTATAACAAACTCCTTTACAATTAAAATAAGAAGAACACCCTAAAATAAAGATTCACAGCCTTAGATATTTATACTCACCTTCCTTTATTGGTATATTCAGGTTATGTAAATTGTATCAATTAACGACAATAATATACAATAGGAAATTGTTAATTTAATGGAAAATGAATTTAAAATCCTTTAAATGAACAGGTTAAAAGTCCTGAATATCGGTTGTGATAAATCAATTAACGGTATATTTGAACGATTAAGGAGAGTTTGACTGTCCATTAAAGCAATAGGAGGTAAGAGAGATGATTAATGTCTTAGGAGAGTGACTTATGGTTGTAAGAGTTGGAGGTCAAATTGGACTGCTTATAGGGACAGCTTAATTTTTGAATAAAAAATGTTGAAAAAACAATAGACAAAAACTAATTAAAAGTATATAATCGAATCATACCGATAAGAAAGAGGTGATTATATGAAAATGCTGAAGGTGTCAGAAGACGCTCTAAATTATTACAGGGAGTGTGTCAAGGGGAACAAAAACATAAGTGAAGATCAGGCAAGAGCAAAGCTCACTCGGAATGTTAACTTAGTACAAGCTGAGGCTCCAGAGAGGGTATTGCGTAGCGGGCTCTTTTCTAAGGTTTACATGTATCATGACCTCCACATAACTGTTAGAAATGGAAAGGTGATTAAAGTCGTAAATCTTAAGAGACCGAGATTTTCAAAGAAAAGATACATAGAGTTATCAAAAGCTTTAGGAATTAAAGACATAAAGTATTACAGGAAGCATTGTGCAGCCAGATAACATACATATGAGATCTAGAATAATCATGCGTATATTAAATTAATTATACACTAATTAAAAGAATGAAAAGGGAGAGTCGTTGAATGTCAGAAAAGCAAACAGTGTTACGTGAAGCAGAAAACAAAGTAGTTTTAGAGGGGTTACTTCTAGAAGTTCGTCACAATGAATGGAAAAGTGGAGAAGGACTAAATATTGAGCTGGATATCGAAACAGCTCCAAACGAGGTACATACTGTCACTGGAATGTCAAAGTATAAAAAAGAAGACGGCTCAGAAAATGGGATTGCTAAGGGTTATAAAACAATAATTAATGACTATAAGTCTGTAGCTACTCATGGTAAAGAAGAAGCTGACAAAGTTAGAATAACACAAGGGAAAATTGGACTGAATGAATATTATGTCCAAGACAATTTAAAGTCATACCCGCAATTGTCCACTAACTTTGTTAACCGCTTAAAATCAGATGAAGAATACAATCCGAGAGCAAAGTTTGAAGTTGAATTATTTGTAAAAGGGGTTAAAGAAGAAAAAGTGAAAGGGGAGGAAACGGGAAGAGTTCTATTGGAAGGATACATTCCTTTATATGGAGGAAAAATTATCCCCTTTACATTTGCGGTAACAAAAGAGGGTTCTGATTACGTAGAAAACAATTACGAAAAGGGGAACACCGTTAAAGTATTCGGGGATATCATTAATTTTAAAGAAGTGAAAGTGACCGTTCAAGAATCAGCATTTGGAAAAGACAAAGAAAACATTACATATAACACAAGGCGTGAATTCTTAATTACAGGTGGCTTTGAACCATATGACGAAGACGATAAATCAGCCTTTGACGCAGAAGCAGTAACAGCAGCATTGACTGAGAGAGAGCTTAAGCTAGAGGAAATGAAGAATGACAGCAAGAAAAGCAATAAAAATGAGAAGAAAACTGGATTCGGAGGGAAAGCAGTCACAGGCTCTTCTAAATCGATCTCTAAAGATGATCTGCCATTTTAATAATTAATAATTATTAAGGTATCAATATAAAATAAATTAAAAGGAGAATGTTGATGGTGCTAGACATTTTTACCCCTCAGATTTCTGTAGTAGCAAAAGGACTAGAAGGAAAAGTTATTACGATATATGGATCTAACAACTTAGGAAAAACAAAACAGAGTACCAGAATGAAAAAGCCACTCTATCTTCCATTTGAAAAAGGATTGAATGCAATTGCTGGAGTCCCTTTCATGCCGATTAATAGCTGGGGAGATTTCAAAAAAGTGAACAAGCAGCTCACAAAAAATCCCGAAAAGGCTAAAGAAGTTTATCAAACCATAATTGTTGATGAAGTTGATGCTTTCTCCAAATATGCTACGAGATATGTATGTGACCAATATGATGTTGATCGAATTAAGGATGGGAATGATGGATTTGGTTTATGGAAAGAGTATGAAACCGAAATCTGGGAGGAAATTAACAAACTCTTAAATGTAGGATTCACTGTTGTCTTTATTGCCCACGCAACTGAAGATAAGGATGGGAAAATCTTTCCTAAAGGGGATAAGCGAGTGCTCGCACCAGTAATCGATAATAGCGATATAGTCTTATTTCTTAGCTCAAATGGTGTGGATGAAAATAACAGGGTGATTAAATCTAGTGCTTGGTTAGCTGAAACAAAGAAATTTTTTGCTCGAAGCCGTTTTGATTATATTGATACATACATTGAGGAGTTTACTGCTGAGAACCTTGAAAAGGCTGTTATCGAAGCAATTAAACGACAAGAAGAAGCAGAGGGGATTCAGGCCGTTACATATGAAGAACAGAAGCAAAAGAACTCATCAGAGAAATTGGACTATGACCAATTAATGGAGCAGATAATCGAAATCGGCACAAAGCTAAGCGAAGAAGGCAGAATTGAGGAAGTAAATGAGGTAACCGAAAAGCATCTCGGTCAAGGGGCGAGGGTAACAGAATGTACGAAAAAACAGACAGATGTAATGTCAGTTATTTTAGACGATCTTAAAGACCTTCTTGAAAATTAAGGCGCGAGGGAGTTTATCTCCCTCATTATTTTAAAGAGGTGGGTATATGGCACGTCGAGTTAAATGTCCATACTGCGAAACTTATTTAGACAAAGATGATGCAATCCCTTATAAAAAAAGATATTATCACCAGCATTGTTTTGATACCTGGAAGATGGAAGCAGAACATCGGAAAGAGTTAATTAAATACATATGTGAACTATATAAGATTGATGCACCAACTGGAATGATGTTAAAACAGATTAAAGAATTCCAGGAAGAATACAAATACAAATTAAAAGGTATAGAGTTAGCTTTAAGGCACTTTCATGAAACGCTGGGGAATCCTGTCCGTGAAGGAGATGGATTGGGAATAGTCCCATTCATTTATGAAGAAGCAAAAGCGGACTATCTTCAGAAAAAGGCGATTAAAGAATCAGTTGAAAAAGCAAAAAAACATAAACCAAAAGAAAGAATTGTTGTAATAAAAAAACAAAATAGAAAAAATATAAAGATTGTTGATATATCTACTTTGTAGAAAGGGGAGTTCAATTGCTACAAGATAAGAAAGCAATTATTCAAGTGTTAGGCTGTATATTAAAGGAGCCCTCTCTTTTATCAGACAGCAACAAATATCAAATTACAGCAAACGATTTCCCTGAACGCTTTCATTCAATTCTTTTTTTTGCGATGTATAATTTATTTCACCAGGGAACAGAAGTTATTAATGAAATTGAAATTGATGGCTATCTTAGAGATTTCGATATACAATACAAAATTTTCAATGAAAACAACGGACATGATTATGTCGAGCAAATTCAAAAGTTAGCTGTAGTTGAAAACTTTGATTATTATTACACAAGGCTGAAAAAATTTAGCCTTTTGAGAGAGATGGTCGGCTTAGGCTTTAATATTGATGAAATATACGATGAGTCCATAATTGATCCCAAAGAACAAGAAGTCATGAAAGAGAAATTCGACAAAACATCTATCGAAGACATTCTTTCCTTTTATGAAATGAAAATTGTTGATATTAAAGAGAAGTTTAGCACAAACCCTGAAAGCATTGGAATTCAAGGTGGAGAGGGAGTAGACGAGCTACTCAAACGACTTGAAGATTCACCGGACATTGGAGTTCCTATGAACAGTGAGATGTTAACATCTATTTTCCGCGGTTCTAGGAAAAAGAAATTTTATTTAAGGTCAAGTATGACTGGTGGAGGAAAAACCCGTAATATGGTAGCTGATGCTTGCAGGCTTAGTGCAACTGAATTATATGATCTAAAGCAGAATAAATGGGTTAAAAACGATTTTCAAGAAAAGTCGGTAGTTATTTCTACTGAAATGATTTCTGAAGAACTGCAAAGTTTAGCTTTGGCATATATCAGTGGAGTTGAAGAAAAAAAAATACTCAGAAACACCACAACAGAAGATGAAAAAACGCGAGTGAAAAAAGCTGCAAAGGTGTTAAAAGAGTCGCCTATTTGGTTTGAGCATTTACCAGATTTCAATATTAAAGAGATAGAGAGAACAATTGAAAAAAACGTAATCAGAAATGAAGTCGAATACGTTTATTTTGATTATATTCATTCCTCTGTAACGATTTTTGCTGAAATGAGTAAGAAAAGCGGGGTTAATTTAAGAGAAGATCAAATATTATTGCTTATGTCGGATAAGCTTAAGGGACTTTGTAACAAGTACGACATCTATATGATGAGCGCAACACAATTAAATGGTGATTGGAAAGATGCATGGCTAAGAGGGCTTCAAATTGATGCTTCATACTTAAGAGGGAGTAAAGCGATTGCGGATAAAACTGATGCTGCAATGATTGTATTGCCATTAAGTAAAAAAGAAAAAGATGCAATTGGCGCCATCTTGGAATCTGGCTTCTATCCGGAGCCTAACTTCGTTACTCATGTATTTAAAAACAGAGGGAATGAACACGATAAAGTCAAAGTCTTTTCACATATTAATATGGGTACCATGAGAATAAAAGATTGCTTTATCACAGATGTGGACAATAAATTGATCCAAATCGAAAAGTTAATTATAAAAGCAGGGTAGTGGGGTGTAAAGCCCTTTGAGGTATGACAAAGATAAATTAAAAGAAAGTTTATCAATTGAAGACGTGCATAAGGTTTTGTATGAACTTGGCAGTGAGACATATAAAATAGATAGCAGCGGAAATCCAATCTACAGAACAGTCTGCCACAATAAGACAAAGGGGAGTTTTAAGCTTTATTACTACCATGAAAAACAGCAGTTTCACTGTTATACAGAATGTGGGGACACTTTTGATATTTATGAGCTGGTAATCAGGGCTAAAAAGCAGCAAGGGATTACTTTCACATTTACACAAGCGATTGAATTTGTGGTTAATGTGTCAGGCAAAACTTTTGGACTGGTTTTTACGTCTTCAGCTAAAAATGAACATATTGTTGACGATTGGGATTGGATTTCCAAATTCAAAAAACGAAATAAAATTGAAACAAGGCTACCAGCATACAGTGAAACTGTCCTGGATGTTTTTATGAAATATCCCCATGAGGCCTGGCTTAATGAAGGGATTAGCAATGAAACCATTACGGATTTCGAAATCGGGTACTATTTTCGAAATCGAGAGGAAGGAATTGTAATTCCTCATAGAGATATCGATGGAAGGCTAATCGGCATAAGAAGACGCTCAATGATCCAAGAAGACATGGACAATGGACGAAAATATATGCCCTTAACCGTTGGGAATATGATGTACAATCATCAAACAGTAATGAACCTGTATGGATTACATAAAACACAAAAAGCAATTAAACGCTTGAAAAAAGCAATGATTTTCGAATCGGAAAAATCAGTTTTAAAATGTCAAGATTTCTATGGGGATTTGAATTTTACCTGCGCTGTTTGTTCAAACAATATTTCAAACTTCCATAGAGACATTCTTCTTTCGTTAGACGTAGACGAAGTGTTTATTGCCTTAGATAAATTTAGAGGGATTAAGGAAGGAGAAAGCAACGAAAAGTACAAAGAAAAGTTAAAAAACTATGAAGAAAAAATTTTGAAATTAGCAGCAAAATTTACGCCATTTATGCGTGTATATGTTCTCTGGGATACAAAAGGGTTACTTGATTATAAAGACAGCCCAGCCGACAAAGGGAAGGAAGTTCTTGAGGAGTTGATGAGTAATAAAATTGAAATTGGAACAAGAGAAGGTGAATAGTTTTTGAAATATAAATTAATTGGCAATAATGATTTTTGTTTTTCTCCTCTAAAAACCATACTTAAGAACAGAGGAATTGAAGATATAGAAGGTTTTTTAAGTTTATCTGAGGACGCAGTAAATCATTATTCTAACCTTATTAATATTGATGAAGCAGCAGAATGTTTAATAAAGCATCTCAGAAAAAAGGCTAGAATTTTTATTCAGGTAGACAGTGACGTTGATGGAGTTACTTCAAGCTCAATTATTATTAACTACATAAAGAGAGTGTTCCCTGAGGCCAATATTGAATGGAGAATGCATGAAGGGAAGCAACACGGGATAATTTTAGAAACTATACCTGAAGGCGTGGATCTTGTCATAATACCCGATGCAGGCTCTAATCAATTTGAAGAACATCTTGTCCTTAGACAAAAAGGGATCGATGTAATAGTAATTGATCACCACGAGTGTGATAAGGAGTCCCAAAATGCAATTGTGGTAAATAATCAGCTCTCACCGAAGTATAAAAATAAAGCTTTGACTGGTGCGGGTATGGCATATAAGCTCTGCCAAGCTTTAGATGATAAACTCGGAAAAAATGAAGCAAAACGATTTATAGATCTTGTGTCTGTCGGGAACATTGCGGATTCGGCAGATTCAAGAGAGCCGGAGACGCGATACTACATGAATCAAGGTCTCAAAAAGGTAAGAAATCCTTTGATTAAAGAGCTTTTCATAAAACAAGCGTACTCAACCAAAGGGAAAAAGAACATACAGAACACACAGTTCTATATCAACCCACTAATTAATGCAGCAATTCGTATAGGCTCCCAAGATGAGAAAGATCAGATGATGAGATCGCTGCTCGAATCTAATGAAGAGATATATTACAAAAAACGTGGAAAAGATGAGGGTGAACTGGTATCGATTCATTGGGATACAGCTAGAGTATTGGGGAATATTAAACAGCGCCAAAAGAAAATGGTTGACAGTGCGGTATTGGAAATCGAGAAGCGGATTGAAGAAAAAGGACTGTTAAAAAATAAGATTTTAATAGTTTATATTGAAGGAATTTTAAACAAGAACTTAACAGGGCTTGTTGCGAATCAGTTAGCAGCTGAATACAAAAGACCAGTTTTATTGGCTAGGGAACTTGAAGATAGAACTCTAGGAGGATCAGGAAGGGGATACGACAAAGGGGCAGTTAAAAATTTCAAGCAGCTCTTAGAGGAAACAGGTAAATTCGAGTTTGTCGAAGGACATGCTGAAGCATTTGGATTCAGCATAACACCAGAAAATTTAATTCAGGTCAATGATATTCTTAATCACAAATTGAAAGATATTGTGATTAATCAAAATGAGTATGAGGTTGATTTTGAGATTGCTGCGGACAACCTCACTGAACGATTTATTAAGCTAATCAATAGTTACCAAGACTATTGGGGATACAAAGTAGAGGAACCGTTGCTCGCTATTACTGATATTGAAATAAACAAAGAAGATATCAGTCATATTGGGAAAAAAACAAAGAATACTGTAAAGTTCAAGGTTGGCGGAATTGAATACATGAAATTTAAAAGTGATGAGGAATTCTATGAATCTCTCATCAATAGAGGAGATCGATTGGTACTTACTGTAATCGGAAGAGCTAAAGTAAATGAATATAAGGGTAAAGAAACACCTCAGATCGAAATCGAAGAGATGGAGGTGGTGAAAGCAAAGAAAAAAGTGCTTGTTTTTTAAATGGGAGGGAATGCTGTGATTGGATGTCATTGTCATACGTGTAAAAGCAACATCAGGCTGCTGGATTCCACCAATTCAGTAAAAGGGTTGCTTGAAACAGCGTTAGAAATGAATTATAAAGGACTAGCTATAACAGATCATGAAGTTCTGTCAGCGCATCTGGAAGCAATTCAGACTGTCCGAAGCATGAAAAAAGAGGGGGAAATGCCTCAAGATTTTAAGCTTATCCTTGGCAATGAAGCATATCTGGTTGATTCTTTAGAAGAAGTAAGAGACAACTACCAGCCTGGTAAAACAAAATTTCCTCACTTCTTAATGCTGGCTGTTGATGAAAAAGGACATGAACAGCTAAGGATTTTATCATCTAAAGCATGGGAAAATTCTTTCTACACTGGAACTATGGAAAGAGTACCTACAGTGAAAAAAGACGTGGAAGATCTTCTCAAGAAAGATCCTGGCCACATTATTGCAACCACGGCATGTCTAGGGTCGGAAGTGAATATTTACTTACAGAAGATCATGGAAGTTGAAAAGAACGATGGAGATCCTGAACTAATTAAAGAATACAAATTAAAAATACATCAGTTTATTACTTGGTGTATTGATGTATTTGGGAAAGATAAATTTTTTATTGAGTTGCAACCTGCTTTGAGTGAGGAGCAGATTTATTGTAATAAAAAGTTGGTTCAGATAGCGGATGGCTATGGCTTAAAAAGAATAGTAACCACTGATGCTCACTATTTAAGACCCGAAGACAGAGCAATACACCAAGCATTCTTGAATGCCAAAGACGGGGAAAGAGAAGTTGACTCATTTTATGAAGCTTGTTTTGTGCAAAATGTAGATGAGATCCATGAAAGAATGAATTATATCGATAAAGAGATTGTTGAAGAAGCAATTCAAAACACTCTTTTAATTGGTGAAATGATTGAAGATTATACGATTGAGCATGAGCCCATTATTCCTAAAATGGAACTGCCAAACTTCAAATTGAGGCATTTGTTTAAACCAGCCTACGATAAGTATGAATACATAAGAAAAATGTCGGAGTCAAAGGATGACCAAGACAGGTATTTATTAAAGCTTATTGAAGACGGGTTTGAAAATAAACTTCTAAAAAATGATCTAACAAGAGATGAATTTCATAAAATTCTATCCAGAATTAATGTTGAATTGGGTGAGTTATGGGAGATCAGTCAAAAGCTAAATCAATCGATGGCATCTTACTATGTAACTGTAAGGGAAATCATTAATATTATTTGGGATGATGAATGTGGAGGAGACAGTTTAGTTGGAGCCGCAAGAGGAAGTGCAGCAGGATTCTTAATCAATTACTTGCTTGATAATACACAGATTAATCCAATGCAATACGACTTGCCGCATTGGAGACATATTCATAAATCGAGGCCGGATCTTCCGGATATTGACATAGACACTGAAGGATCAAAAAGAGAAAAGATACTCAAAGCACTTCGCGAAAGATTTGGAGAAAAACGTGTTCTGCAGATAGCTACATTTGGGACAGAAGGATCTAAATCGGCACTTCAAACTGCGTGTAGGGGATTGGGAATAGATAATGACATATCACAATTTCTAAGTGAAATGATTCCATTTGAAAGGGGATCAAACTGGCCTCTCAAACACTGTTTTTATGGAGACGCGGAAACAGGTAGAAAGCCAATTAAAGAATTTATTAGGGAAGTTGAGCGCTATCCCAATCTTAAAGAAACTGCTTTAAAAATCGAAGGACTAACCAATAAACGCTCATCACATGCTGCTGGGGTAATTATTTTTAATGATAAGTATACAAAGTCTAATGCAATGATGAAGACTCCTAATGGGGCATATATTACCCAATTCAATATGGGTGACAGTGAAGCAATGGGATCTGTAAAATTTGATCTTCTTACGATTGAAGCATTAGATAAGATCCGTGTAACTCTTGATCAATTGATCGAAAACGAAGAAATTCAATGGCAGGGCTCTTTAAAAGAGACGTATAACAAATACATTCATCCTGATGTGCTTGAGTATGAAGACGCAAGGTTATGGGAAATGGCCGGGAATGGAGAAATAATGGATTTGTTTCAGTTTTCAACGGAGGTCGGCCATCAAGCAGTAATAAAAGTTCAACCTAAAAATTTGCTTGAAGCTGCTGTTACAAATTCTTTAATGAGACTCATGTCAGATGGCGAAGAGCAACCCGTAGACACTTATGTGAAATATAAAAACAATTTGTCACTGTGGTACGAGGAAATGCGTAAATACGGCCTAAGTGATGATGCAATAAAGGTAGTTGAGAAGCATTTAAAAGACATCTATGGGGTTGCTGACACGCAAGAAGTTGTCATGCAAATGGTAATGGATAAAGAAATAGCAGGGTTCGATATTAAGGAATCAAACTATTTAAGAAAATCCATAGCTAAGAAAAAAGAGGACGTATTAAAAGAGGTTCAGAAATTATTCTTCAAAAAGGGGAAGGAAATTGGAGCGTCAGATAACCTTTTGAATTATGTATGGAATGTTCAATTTAAAAGACAGTTTGGGTTAAATGATAGCCCGTATGTGGTGAACCTGTAAAAGCAGGGTGTGTCCTCTTCTAAGGATGCTAACGGTGGAACTCTAAGGGAGGAATCCTATGACAATACCGTGCCAAGCCTAGGTTACTAGGAAGGTGTAACGACTATCCCATTTGGGAGTAGTTAGTAGGTGAAATCCCTACTTACGAAGCGCCACACATCTACGCTTAAGGAGGTGATAAAGATGGAAGAATGGAAAAGAATTTATATAAATGGGACAGAAACAGTTTATGAAATATCAAACACTGGCAGATGCAGAAACATAACAAAAAAATCATGGAAAACAAAGGGGGTTTTAAGGCCGAGAGTAAACAATAAAAGTGGATATGTTCAATACTGTATTGTTCATCAAAGTAAGAAATATTATATGTATGCACATAGATTAGTTGCAACGTACTTCCTCGAAGAAAATAAGAATTTACAAGTTAATCATAAAGATGGTGACAAACAAAATAATCACAAAAATAACTTAGAATGGGTAACAGGGAAAGAGAATATGCGTCATTGTTTTGACACTGGCTTATCTAATATTCCAAAGCCGATAGTTCAATATACACTAACAGGACAAAAAATTGCTGAATATAAGTCAGAAAGCGAAGCAGCACGAGCACTTAACATTGATGTAAGAACAATTTGTAATGGACTGATTAACAAAGAAGGAAGTCAGGCTTGTGGTTATCAATGGAGATATACAAATGACAAACGAAAAGTCAGCAATATCTCGAAGAGCGTAAAGTTTTACTCCAGAGGGGTAATACAATTAACAATAGAAGGAGACTTTGTAAACTATTTTAGTAGTATTACTGATGCTTATAAAGTATTGAATAAAACAGACAATGGTGCAATTTCTCAGGTGTGTAAAGGAAATAGAAATTCGTTTGCGGGTTATAAATGGGTTTATGAGCAAGACTACAAAAAAAGCGTAGATGAAGATATAGTCTATTCCCCTACTTAAATATCGGGAAACCGAGGGTGTAAAAGATTCTTTTAGTTTACTTCATACTTTGGCATATTCAATCATTGCTCTACAGGAATTGAACTTAAACTATCGATATAACCCTTTATACTGGAATACAGCCTGTCTAACTGTGAACAGCGGAGGAGTCGAAAATGAAGAAGAATCTGATGACCTAGACAAAAAGAAGAAGACACAAAAAACAGATTACGGTAAAGTTGCTTCAGCAATAGGGAATATACGACGCCGGGGAATTAAAGTTGATTTACCTGATATCAACAAGGCCGGATTTGGCTTTAAAGCTGATATTGAAAATAACTCAATTATTTTTGGCATGAAGGGGATGAACGGTATCGGCGACGAGGTTGTTCATCAAATTATCAGCAATAGACCTTATACTGATTTTGAGGACTTTCTAGAGAGAATGTACTATAGCGGTATCATAAAGAAAGGACAGGTCATTCAATTAATAAAGGGAGGCTGCTTTGATTCATTTGGAGAGAGAAAAGATTTAATGAAATCGTTTATTTCTTTAATCTCCGAACCTAAAAGTAAGCTAACCATGTCCAATTTGAAGATGCTTATTGAAAATGATTTAGTTCCAGGGGATTTTGCATTAGAAATACGGTTCTTTCGTTTCAAAGATTATATTAGCAAGAGAGTTTTTAAAAAGGTCGATTCACCAAAAGACAAATTATTGCTGCTTGATGATATAGCATCTACTTTCTATAATGAACACTTTGATGAAAGTGGCATAGTTGATGTACATAACGGTAATCTTGTGATATCTGAAAAGGCATTTAAAAAGGAATACGACAGAAAAATGCTGAAATTGAAAAATTGGATTGGAACCCAAGAGCCTTTAAAAAAGCTAAATGATTGTCTATTTAGACAAGAATGGGAAAAGTACGCGAACGGTTCATATGGAAAATGGGAGATGGACTCACTTAGTTATTATTATCACGATCATGAGTTAAGCAATGTGAACTTTTCAAAGTACAGCATCGTTGATTTTCATAAACTGCCCGATGAACCAGTAAAAGGTCGACCATACAAGTGGAGAGGAAAAGAGCTTTATGAATATGAAACTCATAGAATTATAGGTACAGCTCTTGATCGAGATAAAAACAAACACACAATTACATTGTTAACACCAACAGGAGTGGTTACAGTCAAACAGTGGGCTGGGAGCTTCAGTCATTACAATAAACAAATTTCACGAAACATAAACGGAAAGAAAGAAGTTGTTGAAAAGTCCTGGTATACAAGAGGCACACTGTTAATGTTTACTGGCTTTAGAAGAGGAAACAATTTTATCCCTAAGACATATAAGAATAGTGTCTATCAGCATACGGTGTGTAAAATCGAAGGTGTAGACGCGGAAGGAAATTTAATCTTAACCTCAGAAAGAAAGCAATTATAATACGGATGTGATGGAAATTTTCAAAAAACTGATAGACTCAAACAAATTAAAAGTATATAATAGATACAAAGAGTTGCAGATCTATTCTGTAATCTTTCTATTGGGGGTGGGATCAACATTAGGCTACAAGATGATAGAGGAACATATCCAGCAGCAAAAGAAGGTTTCAATAAAAGAGCCATTTTATAAAAAACCAGACTTCATTCGTGAAGTGAAGTTTGAAAGGCAGGTGCTGCCTCATTTAGAGACTCGCCAAGAGATTATTGAAAAGGCACAAGATAAGTATTTACATATTAAAGTAGAAGAAGTTAAAAAAAATAAACCAAAAAGCAAATTAAAAGAAAATAAAAAGAGGGAACTTTCTTTCAAACCCAAGCAAAAGACTCAAAAGAGGCCTCACGAACAAAATCAAGCCATTAAAATGGAGGCCACGGCTTATGTTCCATTTTGCGATACTGGCTGTATAGGGACAACTAAAACAGGCTATGACGTATCAAATACAATTTACTATAAAGGGAAAAGAGTGATTGCAGTTGATCCATCTGTAATTCCTCTGCACTCTTTAGTGAAGGTATCTTATAATAACGATTCGTTTGAGGCTTATGCTATAGATACAGGAGGTGATATTAAAGGGAATCGAATCGATCTTCTTGTTCAATCAGAATCAATCGCAAGAGACTTTGGTCGAAGAAATGTTGATGTGAGTATCATTACAAAAGGGAGCTGATTGATTGCCAAAGTATTGGACTTACAATGTGAATGATGAAGTAGAAATTAATAGTAATGCAAAGTATGGTATGCCTTCATTTTTTGGACTTAAGGGCGTTATCATTGCTAAGGTAAACAGCTGGCAATATGATTATGATGTACTTCATTACAACGGTGAGATTGGGAGATACAAAGAATCAGAATTGAATTTAATACATAAAGTGAGTGATACATATTGAGATTGAATCAAAAGGCTTTTGTAGATGAAATGGGGACAGGCGTTGTCTCTTACATAGATTATGAGAATAAAAGAGTTGGTATTGAGTTTGATGGTATCGGTTATGAGGAATATGATTTTGAGGATAAAGATCTCATCTTATTACAGTAATTAAAAGGAGTCGATTGGTTTGTATAAAGTCGATGAGAAGGTAATTGTTAATCTCTCCGGTGAAAAAGCAACTGTAAAAACAGTGGATGAACGATATCATCAAGTAGAAGTTCAATATGAAGATGGATCTTATGAAGTATTGGGATGGCACAAAGTCAGAAGGGAGGTGGATGAATGCTAATAATTTTAGAGGGAGCCAGGGGGACTGGAAAGTCTTCAGTTGCATATAAACTTAGGCAACGGTTGAAGCATAGTACATTGATTAATCCAACAGGATTTCATGAAGATGGTGATAAGGGACTTGCTAAGATTTCAAATTATTACGAAGGAATATTCGACCTCTTATACAAATGGAAGGCAAGAGTAAACGATTATACAACGATATTGGATCGTTTCTTCCCAACGGAGGTGGTGTTCTCATCCCTATATAAGGAGTATGATTTTCATCAAAAATTTAAGAGTCTTTGTAAACTGCTGCCCACACTGGATGATGATATTTACATTTTCTTTTTTACGATATCGAATAAGGAAGTTTTAAAAGAAAGACTAAACAGAGATAAGATTCAGTTTGGGCAAGTGGAAGAAAGTGTAGAAGAGTCATTAAAGCAACAAGACGCTTATTATAAATACATAAACAAATTAAAAGAATATGTTGATTGGTTTGAAAAGGGAAGTATGAAAATCATCGAGATTGATACGGCTTATTTGTCTCAGGATGACGTTATTAACTTTGTAATTAGGCGTATAAAAAAGGAGTGAATAATCACTCCTTTTACCAAGAATTTATCGAGGTTCTACAGTAATCTTATAAATCACATAGTTATCATTGATATCATAAGCATAAACCAATGCTGTACCGAGTGAAGAATGGGAAGATACAACACCACCAGGGCTTATGCTAATAAGATGGCTACCAGAAACTATTTCCCATCTTGTATAGCCATTTAACAACAAAACATTAGAATTCCTTAGCATATGGAAATCTACTGTTCCAATGGCATCGGCAGGTTTTACAACTTGTTTAATTTGTGCTGGCTCTTGGGCATATGCTTGATTTGTCAGCGCTGGAAGAGCTAATGAAGAAATAGATAATGCTGAAACAATCAATCCTTTGTAAAACTTATTCATAAGATTTACCCCCTAGGTTTTGATTGAGTTACAAGTCTAGTATATCATGTAAAAATTTAGTAATGTGTGAAGTGTTTGTGAAACTGAATAAAATATCAATTTTAAACAGACTATAAAAGAGAAAGGTAAGTGAATTTGGGAGAGAATTATTTTAGAGTATTGTGGAATGGAACAAGGGTTAATCTTAAGTTTCCAACTAAACAGAAAGCTATTGCATACATAAACAGAAGAAGAGCATTTAATTGTGAGATTCAAGAGCGAACACAAGATCATAAGCTTGTGAACAGTTGGATCATCCATACATATTGATTGGGGGAGGGTACTATCAACTACTACGCTTATAATTTCATATTAGATAACTTAGATTTGATCGAGAAAAGACTTGATGATCTTCATACATATCTAGAGAATACTTTTACATATGAGGAAAGAAAAGTGTGGAATCGTGCTGACAAGGATTTGATTTTTGCACTTATGAAAATCGAAGAAATTAAAAACGACATTCGCTAATTTTTTATAGACAAACACAAATTAAAAGTATATAATTATTTTCATAGTTAAGAGGTATTTATGAACTACATATGCGATATTTGCAGTGGCTATACAACTCACCCAATGTGCATAAGGATTTCTGAAGAGAAAATAAGGACAGCAGAGGACAAAATTGAAATCAACTGCTGTAAGAATTGTGGCGAGGCTCTTTTCAAAAGAGTTAAAAAAGAGTGTAAAGGAATGACTATAAAGAAAACTTTAAACCATTTAAGTCTAATTAAACAAATTAAAAGAAATTTAAGATGTGATTAGAGTTAAGGTAGTCATTGGTTGATTGAAAAATGGGAGGTAAAACACCTAAAACAACAGGAGCGGACTCAATGATTCAACTTCCACTGAATGAAAAGAAATACGGGAAATAGGGGAGTTATTCCCCTTTAAATTTCCTAAGAAAGCGCATATAACCACAAATGTAAACAAAAGGAGAGAATGTGAATGAGCAATGAGCAATGAGGAATGGGGAGTAGAAGTTTATTCTGGTTATGATTATGTTGGGAAAATGACAGAAGCAAATGGTGATGTAGCGGTTTTTGACAAAGGGGAAAAAGCGATGGCGGTAGCTCAAAAATTTAAAACAGCTAGTTCACTGGGCATCTGGTGTAAATTGGTGAAGCTTAATAGGGAGGGGCATCATGCAATCTGAATTCAAAGTATTTAAATTCAATGATTATGATAGTGCGGCAGCCGTTAGCGAAGAAGCAGGAAGAAAAGCTTACTTAGAGTTCACTGGGTTATCTGAAGAAGAGGCGTTTGACGAGGCTGTTTACGATGAAATAGATCCAAACTGCAATCGTGTTATCGTAAGCGAACCGGGACAGGAAGTAATAAAATTAACATATATAGAAGCTTATGAAAAAGGATATTTTACCTTACCTGCATTTTTCACAACTGAGTATTGATTTAAATGAAATTCAAATTTTATTGAGAGGGAGGCTAATGTATGAAAAATAAATTAAAAAATGCAGTGCACTATATTGAAGCAAACAGAGATGAAATGGGCGATAAGAAAGCACTTGATTTGCTCATTAAAGCTCTTAAGAAAATTGCTGCAGAAGCGTTTGTTTGATTTAAAGGAGGCGATGGTTTGACAAGACATAAAGCAAAATTTACGGGTCAAATTTTATACAAGAATTATATGTTTAATGTACACCCTATGTTGTTTTCTAAAGATGTTGAAATATGTGAAGTCCTTAAGCCTTTTATTAGTGCTATATCTGCATACGATAAACATGGAGTTTATTCATTTGTAGATCACTCTATTGGTGAAAAGAAGATATTTTTTGAAGGGGAGATAGACGGAGAACCTATCAATGTTGGTGAAAAAGTTTATATTAAAGGTATAAATGATTACATTGTTATTAAGGACAGATATCGAAACCTCAATAATGAATGGACGTATGAAACAGATCACATTGTTAAGATTATTGAAGATGAAGAAACAATTTTAAGCAAAGAATGGGCAGTTAAACAGTATGAAGAAGCTCTTATGGATATTGAGCATGAAAAGAGATATGAAAATGCAGATGCAGTTAAGGCTAATAAATCCTGGTTGAAACGGCTGTTTAATTAAAAGGAGGTGAGAATTTTGAATTTTCTTGGTAAAAGTAAAACAAGTACAGTCATCAGCAGTAGCGGTAAAGTCACTGTTAATGGAGTTAGATATGAAGGGAACAACATTACAATAACCAATAACAAAGTTCTTATTGATGGACAGGCTGTAGAGAGCTCTGTATCTGGAGAAGTAAAGGTTAAAATCGAAGGCAGCCCAGTTAAAGTTTACTCTGATGCTTCTGTTGAAGTGAGAGGTGACGTCTTAGGTGATGTTGATTCAGGAGGAAGTGTAAATTGCGGCAATGTTAAAGGGAATGTAGATGCTGGGGGAAGTGTCTGTTGTGGAACTGTAGGCGGAAGTGTAGACGCGGGTGGCAGTGTAAGCATGAGAAGATGAAAGGAGCTGAATAAATGTCTAATGTGAATATAAAAGATTCTGCAATGATTGTTTTTAAAAAGAGTCCATCTGGAGAAATAGTGGATGAAATAAAGGTGGTTACTATGCCGTCGAAGATAGCTGGTCAAAAGTTTTATTTTAACTAAAAAACAAAAAGGGTGATGAAAATGGATTTAAATTTAATTATAAATGACACTCTTACAGAATTAAAAGATCAAGGATACGTTGAGAAAATTGTAAGGAAGCAACTTGAAGAAACCATTCAAGATATTATTAAAGATTCTTTTAAAAGTTGGAGTGACTTTGGGAAAGAATTGAAGCAGCAAGTTCAAGATCAGATACAATTTAATTTAGAAAGTTTGGATATTCCATCTTACAACCAAGTTATTGTAAATATCATAAGAGATGAATTAGAGCGATCTGTCCATGAGGAAGGGGGAAGACGTATTCAAGAAAGTATCCGGGATATTTTGGGTACTGCAAAAGAAGAATACAAGCTGTCTGAACTTATCAATGAAATCGTAGAGCAAGATTGTGAACTGAATGAACTGCACTATGATGATTACAAAGAGATCACTGTAATTGTTGAAAATAAATATGGTGGTAAATACATTTATATCGATCCAGAAGAAGACCAAGACTGGTACAGATGCAAATATCGATTAACACTTGACAACGATTTAACAGTCACACGAGCAGAAATTAATGATAGGGCTTTTGATAATAAGACAATCATGGGCGGATTATATGGCGCAGATGCAACTATTTTCAAAATGTGGACTCGTAAATCAAAGTTGATTATCGATAATTATCAGACGAGCTTTACCAACCCAGAATATGAGTGATTGGTGCCCTACATAGTTTAAATAAAAGGATGATTTTAAAGAAAGAGGAGGAAAGCCCGTGGCTTATGATGAGATTAATGGCAAGTTAATTAACCCAAAAGTAAGTGATGTAATTAAAGCATTACAAGATCAACTTGATTTTTACGGCGACACACCAGTTAACTTCAGGATTGATGGTGAAGAAGCAAGGGATGAGATTCAATTAGATCCATATAAAAATGTTCTTGTGTTGCATTTAGAGGAAGTTTAAGGAGGAAAGCTACAATGGACACTTTTGATTTTATCGATGTTATTTTAAACACTATAAAGGTGGCATTTATAAGGTTATAGGGGAAATCATTCATACTGAAACAGAAGAAATACTTGTTACATATGAAGATCAAGATGGAACACTTTGGGCAAGACCTAAGGACATGTTTTTTGGGAATGTGATTGTAGATGGAAAAGAGAATAAGAGATTTATAAAAATGGATTGAGAAGCCGTTAATCGAAGGAAGAATGGCCGAAGCCATCTCCCTAGAAGCCTAATTGTTTAGCAACATATATGTTTGCTGCTTCTTGTTGCATTTCTTCCCAGTTAAAAAATTTACTGTTTTCCCTAACAAAGTCATCCCATAAATCATCGGGGATTGATTCAAAATCTTGCTGGGTTTCAATGGTGAAAGGAGATTTATCAAGCATTTCATCAAGAGACGAAAATTTCGTATTCTTTTTCATAAATGAATCGGTAAAAAGCTCATTTAATTGAAGTTCTTGTCCCTTTTCAAGTTCACTAGCTTTTTGTTGCATTTTTTTAAGTTTTCGATCGAATTCTTTGAAACCATTACTCATAATTTTTCATCTCCTGTTCATTTTCTTTTTGATTTTGCTTGAGAGAGAACTGAACCTGCTAAACTCTTTGAAGTTTTGCTAGAGCCTTTATTTCTCAAGACTTTTGAAGCGACTTTAACCATTTTTGGCGATGAGACTCTTCTGGAGCTTGGTTTTCTAGGCATATGTATACACCTGCCTTTCAAGGTAGAATATGTGTTCCTTCACAATATATAGTATACTACCATTCAGGGAAACACAATATACTGTGCTCGAGTTGATGAATGTTCACAGTTTGCTTTAGCTAGGAACCTGTGGATAGGAGCTAAGCATTTATTAATGATCAGTAAAGGGAGGTGAAGTACAAAGTTATCGTGTATTTAGGTGGAATTACGGATTTATAGGGAGGTATGATCTCATGGAACTTGAAGCTAGATTGAAAATACACAAAGATTCAGACAATACACATCCACAAGGGAAACTCATCGTAAAACCAAACGGAGAGTATGTAAACCTTAAATTTGATGATTATGGTCGTGAAGTTTCAGTATTGGCTGATGAATTAAGAGCCGTGCTTAATATAGGGAAATGAAAGGAGGAAGATTATGAGTAACCATTTCAAATTTAAACTGTCAAATATCGAAAATGGTGATTTGATTCTAATAATCTAAATAAAATCATAATTTTATATACTAATTAAAAGTAATCTAAGGAGGAAGAGTTATGGGTGCTGCTAAAAAACTGTATGTGAAAAAAGATCAACTTGTGAGCATTGAAGAAGCTAAAAGTAATATGACAATACATACACCGGAAGGCTATTCTGTCCCTGTTGCAGTGGGAGAGCTTGTGGCTACCAATCCAAAAGGAGAGCAATACGTCGTACCTAAAAGCTACAGGAACAAATATGTCGAAGTCAAACAATTTAAGGATGCTTCATTATACGAGTCAATGGCAAAAGGATATCAAGAAATGGCTGCAATTAATTTAGAAGAGGCAAGCACCGGGTTTTCTGCGGAAAATCAAGCAGAAGAAATCACAGAGAAATTTGTTTCAGGAAGTATAAACGAATAATGCTTGTTACATATGAAAGCATGACAGGTAATGTTAGAAGATTTGTAAGAAAGCTTGAGCAAAAAATGCAAATTAAAACTATGGAAATCACTGAGGATTTAAAGGTTGATGAGCCATTCATACATATTACATACACAATTAAATTCGGGCAAATTCCTGAAAAAACTCAGAAGTTTATACATAATAATAAAGATTTTTTGTACGGGGTTTGTTCAAGCGGGAATCGAAATTGGGGTAGCTATTATGCTGCGGCGGCAGATAAACTCTCACAACACTATCAAGTACCAGTACTTCTTAAGTTTGAATTAAGTGGATCAGATTCAGACTTGGACAAGTTAATACAGGAGGTTAAGTTTATTGACATTAATCAATCAGGTGCCAAAGTGGGTTCAACTGAATAACGAAATTATGATTCAAAAAGACGGGAAGTTTCAATTCGAGAAGGACAGGGAAGCTGTACACAGTTATTTTGTTGACTATGTTAATCAAAACACTGTCTTCTTTCACGATCTCAAAGAAAAACTGGACTATCTTTTAGAGAATGATTATTACGAAGAAGAGTTTTTAAGCAAATATACCTTTGCACAGATTAAAGAAGTGTTCAAATTGGCGTATAGCTTCAAATTCAGATTCCCTTCATTCATGAGTGCATTCAAGTTTTACAATGACTATGCCTTGAAGACAAACGATAAAACGAAAATTCTTGAACGATATGAAGATCGAGTGAGTATTGTTGCTTTGTTTTTCGCCAATGGAGATGCTGAAAAAGCAAAAGAATTCACTTCACTTATGATGAAACAGGAATATCAACCATCAACACCTACTTTTCTTAATGCAGGACGAAAAAGAAGAGGTGAAATGGTTAGCTGCTTCTTACTCGAAGTTAATGATTCATTGAATGACATTTCTAGAGCAGTTGATATTTCAATGCAGTTATCTAAACTCGGAGGCGGAGTCGCGCTTAATTTAAGCAAGATTAGAGCAAAGGGAGAACCAATTAAAGACGTCGAAAATGCCACTAAAGGCGTTGTAGGTGTAATGAAGCTGCTTGACAACGCGTTCCGCTATGCAGATCAAATGGGTTAATTTGGCCCCTTTCGTCAGTAATGGCGATCGAAAACCTCTTTAATTGCTGGGAACTCCTTATAGGACAATCAGCAGCGAAGCCTCATTCGAGGAACGTTCAACGACTAGGCAAAAGCCGTAGGCTACAAGCGATTGGTAGTCGAAACTGGAGGCATCCCAATGGGATGAAGATATAGTCTAATCTTCGTGGTAACATGAAGCTGCCGAAAGGCGGGGCGTGTGTAGCGAACACGTCCGAATAGTCTGCAAAGACAAGGGTCAGGAGCTGCTTATCTTAACGTATTTCACCCGGACATCAACGATTTCCTTGATACGAAAAAAATCTCAGCAGATGAGGATGTTAGGGCAAAAACATTATCAATTGGTGTAGTTATTCCAGATAAATTTATTGAGCTTGCTAGGGAAGATAAAGACTTCTACATGTTCTATCCTTATTCAGTTTATAAGGAATACGGGCAACATTTAGACGAAATGGATATTGCAAAAATGTATGATGAACTGGTCGAAAACCCAAATGTCAGAAAGAAAAAAGCGAATGCTCGTAAACTATTAGAAAAGCTTGCAATCTTACGATCAGAATCGGGTTATCCTTACCTGATGTTTGCCGACAATGTAAACCGATTCCACGCTAACAGTCATGTTTCGAAGGTTAAATTTTCTAACTTGTGTGTGACGGGAGATACTCTTCTTTTAACCGAAAATGGGTACGAAAAAGCCTCAGATCTTTATAAAAGTCAAAAAGATTTAAGGGTCGTTATTGACAATCGGACAAAACGGTTTGACAAGGATTGTAAAGGGACTTCAATTGTGAATGCGATACCTATGCAGCTAACTAAAAAGGACGCAGGTGTTTTTAAAGTTAAAACTAAGCAAGGATTTGAAATCAGAGCAACAGAGTGGCACAAGTTTTATGTTAAACGAAATAACGAAATACAGAAACTTCAGCTTAACCAACTTGTTCCGGGGGACAAACTACTGATTCAGTCAGGTGAAGGGGCATATGGGAATATTCATGAACCTGATCTCGCATATATCATGGGGATTATAGCTGGGGATGGAACCATAACAGATAAGACAGCGAAGATTTATTTATATGACAATAAAAAGGTGTTGGAACAAAAGGTTAAAGAGAGTGTTCATCTTGTAATTAATAGACATAAAATTAATCGTGTTTATAAGCACAACACTTCTTTTACTCCAAAATTTAATGCTGCTGATCCAGAGAAACAAGATTTATTATTTATGTCTAGTACAGTGCTCTTTGACATTTTAAATAAATATGGAATGACAAAAGATACAAAAACAAGAGTTCCAGAGTTCTTATATCAAGCTGACAAGGAAACACAAGCAGCTTATTTGTCTGGATTGTTTCAAACGGATGGTTGTGTAAATGCCAATCATAAAGCGAAGGCACTAACAATTGAATTAACATCAGTTGATTTTGAGAGTTTGCAAGATGTGCAAAAGTTACTCATTAATATGGGAGTATATACAACCATTTATACCAATAACAAACGCTCACAGGAGCTTCTCCCTGATGGCCGGGGCGGTTCCAAATTATACAAAGTTAAACCAACTCACAAGCTTAGTATTCAGGACAGAGCGTCGAGAGAATTGTTCATGAGCATTGTTAATTTGAAAGAATATGATAAGTACAAATTCAACATGTTGACTGAAACATTGCAAGCAAAATCACGAAAGCCAAAACATGATTTCACAGCCGAAATTATCAGCATTGAAAAAGATGGGGTAGAGGATGTCTATGACACAACACAAGAAGATTATCATTCTCTAATTTTTAATGGAATTGTAACTGGTAACTGTTCAGAAGTCCTTCAGGCTTCCCAAGTATCGTCTTACACCGATTACGGAGAAGAGGACGAAATTGGCTTGGACATTTCATGTAATCTAGGCTCGATTAATATCTTCAACGTCATGAAGAACGATTCAATTAAGAATACAGTTAAATTAGCTATTGATGCATTGACTCATGTATCGAATAAAACCAATATTACAAATGCTCCAGCAGTTGCTAAGGCAAATAAGCTTATGAGGTCAGTTGGGCTTGGAGCAATGAATCTGCACGGTTTCTTAGCTCAAAATGGTATTGCCTACGAAAGTGAGGAAGCGAGGGACTTCGCGAACACTTTCTTTATGATGATGAACTTTTATTCTCTTGAGCGTTCAATGGAAATCGCCAAAGAAGCCGGGGAAACATATTACCAGTTTGAAGGCTCTACATACAAATCAGGTGAATATTTCAAGAAATACGAAGAACAAAGCTTTAGTCCAAAGTTTGAAAAGGTAAAAAAACTGTTTGGGCAACAGCATATTCCAACAATTGAAGATTGGAAGCAGCTTAAACAAGCTGTGATGAAGTATGGCTTATATCATTCTTATAGACAAGCAATAGCTCCTACAGGAAGCATCTCATATGTTCAATCCTCAACAGCTGGTGTCATGCCGATCATGGAGCGGATTGAAGAAAGAACATACGGCAACTCCAAGACGTATTATCCGATGCCTGGACTTGCGCCGAGCAACTGGTTCTACTATAAAGAAGCGTATGATATGGACATGTTCAGAGTTGTCGACATGATCTCGACGATTCAGCAGCACGTTGACCAAGGCATAAGCTTTACATTGTTCCTGAAAGATACAATGACGACACGCGATCTGAACCGAATTGACTTGTACGCTCATCACAAAGGGATCAAGACGTTGTACTATGCGCGGACAAAAGACACGGGGCAGGAAGGCTGCCTATCATGTGTGGTTTAAATGTGAGTTATCAGATACATTGTGCGCAAGGGAGCAAGGTAAGGTGCCTATACATAGATGTGTTTAGATTTCGCATCCTTACAGTTTATAGTGACACGGAGTGGTACACAAAAGGAAAAACAAGAAAAGTTCCAGTGTGGATCAGCGATAATGGACTCTTCTTTTACAGGTTAGCTATCCGGATAGGGATTCCAAAAACAAAAAGGAGGTGTTTTGATGATTAATTTTACAAGCAAAGTTTTAGAAATTGCTACGCATTTTTCAGTGTTTTTAATTGTATTTTTAGGTTGTTTAACTACCGTAATCATTCTCTTATGTCCAATTTGGCTACTGTTAAACAACATATTATACAAACGGACAAAAGCGTCTATTTATTTTGTATCTTACATTAAAAACAGACATGCGTTTATGGAGTGGAAGAAAGAGAAAAAGACCAAGGTCTATAAGCCATCAATTAAAAAATAAAGAGGTGCAGATGTGCGGAAGGTTAAAATCGAGGGCTACGTGATTTACAACGAGGACGAATTAATTCAAGGAACGTGTGTGACGCATGAAATCGATCATTGGTTATTCAACGAAGATATTCCTCGCGAATGGTCTTTCAGTGCTGTATCAGACGAGGAAGTAGATTATGACGAGGAGGACGAATAATTGACGCAATATACAGCGGCCAACTGGTCGCAGCACGAAGACGGATTCACACAAATGTTTTATGAACAGAACGTTAAGCAGTTTTGGCTCCCTGAAGAGATCGCACTTAACGGAGATTTGCTTACATGGGAATACTTAGGGAAAGATGAACAAGATACATATATGAAAGTGTTGGCCGGATTAACCTTACTAGACACAGAACAAGGGAATACTGGTATGCCTACAATCGCTGAGCATGTGAAAGGGCATCAGCGCAAAGCCGTCCTGAATTTCATGGCGATGATGGAGAACGCAGTCCACGCTAAGTCATACAGCAATATCTTTCTCACTTTAGCTCAGATGGAAACAATTAATGAAGTCTTTGAATGGGTTAAAAACAATAAGTATCTGCAGAAGAAAGCAAATATTATTGTTTCTGTATACAAACAAATTAAAAGTGATAATGAATTGTTGTTGTATAAAGGAATGGTTGCATCTGTATTGCTTGAAAGCTTCCTGTTTTATTCAGGATTTTATTATCCATTGTATTTTTATGGTCAGGGGAAGTTAATGAACAGCGGAGAAATCATTAATTTGATAATTCGTGACGAGGCACTTCACGGTGTATACACAGGATTGTTGGCTCAGGAAATCTATAATAAACAAACTGAAATCAAGAAAAAAGAATTGTATGAATGGGTTATTAACTTGCTGCTCGATCTATATGAAAATGAGCTTGAGTATACCGAAGATGTATATGATCAAGTTGGGCTAACTCATGATGTAAAAAAGTTTATACGATATAACGCAAATAAAGCCTTAAATAATTTGGGCTTCGACCATTATTTTTATGAAGAAGAAATTAACCCAGTTGTGTTGAACGGATTGAGTACAAAAACTAAATCTATGGACTTCTTTAGTCAAAAGGGGAATTCTTACAGGAAGGCTACTGCTGAAGCCTTAAAAGATGAGGATTTTTACTTTGGGGATTGAAAAAGAACTAGTCGGAAGTGTGTTCTCAAATAACCATGGTCAGAAATATAAGGTTCTACGGGTAAATGGGCAAAAGAAAAACGGAACAAAATTGTTTAGAATACGATTCATAAAAACCGGATATGAACGAGATGTAGAAAAAGTTGAAATAATTCGTGGAAAAATAAAAGACCGATATGAACGATCTGTGTTTGGAGTTGGATATCTTGGTGACGCAAAGATGTCAGATGTGAAAAATGTATACTCCGTTTGGAAGGGGATGCTAGAACGTTGTTACGATCGTAGTTGCTCACAGTATTCTAACTATGGCGGTTCAGGGATTAGAGTTTGTGAGAGATGGTATTGTTTCAAGAATTTTCTCGAAGATGTTTCAAAGATAGAAGGATATGATGAGGATCTTTTCAATAACCGAAAGCTCTTTCTCGACAAAGACATAAAACAGCAAAGAACACCGAAAAGCCAAAAGATTTATTCCCTGGAAACTTGTTGCTTTGTCACTAGGGAAGTCAATAATGCTTATCGAGATTTACCGAATACTCGTGTCCACTTTATAGCTAAATCCCCTGATGGTGAAATTATACGAGCAGAAGGACTTCGTCCTTTCTCTGAAAAATACGGACTGCATCGCCCAATAATAAAGAAATGTTTACGAGGGGAACGCTCGAACTATAACGGATGGACTTTTAAACTGATTAAGGAATCGAATTGAAAAAACAAAAGCGCTTAAAGCAAAAGGAGGTATCACTATGATGAAATTAATCAAATTAGAACAGCCTTCATGCACCCCTTGTCAATTAGTCTCTAATTATCTAAAAGAAAAAGGGATTGAATTTGAGGCGATTGATGTTACTGTACGGCCAGAAGTAGCAGCAGAGTATGGAGTGATGGGAGTTCCCGTCACTATCCTACTCGATGGAGAAGGTAAAGAAGTAAAACGCAGCAGCGGTTTTAAGCCAAATGAATTAGATGAATTAATTTTTAAAATCGAAAACTATAAATAATGGGGTTTTTTTAATGAGAATTAAAAGGGGAGATTGAATGTATTTCATTGAAAAACAAGAAGAATTAATCGGAAAAGAAATTGCTTATGTCTGGGCAAATCAGTTTTGTGAACAAACAACTATCATTACAAAAGATAAAGGTGTATTTATGGTTTGCCAAGAAGTTGGCTGGGACGATGGAGATAAAGAGACAAGAGTATTTTATGCACATGAAGCCAAGGAAATATTATATCCTCTTAGAAGAGAATTGCATACAAAAGGAATCATTGACGAATCTGAGTGGGGAGAATATGAAAAAGAATTGAAAAAGAAACAGGAAGCTGAAAGGGAAAGATTCCGTAAAAAACAAGAAGAAAGAGAACGTAAACAGTATGAGGAGTTGAAAGCAAAGTTTGAAAATCAGGCAGAGCCAATTAAGGATTAGGGGGAATAAATAATATCTAAGTGGAAAGTTGATTTTTTTATTGAAGAATTAACCGATCTTGATTTTTTTTATCCAACTACTGTAAGCTCGCACACTAACTTAGATTTGGATATTGTATTTGAAAGACTTATGGAATTAACGCTTGATTGCAAACTAACATTGAAGTTTGAATGGAGGACAGAGGAAGGCACTAAGATTCTTGATTTGGATAGAATCAATAATTTATTTAAATTAAAGAGGCATGATCAAATACCTCTACATGAATTATATCCTGTGTTCCAAATTTCCGAAGAATATAAAAGACACTTAAATAAAAGGAGCTTGAAAAATGACACTACAAATCAAAATCAAATATGCAGACGAAAAACAAACGCGCATTTCAAAAATCGAACAGGGTGATTGGATTGATCTGAGGGCTGCGGAAGATGTATCTATTCCAAAGAATGAGTTTCAATTGATTCCTCTCGGAGTAGCGATGGAATTGCCTGAAGGGTATGAAGCCCATGTCGTTCCTCGTTCAAGTACATATAAAAATTTCGGTATCATTCAGACAAATTCAATGGGTGTGATTGATGAGTCATACAAAGGGGACGATGATTTCTGGTTCTTCCCAGCTTATGCGCTACGAGATACTGAAATTAAAAAAGGAGATCGGATTTGTCAATTCAGAATTATGAAGAAGATGCCTGCAATTGAATTGGTCGAGGTAGATCATTTAGGTAACGAAAATCGCGGAGGGCACGGTTCAACGGGCACTAAGTAATTTATTAATTCCTAGATAATGAGGATCTCTTTATCCTGAAACTTTGATAAAGCATTAACGTATTACATTATAGTGGAAATAAGGAGGTTGCTTATATGGGATTAAATTTCTTTAATATAGAGCTAATATGCTCTAACTGCGGAAAAACATTAAAATCAGGCGATGAGATAGTAGCTCATATTACACTTCCAAGTGAGAAGAAGATGCCTGTGGGGAGAATGGACAGAGTGTTAAGCAAACACTCTGATAAGGTTTACTGTAAAAAGTGTAGCGAGTAGATTTTCTGAGGAAGCCCATTAAAGCTTCCTCAGAACTAATATTAATCAATTTAAATTAGAGAAAAGCGAAATAGTAATGACTAAAGTTGATAAAGAGCCTAAAGACATCAAAGAGATCATTTTTCGTTTACTTTGCTCTTTTGAAGGTTTACTTAGCTCGTGGATGACTGCACCCCATAAAAGCATGGATGCCAAAATGATAATACTCATGTCTAACGGAGCTCCTTTACTTATTTTTTATAATTTTACCACATATAGGACAGAGATGCCGATCTAATAAACATCGCTATAAAAGAAGACTTTTATCGTAATTGTTAAGGAGGTGCAAAATGAAGAAGATAGATGAAATAAAGCAACACTTAGAAAAAATTAATAAGCTAGAACAAACATTGGCTGTTTTTGAGGAGTCAGACGAATTACACCTTGACGTGCTTCATAAAATCCAGGGGGAATTTGATGAGATCAGTGATTTAGCTTTGAACGCTTTTCGAGAATTAACTGAAAAAATACGCAATGTAGGAAGCAAAACAATCAACAATAAAATTAAAGCTTTACCCAATACAGTACAGAAAAGTGTCAAGGAGAATATGGATGAACTAATAAATGAATTAAAATGAGGTGAGTAATATAGTTAACACTGCGGATACAGTTTTAAAATCAAATTTATATAAAATACTGTCCGAAGGCAAATCGGATAAAGGGCAAAAGATTCGACCTAAGTGGTCTGATGATACGCCAGCTTATACATTAAAATGCTTTGGAGTGTTGAATGAATATGATTTACAGAAAGAATTCCCTATTGCTACTCTAAGGCCAACGGCTTTTAAATCAGGGTTAAAAGAAATTCTCTGGATATACCAAGATAAATCAAACGATGTTCAGTTGCTTGAAGAAAAATATGGAGTTAAATATTGGCGTAGCTGGGCTAATGAAGATGGCAATTTAGGGTTAGCTTATGGGAGACAGATGCAGTATGAGCACAAATACAAAGAAGGATACTTTAACCAGATTGACAGGTTGATTTGGGATCTGAAAAACAACCCATACAGCAGACGAATCATTACAAATTTGTATAATCATCAAGATCTTCATGGAATGACGTTATATCCATGCGCTTTCTTGACAATGTGGGATTATGACGGAGAATTTTTAAACATGACCCTTGTCCAACGCTCGTCAGATTATCTTGTAGCAGGGAACATCAATGTAACTCAATATGCGTTATTACAGCATATGATTGCACAAGTTTGTGGTTATAAGCCAGGGAAATTTCATCATTATATTAACAACTTACATATCTATGACCGACATATCGAACAAGCCAAAGAAATTATTAACCGCGAATCCTTGGCAGCACCAAAGTTAGTAATGGATAATTCAATAAAGAATTTTTATGACTATAAACCTGAACACTTCACTCTAGAAGGATATAAGCCGCATACACAAATCAAACTTGAGGTAGCCTTATAAAGAATGTAGAAAACAATAGACAAACACAAATTAAAAGTATATAATCAGGGTGAGGTCGTTACTCACCCTTTTTCTGTGGGATACCTGGCAAAGGGGATGATTCATTTAGAAAAAATAAAACACAAATTAAAAGTAATTTGAGGAGGTGAGGAATTGAGTTCAGAAGCAAGTGACGCGCATAAGATTGATCTGGCAGCAAAAAAAGTTGAATTAGAAAAGGAAAGTGAAATACTTCAAGGGAAAATACTCGAAAAGGAACGTGACATACTACGACTCGAGACTGAACAGGATAAAGAGCAGCTTGATCTATTGCTTGAAATGAGTAAAGTTCTTCAGCAAATTGAAAATAAGAACTGGGTTAGTGCAACAATAGCTTTTAAGATTATTAGAAGTAATCCAGGCAAATATTTTGATCTATTTAAAATGAAAGACGGTAAAGCGTACATAGTAAATAAAAGATTCAAAGAATTAGATCATGAGTTTTTCATATTAAAGGGTGAATTAAATGAGATATAAAGTACATATCAAGGATTTTTGTGCATTGGTCAGTGAAGGTCAGTTAGAAACTGAACAGATTTACTTGTGTCACGAGGGGCATTTGTTCGAGAAACCAGGTTATAAACAAGTTAAACAAATCAATGGATTTGAAAAAGAGATTGCAGTATGCCCTATTTGTGGATGCGGCAAATCGTTTTACAGTGAATTTCAAGTTAAACAAAACAACGGAAGTAGCTAAATGGAGGCGGTAAAATGAGCGAGCGTTATTTTAATTTCAGTCTAGCGGATACGAATAAACAACTACGAGAGGTCAACGAATTAGCAGCGAAAAAGGTTGCTGAGTTTCAAGATTTTAGTTCTAAAGTTGAAAGGGTAGTCGAATATAACGAAATTTTGCTCTGCACTATTGCTGGATTGATTGCAGAAAACGAGCGATTGAAGAAGGCATTAAAATTAATTGAATCGAAGTCAGAGCTTCCCGAAAAGCCAGTCGATTTAGTTCCGATTACTGATCTGTTCGAAATAAATTTACACGCGAAGGAGGCGCTAAAATGAGCGAAATTAAAAAGTATGTGCGGATTTTGAAGGCGGGTAAACCTTCGTACTGGTATGTGAATCAGATTGATCGGATGTTTGAGTTCGAAAGAGAAGGAAAATTCACGTACAAAATACGAGAAGAAGACGGTAGTTTAGCAGTAATACGAAAAGAAGACGCCGAACTTATCGTCACAGAAAAGCGTCCGGCCAAAGTTGGCGAGCGAATTCTGATTGTTAATGCTGAATTGGGTACGTATAACAACGGACAAATTCACAAGGTTCATAAATGCGTAAGTGCGTCGAGCGATAATAACGAACACATTGTAACTGACGCAGGGTTTGTATTCTGGACTTCAGAATACGAAGTCATCGTAAATAACGAAGTTAAAAACGAGGAGGATGACGAAGTGGAGATCGATTTGGACGCAATGGGATACGATGAACTAATCGAGCATGGAGAAGCGGTTATGAGGGCGATCAGACTGCGCTCTTATGGCGAAGGTTATAAGCAAGGAAAATTCGATGCGGTCATGGATGCAACACATTCTCCGGAAAAAGAAGAATTGCCATATGAATTTTCCGACGAGGATATCGAATTAGCGATTAAGGAGGCTCGAAGATATCTCGCGCAAGAACGCCGGGATGAAATCGTCGAGCAGGCGAAGGCGGACGTATCGGATTTAATCAACAGAGACATCGGACATGATCACGAATTCATCGTAAACACCGAAAAAAGAACCGTCGTGGTTTTGAGAAAGCTGAGAGGATGTACGAACATAGTCCGCAGAGGAATCGCCAAGGCCGCACCGGACGATTGCTTCAACGTCCATATCGGAGAAGCCATCGCTCTTCATCGCGCACTTGGACTCGAAGTACCTGACGAATATCTTAACGCGCCGCAGCCGACTGAGGTTCGTGTGGGCGACATTGTAATGCACACCGTAACTTCAGAAATTGCACCAGTAATTTCTGATGATGATTGGCCGCCGCTAACAGGCGATTATGTCTATCACAAGGATGTTGAAGCCGCGCGTCGTTATGCCCTCATTATTGACGACAGTCGGACGGAGGCGATTTAGATCGGTTTTTAGGCGCTGACATCTATCTGCTGACACAATTGATTCTGTATGAAATCTGTATTTTATTTAGATTAAGACACAAAAAATGAAGAGGGTTAACCTCTTCATCAGGTAGTTTTCTTCTTAGGTTCCCAACTGCAGCCTAAAACTGAATTAATAGTCCCAGCTGTTAAGAATCCCAAAAAAACACCTAAGTAATGATTTATATTCACACTAAACCATACACCAAGAGAAATAGCTGTGATTAGAATTTCAGAAATATTTTTAATAAATGGATGTGAATTGAAAAAATTTTAAAACATGTATTGCTCTCTTTCTGCTTTAATTTCTTAAATAGTGATTTTTTAAACAAAGTATGTAAATAAAAAATTAGGAATCAAGCACAAGGCCAGAAATTAAAGAAGAATACGATTATATTGACCAAACACTTATTTTTCTTTGTTTTGTGCTTATTTTGCCACAAGTTAATACACCTCTAGATGATATTTACATAGAAAATCATACCATTGAAAAATGTGATAGAAAAAGTGAGAGGGTTAAATGTAATGGCAGGGATTAGACAGGAGCATAAAAAGAGGGGATTTACCCCTCCTTAATGAAATTGACCGCCCATGTTCTGTTGAGCTAAGCGAACTAAACGTTTGGTGATTTCTCCACCAACCGAACCGTTTGCACGAGAAGTGGTCTCAGCACCTAATTGAACACCAAACTCAGAAGCTATTTCAAGTTTCATTTGTTCAATAGCTGAAGCTGCTTGAGGAATTAATAACTCGTTATTGTTGTTTGATCTTGATCTACTTTGTTGAGCCATCTTATTCATCTCCTAAAGTTTAATGAAAACAAGCTTGTTTGAATCATATTATGGAGAGATTATTTTAATTTATACACGCCAAAGAAATAAATTTTTTCATTAAGAAAGGTGGGGGACAAATGAAAATTGATTATGTATCAGATCTCCATATCAATCATTGGATTCCTTGGAATGTAAATCAGATCAAGTGGGAGAAGCAAACAAGGGAAATCGTAAATAGGTTGATCTCAAACGGTAATGGGGAGGTGTTGGTCATTGCTGGTGATTTTACTGAATGGAATCAACAAGCCATTTGGGTTTTAGATGAAGTAGCAAAACAGTACGAGAAGGTTTACTTCACATATGGAAATCATGATCTTTATTTACTCAGTAAAAGTCAAAAAAGAAAATACTCTGATTCATTAGGCAGGGTGAATGATCTAATCAAAAAGGCTGCTGACATGAAGAATGTGACTCCGTTAGTCAAGTCAACGGATACATACAAAGGAAAAGTCTTTGCAGGAGATGTTATGTGGTATTTGCCAAAAGGAATTGAAGGGTGGGATTTCTTCAAAGGAGTCTCTAATGATTCAAACTACATTAGCATTAATGGTTACAGTAAAGAAGATGGAGTAAGAGCAATGTGGAAAGATTCGATGGATTGGTATGAAACGCTCGAAAACACTCATGTCGATGTGTTTGTTTCTCACGTCCCACCTGTTCACAATCCTTATTCTCCATTTGAGCCTAACAGTTGTTATATGGTCGATGTACCATTCATTAACGCTAAGCATTGGATTTGTGGGCATGAACATTTACAAACTGAGTTTGCGAAAGAGGGAGCAAGCTTTCATATGAACTGTATAGGCTATCCATATGACTATGATAAGTATCCTAGCGTAAGTGAGGAAGCGGATATCTATAAAACGTTTGAAGTCAAAACTTTTGAGATTTAAATTTGATTGAATGAAATTCTAATTTTATTAAGAAGAGAGGTGCAATAGATGAGTTGGGGTATATCATCAAATGCGGCAAATAAAGAGAAATTGAAGGCTGAAATGGCTGATTACCTAAATGGTTTAAATTCAACAGGGATAATGAGTTATGAAGTATACAGTGAGGCATTGAGTGTCTCTATGAAATTACTTGACAAAATGTATGACTTAGGAAAGTTTGAAAAATGACTTGATAAAATATTGATTTCATTTAGAAAGGTGGAAAAGTATTGACCGTTACAGCTTGGATTTTGTTGATTATGTTTGGTTTATTCGCCTTATCAGATTTGAACTTAACTGAAGATGAAACAAAGCATATCAAGTTCTTCATAATAATGAAATTTGTTTCTGTCTTTATAGCTGCTATAGCTGCAGGCGTGATTTGGGGAGGGCTATTTCAATGAGATTAATAAGGAGAATGACCGTTAATCTGCTTAATTAAAAATAAGACAGGAGTGGTGGAATGATTCTCAAATGGATAGAAAATAAGGAGAAGAATAAGTTGATGGATGAGCTAAGTACTTTCATCGACAATCTGATGGGTGAAAGAGATTCACTTGCAGAAAAGCTGAGGAACTTCAAAAAAGATGAAGAAATCTCTAAATTGTTAAAAGAAAACGAGAGTCTTAGAATTAACAGCCTTCATACATTATCTGAAAAAGAAAGGGAGGAAGCGGATGCTTTTAGGGAAGAACATTGGAAAAAATGTAAAGGTAACACATCTTTTCTTTTAACAGGTGCAAGTATTGGTACAAGAGTAGAGGTGATTTGCTCAAAATGTAAAACCCAAAAAGACATCACAGACATTAGTGTGTGGTAAAGAATAATTTATTTCGAGGTGAATAAAATGGAGAAAGTTTATAAAGCAGAATTTTATATTACAGATATGTCTAATGAATTTTACAGTGTTGATGATCTTAAAGAAAAAATTGAAGAATCGCCAACATTCAGGTGGGCACTTGTTCATGTTTCAGATGTTAAAGAATCCGAAGAATTTGAGTGGGATGATGATTTGAAAATTAACAATATTGCGGCTACAACAGAAGATCATGAAAAGTATTTCAAGGGAAGATGAAAAATTTATGTCTTTCAAAAAAAGAATAATTAAAAGGAGTATAAATGATGGATGTAATTGATGAATTTAAAGGTAAGTATTATTTCTTAAGCAATTTCTATTCAGCACCAGTTATGTATCAAGGAATCACATATCAAAATAATGAAGCAGCTTTTCAAGCAATGAAAGTGACAGACAAATCAATTCACTTGGAGTTTTCAGATTTACCTCCTAATCTAGCAAAAAGGAAAGGGCGTAGAGTTAAACTGAGGCCGGATTGGGAAGAAGTCAAAGAAACGTATATGTATGAGATCGTGAAAGCTAAATTTGAACAAAATGATCAACTCAAGAATCGACTTTTACAAACTGGGGAATCAACTTTAATAGAAGGAAATACTTGGGGAGACAGAGTATGGGGAGCTTGTAACGGAATTGGAGAAAACAAACTTGGAAAAATTTTAATGAGAGTCAGAAAAGAACTGAAGGAGGTTTCACATGGAGGAAAGCAATCAACTTGAATCGCTTTTCAACAAGATTCAGAGAAAACTAGATACCGCGAAAGAAGCTGTATCGGGCAATGATTATCTAAGAGCCAACAGAAATCTAATTAACCTTGCAAACGATAATGAGGAACTAATGTATCAATGTAGGTTGGCCATGAAAAGAGTGGACTAAACAAAAAGATGAATTAAAAGAACTAAATTGGAGAGTGGTTAATTGGCAGCAACCAATCAAGGTAAAGTATTTGAAGCGAATGTTGAAAAATCAGCAAAAGATCAGAGTATATTCTTTTACAGAATTAAAGATGTTAATCCAATGTTTTTAAAGAGAGGGACTGCAGTATCCAAAAATAAATACGATTGTTTCATTCATTATAAGGGGTACTTGTTCCCTGTTGAGATGAAGTCGACAAAGAATAAGTCATTCTCGTTCAGCGAGAAAATTATAAAGCCTCAGCAAATCAAATATCTTGCTGAAGCAGCCAAATACCCATACATAATCCCTGGTTTTTTGTTTCAATTCAGGGAACCAGAAAATAAAGTGTATTTCGTACACATTGATGAATTCCTTACATATAAACATATAGCTGAAAATCAGTTAGAACATACATACGAGAATAAAGTTAATAAATCAAGTATTCCGATCAACATCTGTGAAGAGATTGGAACTGAAGTCAGATGGATGAAGAAGAAAGTCAATTATACATATTACTTAAACAAGCTCTGTGATGAGCTTATAAAACAGTACGGTCATAAGACAAGATTTGAACCACATACCCTTTTGAAAAGGGGTGGTGATGCTTATTGAAATATGTTCCTGGAGTAAGATATGAGCTTGAAAGAGACAGTAGCCCAAATTGTATTCTGATTTTTAAAAATGAGCCGAATTACGATCTTATGGCAGATGCCTTTATAAATTTATATTATAGACTTAAAATAAAAGGAGCAGTGGATTGA